TGCTTCCACGTTTAGGGATGAAGGGGTTGGCTGATTGCGATGTATGGAGGCTAATTGGTCCTACCCCTTGCCCTTTGCCATTTTTCCTCCATGTTGGTGGTCTATTTGCATATACCTAAGCTCCAATGTGTATTAGTTGGACACATTATCATAGAACACAGATGGCGTTTGATTTGGTTAATTTCATTGTACTCTGGTGTTAACCATTTAAAATCATCATGCAAATGTAGCAAGCTCATCATCGTCCCTTCTACCTTGACTTCTCAAACCATTTGCATTTTCTAGCCATAAACCATATGGAATAGGGCTTCTCCCCATTCTTCATGAACAATCTGGCTTCCTCATTGAGGGACATTAACTTCCCATTGGTCATGCCAGCGAATAAGGAGATGAGGTGACCCACATGTCAAAGGCATTTGATAAATGACTTATTTGCACTTGGTACTCCTTAGTGAGGATTGAAGGATGAGGGTCTGAGCTTTTAAGGTCATCATATGTGCCTTCACACTTTTGGTGAACAATATTTGTACCCCCATTTCAATCAACACAGCATTTGCATATCTAGACCACAAGACCCAATTATCATTGTTCAAGTTAATGGGGTCAAGTTTTGGTGTGAGTTTCTGAGAGGTGGGTGCATGCATAAGCATAGCTTGGAGGAAACATCCCAACACCCCTCCCAGTCCCCAAAACTATGTGGCATACCGGAGAATGCAGATGAAATCAGGAGGGCCTGAATGGGGACCCCCTGGATTCCAACCACCACCCTGGAGGACCACCCCGGAGGACCACCCCGGAGGGCCCTGACCCTTGAGGACCACCACCCCCAGGAGGACCACTGCCACCTGGAGGACCACTGCCACCCTGGAGGACCACTGCGATGGGGCCCTGAAGTGGAAGCCGTTCAGAGATGCCTGCATCTGGCTGTCAGAAAGAATGAAAGCGCAAGTGAGACATGTGGGTGTATCTAAGCTCCAGGCTTGTGAACATACAGAGCAGGTGGTAACTCGGGTGCACTAGCTTGCTCCTCTATATGTAAACTGGGGCACATACCTGTAAGAGGCTAGGGATGCAGACAGGCATGCTCCAATATACACAGGACTTATACAATAGCATACTGGCCTAAAGTTGCTTGAGAACCGACCCTGAAAACTGCTACAGGAACTGCACAGGAAACTGCATGGGAAAGCTGCCCAGGAAACTGTCCTAATACTGCATGGGGTTACCTTCCCCAGGTGGGACAGCTGGGTACTCAGTGTGGGTCACCGTCCTCTGAAGACCTCTCCCTTTCCCCCGAAGCCCGCTGGGTGGAGGAAGAGCCCATGGCAGAATCTGAACAGCGTCCTTTCATCCCTGTACAGTCATCCCAACAGGTGTCAGGAGAGGCCTTGAGGTATCACTTATATCTTGTAACTACAGGCACATTTGTGCCTCCCTCTAAGTCACCATCAAAGTCGAAATCATTGTCTTCTGGGTAAGTTCGTAATTCACTAGGAGAAGTCATTAGAGCAAGCAATATAACTAAAGCCCTTAAAGGATCTATGATTGCTATAGTATCTTATGAAAGGCAATTGCCAGAAACCCGGAAAAACAACAGCAACACAAAGGATTGATGGATCAAAATACTTTCATGTTCTTGGCTGCAAAATAAAGAAAAATATTTCTAAAATACCAGCAGCCAAAACAAAGTACTTCTGATAGATCAAAGATGAAACAAATGCAGAGTACGCTTCCGACGATGAAGAATATGGCAGCCAACAAAAGGTCAAGTGGTAGATCACAGTAAAAATAAACTTTTGACGAGACGATCAACGATACGATCCGGATAGAAAATATTCAGCAAAAACTTAAAGCTTCTAAACCCCAACTTCACATGAAATAACAACAACCAGAAAGGTAGGTTGAAGTCTGATAAGTTTAGGATAGAGAAGAAGTCCGTCGCCGCGTAGGTCCCGCTTCAAAGTCCGTCAGATAGCAGAGAAAACGCAACCTTCTATCGCCGATACCATTCTTTCGTATGGCATCAACGCAAGCAAAATAAATACTTCATGCAATTCATATTTCAGCAATGCAAGCACCTACAAGCAGCGTCGAGATCCATTAGCATAAGGGACGGACAGATTTAACGATGCCAACAAGTCACACGCAAGGACTTCACGAAGGCAAAGGAGACTTTAGATCACTGAGTCTATTACAAAGGCAAATCAAATGCTAACTATGTACATACTCACTCACCTACAAGCAGCGTCGAGATCCATTAGCATAAGGGACGGACAGATTTAACGATGCCAACAAGTCACACGCAAGGACTTCACGAAGGCAAAGGAGACTTTAGATCACTGAGTCTAAAGTCTTTCTGGACATCCCTGTGCCTATATGAACCTGAACTCCGTTGATCCGAAGGGATTCGACGGAATTACACGAGGATTTGACGACCTACGACAACTACGCCAGAAAACCCTCGAGATCAGCTCCGCTTGCCCGTGAGCCATACAGATAAGCCTTAATGCACTTAATTGTCCTATATATAAAAGCTGGCGTTGATTGATGCAGTGTGGAGTGTGCTCCACGTAGGTTGCCGACCTCTAAATACCGCCAACTACGTCGACACACTCTGTACTGCTCCGTTTGCCCGTCAGCTTAACAACTAAGCATATAATGATGAAAGACACCTATGTGCCAAATCTGGCGTTAAATGATGCAGTGACGAGCATGATCCACGTAGGGTTGCCGACTTGACGGAACTACGTGGATACGTGTCGACACACAAGGTATAGATCCCGCCTTCCTTGTATAAGCCTAAAATGAGGAAAGAAGCCTAGGTGTCAAATCTGGCATTTATTGGTGGAGTCTCGAGTGAGATCCACGTAGGGTTGCCGACTTGACGGAAATACGTTGCCACGTGTCGACACACAAGACATGGATCACAAACCTTATCAGACACATGGAGCGACTTTGTGGTAGAGTTCAACGTACAGAAATCTTTCAATTGCTTCACTTTGGAAAAGCTAACGTTGACGACGAGCCGGAGACGAGGGGAACACTTGGCGTTCCCAATGGCTTCCCACATGGCCTTTCCAAGTCTCAAGTTCAGTGCGAAGACGACCTTCAGACTTCAGATTTTCATAACGATTTGAAGCTTTCTTCTTCCACCAAGTTACAAGGTTATCAAAAATGAAACTCATCGTCGTTCTGAGCGAGGGCGAAGAACTTCTTCCTGTCCGAGAATAACTTCACGAGCATATCTCAAAACCATAATCGGAAATATAAATCTCTTCTGTTCAGTCAGATTTTTTGCATTTGCAATCGCAGTCTGGAACTCCGCAACCTTTTGAGAAGGTAGCTTTCTGATAATTGCGATCATTCCGTTGTTGAGTCTTGAGTTTCCCGATGGATGCGTCCTCCTTCACCAGACTCTGATCGTTGTTCCTCTGAATAAACCATTTGTTCAACTCCTGGAAGATTTCATCATGGGCAGAGGAGTAAGATCACTTTGAGTTGACACCCTTGTACCTCATATAAGGTTTCAAACCATCATACTGAGATGAGGCTTGGTAGAACCATAAAGAGAGGTAGTCTCAAAAGAACAAATATCTGATCCATACTTCTTATCTAATGTTTCACGAGCTGTGTGAGAACAACAAAGGAGTGCAAGAAGTTTGCCTCCAGATAATTAAATCCGAAAGGTTGTGTGGGAACAATAATGAATCCCATAATTGCATGACGATTGAACCTAGACAACTCAGGAGTTTGTCCAAGCCAGATCATTACGAGGTTTAGAGTTGATTGTAGGAGAACCGAAACGACAGAAACCAACAATCTTCTGTGTATTAGTTTCCTGTACAATCCATTTCAAAGACTTACCTGGAATACTATCTTCAATCGCATGAGAGGTAGTAATCTGAAGTCTTTCATTAAAATATTCATTTGTAAATCCACCCTTCTCTCCTGCAGGATAAACTTTAAAGTTCATGTCCTGTGGGTGCATGTCAAATGCATCAAACATATCATCTTCTGGACCAAGCCCAAAATAGATGAAGGCATTTGTTCCATTCTTTCAAGTTTAATATTACGCAGGTATTCATGAATTCTTCCATGTTAGAGAAGTAATCAATGAATTGATCTGCCTGCGTTAAACAGCAATCATCAAGTTCTAGTTGCATATCAGAGAATCAGTTTCTTTTCTGCGGGGGTAACAAGTTTACTCCCATAAATTTCATTATACTTGTTTTTAACTTGTTCCTCAACTTCTGCAATATAAACAATATGATGTTTTGCAATAATAAGATCGGGGATTGACTTATTAATCACAGAAGCCCAAGAGCAAATCCGACCGTACCATTTGGTGTCGGAAGAACTACAAGTCCATTTTTTACGGTTACGAAGTTGGCATCTTCAGAAACAAGTTCTGCAACGACTTCTTCACCAGTTGCAATACGAAATAGTTTTACATTAATCATTTAAATTCACACTCCACCATAATTTCAGTTAACGCTGCCAAGAATATTCACTTCCTGGTCAGTCACGAAACGCACATTGGTATTGATACTTAGCAATAATAAGAACGGCAGCAGGAATAGTTTGGGGTGAAGAACCAATCAGTAAGCGCGTCATAAACCCTGCGAAGTAGACTACTAGCATCGTTGTCCAGGTTGCCCGACCACCCACTTTCGGACTTCAGTAAAGTTTTTAGTTTTGAGATGTTTAACAAGTTCATTGACATTTACATCAGAGAAATTCAGCAAGAATTGCCAGAGTCAATCTTCCCACCCGCAGAGTATCGTTGACACTCATTTAGGACTCGTCACAAGTCGGGGAAGTGTTTGTTGATGAGTTCTGCAAGAACTTTAGGATCGTATTGTACGCTTCTTCATCCAAGATGTTCTGTAGTCGCTTGAAGAATGCTCCTGCAAGTTGAGCTTTTCTTTCCCTTTGATACTGAACTCAACGACTGCACATCGGGAGTGGAGAGGTTCGATGATCTTGTTCTTGTAGTTGCAAGTGAAGATGAATCGGCAGTTGTTATAAAATGCCTCAATATTGAGCCGTAGAAGGAGTTGAACGTCGTGGGCTGTGTTGTCACTTCATCAATGATGATGACTTTGTGTTTTGCATCACCCGCAGAAAGTGAGACGGTCGAAGCAAAGTTCTTTGCTTGGTTCCGTACCGTGTCCAGAAATCGTCCTTCGTCAGATCCATTGATGACATAATAATCTGCTCCTAAGTTCATTCACATAAGTACTTTTGCAACTGTGGTTTTTCCGCATACCTGGAGGTCCAGCAAGCAGTAAGATTTGGAATTTCTTTCTTCTTTAGAAACTCCTAAAAAGTTTTTTTAGTTTGCATCTGGGAGGATACAATCTTCGATTCTTGCGTGGGCGATATTTTTCTCCACAAAAATTCATCACGACTCATAATTCAAAAAGAAATTTCAATAAGTTTTACCAACTCAATAATAGCAAAAAAAGAACGAATGGTCATCATATCCCACATTCTTACTTTGTAGAAGTATGGAAACGACAAAAGGTTCCCAAACAACCTAAAATAAATTCCAAGTTGAACACTATTAAACAGAATTACAGCATACCCAAAAATAAAAAATGCATTTCCAATAATCCTCAACCAACTCAATCTTGGATATTGTGGATGTATAAATTTATCAGTTGAACTCATATGTCATATCCATTCAGGTTTGCGTTCTGGCATACGAAGATAATTAGATGCAACCCAAGGTTTAGATGCGATATACATCTTGTAAGCAGTAAAAGTGTCAATGCTTGTCATCAAATTTATATTCATCCGGCATTGCACGAGCAAAAGGAGTTACTTCCGTAATCTTTACCTTTGGGAAACAAATAATATGCACCAAGAAGAGTATTATAACACGAATGTATGTTTACCATATCGTAGATGTATACTCATCACACAGATTCATACCATGTTTAATCAACCAATAGGCATTATGAATACTTTCGAATGCCCATTTGAGTACATGGATGATTCCGGAATGCACCTTTTTCAGTCGCATATGGAGTTTCATCGGACTTATGAAAGGTGCCATAATTATGATACCATTTTTAGATGCCACAATAGAAAGCATTTGACAACACTCAAGTGGCATTTTCACAATATGTTTATCTGGGAGTACAAATTGCACTTTCAGCAGGAAATGGGTTAGTAACAAAGATATTCATAGTATAAAAGATTAAAGTTTAATCCAATTTTTCCAAGTTGGGGAACTTGATTTTACTCTTGCTCTTGCACAACTATAACTTATACTGTAGTAATTAGCAACTTCTTCTAGACCAGTAAAGTAAGTGTCCTCAATTAAATATGTTTGTTTTTTTGATTGACTTATACTTTTACCTCTAATTAAAAGAAATTGTTTATCATTTTCAAGTTCTCTTATTTTTTAAATCTTTTTTCTACAAGTTCTTTGGAGTGTTTTTTTCCAGTTAAACTTTGTCTCATTTTTTCAATTGAGTTTTCAGTTAATCTAATTTGTCCTCCAGGAAGAATATTGTAATAGGGTTTAAGTAGTATCTATGTAATAGATTTCTCTTTCGTTTAATTCGTTCTAAATTCCTAGCAGTATCTAAAATTTCAATAATAAAATTTTCTATTCCATACTTTCGCATAGCAGTTATGAAGTTTATATCCACTACCACGAATAGACATTTCTTTATGTTTCCTAAATCTATAATCAATATTTTTTATAGTTTGACCTACATAAAACTCTTGAGTTTGCAAATTAGTTATTTTATAGATGAACATAAAAAGTATCCTATTACATTATTATTTATAAAATAGGATACTTAAAAATCATATCATATTGACTGTCAGGTTCTAGTGCGATACCAGTATTTGAGGTTTTTATCTTCAGATTGGAAACGAGACAGGAGTTTTTGGAGATCACAACCTCATAAGAACCAGGAAGAATCTTAATGTTCTCAACTTTGAAATTCAGAACAAAAGTACCAGTCAGTCTCACCCACAACCAGACGAATATTCATTGGAAGTATCGTTCTTCTTATCACGAACCACCAGTTTCACCACACCCGCTTCACCAACCACAGAAAGGTCAGGAACACCGATAAACTCCTAGCAGCCTTGAGGAGTTTATCCAGTTGTTGAGTATTCAGTTCAAAACAAACATCCTCAGAAGGAAGAGAGATGGATTTCTCAGGGGGAGTCACGATACACTGCAGGATCTGCAAAGAAATACTTGGATCGTGCACTTACCTTCACTGATTCCCACATAACTATCGTTAGCGAATTTCAGTTGAGGGTTCTGATAGAGGGACATTGCATTCAGGAACTGATTCAGATCGTAAATACCGAAGTCGCGTTCAAATTCCTCTTCAACTTCTACTTCTGCAAGAATATTCTTCATCACAGAGATAGTACGAAGTTTATTACCTTGCTTGAAAAGAATAGACTGGTTGATACCAGAGAAGTTCTTGAGAAGAGAAAGAGTTTTTTCAGAGAGTTTCATAGATGTATCTTTAAGTTTCATGATCAACGGAATTCAGTGAGGCCATTGTTTTGACGGGAATAGTGTCCATCAAAGTGAAGCAGAAGCATTGCGTAGTGAATGACTTTCAGAAGATCGCGTTTGTTACGACCATCCTTGTCACCATAACGACTTCCATATTTCAAGATATTTCCATGGCAGAATCCAGTAGCAAGATCCTTTGCATCCATTCAGATCAATCGTTTGAATACCTTTGTATTCTTGATTGTGACCACAATAGTGACTACCATAAGTACTAGTCACATAATCCTGAATATCTTTCAGGATTTTATCTTCATTATATTTCCAAAGATGATTTTTGGGACTTTCACTCATACGGGGATACATTTCCAAGTACAATTTGATCGGAACCACCTGGAGAGATGCGTAAATCGATAGTCTGAAATAGGGTAGTACTCGTTCCATAATAAAAGGGAAGGTCATAAGTTTTACCTTCCCCAATTATATCAGAAAGGTGGACTTCTATGAACAACTCTGTTCAGTAGGCATTTGGAAGTCTGCATCCACTTTGTCATAAAGTTCAAGGAACGATTGTTTGGTTTCATCATCAAAGCGATTCACACACACTTGGATTGCCTTGGCTTTATCGTTGAAGATGGAGTAGGCACGGATGATGTGAACCAGACGACGGGTACTGATGATTTCCTCAATACCACCATCATAGAAAGTCTTACGGATGATATCCAGCCCAGTCAGCAAGCACTTGCAGAAGTTGGAATCATCCACTCCGAGAGTTTGTGCAACTTTATCAAGGATCTTGACTTCATTTTCGACAGAAGGGTACTCCTGTTCAAAGGTCACAGGAAGCGTTCAAGGAATGCTTCGTTCAGAACATTGGTGCCGATAAAGCGACCATCATCCGAACCCTTACCTTTGGTGTTTGCAGTGGCGACCACATTGAAACCAGACGGCAGGTTTCACGAAACGACCGATCTTCTTCAAGAAGACACCCTTACCTTCCAGAACAGATTGGAGACACAGGATCTTATTGGATGCAAGGTCAATCTCATCAAGAAGCAGAATTGCACCACGCTCAAGTGCACTTCAATCACAGGACCATTGTGCCACGCAGTTTCACCATTCACTAGACGGAAACCACCAATCAGGTCATCCTCATCGGTCTCAATAGTGATGTTGACACGAATCAGTTCCCGACCCAACTGAGCGCAAGCCTGTTCAACACCGAAAGTTTTACCATTCCCAGACAAGACCAGTGATGAAGGTAGGATAAAACAGACGAGATTGAATAATTTTTTTAATATCATTAAAGTTACCAAACTTGACGAAGGTATCATCTTTCTCAGGAATAAGGTTTTGGTGAACTTCAGGAAGAACAGCAACATTCTGGAACGAACGCTCGATCTCTTGAACCCGTTCTTGAGTGACTTCCAGATTCCAACGACCACGAGAAGTCTTGAAGTTCTCAAGACGGCGAGTAACGGTAGGATAGGAAAGGTTGTTCATTTGCCACGATAGGCTTCGACATCACCAGAAGTGATATCAGAACCATAAGCGGACTTAAGACCTTCCAGAATTTGATCGTCGTTCATTTGGAGGCGGGGCATGATGTGGTGTGTTTCTCAACTGAAGCCATCAATACACTAAAAAGGGGACTGCAAAACCAGGTGTGTAGGTTTCCGAAGTGGCCATCTACAAAATGTCTTTGACTTTACCGCACAAATCTCTATTCCAAGAAATCACAAATGAAAATTTCTATTTCTGGATCAACAACATATAAAGAGGACAAACATCTTTGTTGTGAAGATTGGACTTCTACATGACCGTATAAAAATGTTGTAGCATCTGTGGAAAATATGTTTGATAGATTGACAAATTTTTTACCCTTTCCAATAAAAATGTTTGCGAATTTTACCGGTTCTTTGTATAGATCCACGGCAACAAATTTTACTTGTGTGTTTTTAAAAGTTTTCCAATATTTAATAAAATTTTCACGTCCATCAAAATGGTGTATTAGTTTTTTGTATAGAGTCAAAAAAGAATAATCTTCGACATAATTGTGACTATTTTTACCCAACCAAGTAAAGTAATCCCTATCTGGAAAACTTCTAATACAATCAATTAAATTATTACCTCTCCAACTATGAAAATGTTTATACCACTGTAAACTTTTTATATTGAAATCATAAACAATTATTTTACCATTTGGACTTAACTTATTATTTTTAAAAATATCAAACATATTTGAATCCACTTGCAGTATTAACGACTAGATCAAATTTACCTTCATTTTCTATGAACATTGTCTCACTGTTAAACAACCAAATTTGATCTTTTACAGATTTTATATCTGATATAATTTTAGATTGATTCCAATTTTGATTTTCGTATTGAGTTAGTGTTTTAATACTCTCTTCAAATCTATCAGTTTCATAATCTGGATAACAGTAAAACTTATTTGAACGCAAATTTTCATTCAGAGTAATGACAGGCCAACCACCCAAAAACATTGATTTTAAAAGTTTCCATCCTTGACCTGCATGAGATTGCATATCTTCTTTTCCAGTATATTTTACCCATAAAGGGGTATAGTCATGGTGAAAATTTTCAACACTTCTTTCCACTACTGGCAATAATTGTTCTCCAGTATAAAAATCTCCAAATTCTGGACAACCTACTTCTTTCCATGCAATAAGGTTTACTATAAAAAATTGATTATGCAATTCCAACCATTCACCAGGTCGATATAAAGGATGAGCAGCACGCACCAAATTTATTCTCTTTTATAAATTCCCTAATCTCCTGATCAAAATTAAAACTTCTTAAAGTACACCCAGCAGACTGTACCGCACAAATATTCATATCCTCGACTTCAAGACTCTCTTCTAATATCTCGTGTATTTCATCCCCACAGATTATCTCAAAATTACCTCCAACTCTATTGAGATAAAATAAGAGTTGCACCTTTTACTTTCAAATACATTGAGAAATTATTGATTACATTTCTTTGATTGTACACCCCATAACATATTTTGTTTTCCCTTTTATCTAAGTTGATCAAATCGTTATCTGTTAATTTTGGCACTGATGTCCCCATGAACAATAAAATGATATCTTGTTTCAGAACTATTATTATAAACTGCATGGACATTTCCAATATCTAAAAAAAATCCAGTTCCTTGTTTAAAAGGAACTCTTCCCACTCTTCAAAATAAAAATTACATCCTTCAGGATTGTTAATTGCAATATTTAAAGGACCAAAAATTCTACCCTCACCATCAGAGTGAGGCATGATATATCACCAGGATCCAATCTCATGATTCTCACTCTGTGATAGTTTGAATATCCCAACTTTTGTAAAAATTCCACACAAGTTGGAAAATATTCACAAACCTCAGTCCATTCATAATCAGGTTCATCAACAAAACCATATTGTTCATAATTTTCTGTAGCATCTGGTCGTAACCCATGTAAAGTTAACGCTACCCAACCCTCATGCGAATAACTTAGATGTTTATCCTTCTGTCTATGTCCAACAAAAAGATGATCATTACTCGAATACACTCCTTGATGCATCTTTTCAAAATCATCCTCAAAATCTATTTGGAGATAAGGTCAATCGGATCCTATCAAATCAAAATCGGATGAAGGAACTGTTGGATTCCACTGATTCTTTGAATGAAAATTTTATAAATTGATTAAGTATTTCATTCATATATTTTTACATCCGACTACACCTTTCAACTTTTGAAAAAACTTCATTATTCCATCGTTTTTGTATATTTTGATCAAAATACCAATCTTCTGTAACAGGATGGAACTTCAAAAGATCATTATTTATTAACAATATGTCCAAGGTAATATCTACCCAATGACCTAAGATCATTTCAAATTTTCTATGGGAATTAACTCCTGAGTTTCTTGATCTAAAGTCTCATACCAATTGATAAAAATCCAATTCTCTTACTTTTTGTATAATAGTGATTTTGTATTGAAAACAAAGCCACACTTCAGAACTATATCATTTTTTGAACTTTTACTTGTTTATTTGATAATAACTCTAGTGTCATTATCACATGCAAGTAGATACATAATCTTTACCTAAAGTATTGTATCCAAGATAAAGTTGACCCCAGGAGAAATCTGTCACTTAAAAATAATTTATCCTACTTCTTCTAATTTTTCACCAGGATATGGAGGATAAACGGTAACTAGCAGCACCATATTGTGGAAATACTTACCTCAGTTGTTTCCATCGCAACTTCTGATACATGAATATATGCATTTAAATTGCAACCAACGACGATGAATTATTTTTCCTAAGATGTAACGAATTTTGATTGGCTCCATAGTGTTCAAACTCTTTCATGTAAACTCATTAAGTATTTTTCGGCTCACTTGGATCTTTTCAGTTTATCTAAAGGTAAAACACACTATACTTTATATGTATCATTAATTACTTCAATTAGTGAATTTAATTTTTCAACCAATTCATCTATATGTAAATGATTTTTATTTGATATATTAAGATCGAGATATGATCCTCCCTAATTTTCGTTGATGTTTTAATCGACATTAATCCACTTTTCTCTCAGACTATTTGGTTGCAACAAATAGGTCTAGTCCAAGCAATTTTCCATCGTCCAATCTAAAAGTAAATTTTACTAATTTATTTTTTCAAAAAAATTCATTAAAAATAAACTCCAAGTCATAATATAATTTATCTAACAAATCAGTCTCTTACCGAGTGCATCATTTCTTGGCTGCATATTTGTCTGCACGACGTTTTGCAACTGTTTGTTCTGGAGATTCTCTTTCGGAACCATACTCTCCAGCAGTAGGTGGTTTTTTACCATGGTTCTTTCTCTGTCGTTGAATACCTACCAGGACCATTCTACCTTGCACCTATGACTTTATGCATGTGTCTCATTACCTTCGAATCAAGATCATCACCACCCATGGTTCCACCTTTCGTTACCTTCTTACCAGTCTTATAATCTTTACCATGTTTCCTTTTCAAAACGATTAAGTTCCATAATATCTTCAAACCAAGATTCACTCATATTGAGAATGATTTTGTCTGCAGGCTTGTTCAGTTGATGCAAATCCTTCATCAAGGAGATATTCAAAAACTACTTCATAAGCATTAAAACTTTCTGCACTTACACCAGTTTTCTTTTGTCTTTCTACCTTTTTACCTTTTGGTTTTCCATCCAGGGTCACTTGGACCAGCCATCTCCATCTGGATCATATCCAGTATGACCATATTCAGATTGACCACTTGAAGATAATCTCTATCACTTTGGGTCATTCCCTTCCACTTTCACCACTTCTCTGATAAGTCCAAGAAGGTTTGGTTGATTTCTTCCTCTGTTTCCAGCATCAGTTGTTCTAGATGTTCTCTCGAAATGTCTTTCAGCATCTGATACTGCTTTCGTTTTATCACCTCTCTTTGGATACTCACTTGCAGGTTTCATTCTCCTTTCATTGCCAAGTTTTGCATATGACAGAAGTTGCCTTTGGAGTTTGTCCATAAGAACCTTCCAGCTTCGCCAATATATTCTTCTTTCCTCATTGCATTTATCATAGCACGATTTACGATTCACTTTGCCTCAACAATACTCTCTCTCCACTCTTCACTCATATTTACCATAATGACTTCTGCTGTTTCTGGTGTTTCAGCATATCCTTCATCAAGTAAATGTGAAAGGATGATGTCGTAAATATCTACTTGTTCTTTTTGAGTTCCTCTTACTATTATTTCTTGCTGATTTTCTTGTGCCTTTGTGAGGAGAGTGCCTAAGTCTTGTTTTGGAATTTTAAGTGCTCTACTTTCCAGATTTTTGTCCTTTATGCATCAACTTAGTAGTACTATCATCAAAACTAACAGTATTATTTCCATCGATCAGAACATGTCTCCTGTTCAGATAGCTCCAAGGACTCCTGCTCTTCCTGCGTGTTTAAGAGCTGCCTCGTTCATCTTATTTTTTGGTAAGTCTTTATAACCTTCATCAAGTTCCTGATTTTCAACAACTTCCATATATAGCTTCTTGAAGATTGCGAAGTTCTTGTGCGTCCATTTTACAAATACTTTTTAAGTATTTATAAAAAGGAGGGTCTCCCCTCCTTATGCAACGAGTTCAATAAACTCTCCAAGAACTTTCTTGTTCATCTTTTTACTCTTCAGTGACTTAGCAAACGCAGATCGGATCTGAGTTTTACTTGCATCATCGGAAACTTCAAACTCTGCATCAGTGGAAAGTGCAGAACCAGAAAGTCCAAAGTATACATGATATCCAGATTTCTTGATTGCAAAGGATTTGTTCTTGCGCCAATCATCCATGAGTTGATTGTACTCTTTGTTCTGTTGATAACGACCAGTAGAGTAATCTGCAGTGTCGTAATAACGACGAATGAAGTTTCCTGCATCCCGACCTTCAAGAACACGAATGCCAATAAAGTTCACATCAGTAAACTTATCTCGCAGATGACGCAGGAGAACATCAGTGAACGCAGTAAACTCACCATCAAGTTTGTAAGTGCAACCCAGTTTACGATCACGAAGAATGGTATTGTTTCCAACCGCATTCAATCCAATATACACTTCTTCAGTGTCATAGTTAAAACGACCTTTGAATTCTTTATGGAACTTCAGAGGTGCAGCTTCACCATCAGTCAGAACCACACACTGAACTTTCTGGAGTTTGTTCTCCCGTTGGAACTGGGGAAGAATCTGATGAAGAGTGATCAGTGCCTCGTTCAAAGGAGTACCCGAGAGAGACAGACGAGAGGGATGAGTGTATTCAGGGGCATTGGTATAAGAATACTTAAACTCTTTCGCTAACCTGAAAATGTTAATCATCTGTTCCTCAAGAACACGATTGTTGACTTTACTGGTAAACAGGTTCATCAAAGCAAAATCTTCTTCAATATGAAGGAATCCATGTTTTTTCTCATAGTGAGGAGTCAGAGGTTTTTGGCGATGGTTTTCATCATACTCATAACGACGCCACTCATTAGTGAAAGCATAAACCTCAAAAGGAATCGTAACTTTCTTACAGAACCACATCAGGTTGAAGAGTTGTTTGAGAGTATCCAACATCACATTGAGTCATTGAACCAGACCAGTCAAGAACAAACACCAGACCATGATTCTTACCATTTGCAAGAGTCGTTACCTTACGGAAAAGATCTTCATTGTACTTATATGAGTGAAGTTTAGAACAATCCAACACACCAGTACGAGCTCGTGGTCGCACGAGCATAAGAGTCCGCCAGCTTTTTGCATTCAAATTCTTTAACCAGATAGTTGACTTCTTTTTGTGCAGAACGCTTAAACTCACGATACTCTTTATCTACCATACCAAAGAGATGTTCTTTAGGATTGGGGTATTCCAGATATTCAAGTTTTTGAATCGTCGCATTCCACCAGTCATTAATATCTTTATGAACCTCAGAGTTTGATGCAATGATCGTATTAAGATTCAGTTTGGGAAGTTCCAAGTAGATATTTTCATACCCATTATTACTCACAAGATCCCGAATCGCTTCCTCAAGATTATCAGCGGTTTTGACCTCAGGTTCTGCAGATTCTCCACCAAGATTTGAACTAGCGTTAGTGGGTTTATCGGACTTGTCTTCCGATTGACCATCAGAGGACGCCTGGCCACCCTCTCCAGAAATCTCTAGGTCATTCTCCTGAGAAGGAATTGATTCCTCTTGAGTGGTCTCAGAACCACTACCAGGAGCGGATTGGGCATCATCAAACGATTCAATCTTGGTTTCTTCTTTCTGACTCCTCTTGCAATACTCATAGAGTTTGACTGCGACTGCAATCGCATCATCAAAAGTTTCTGCATCTGCGATCATGTTGATGATCTCCATCTCCTCACCCCGTTCAATGGGGATCTGAGTGAATCCACCGATCTTGAACCACAGGTTAGCTGGGTCAGCAAGATTGTAGGTAGAGAGATCATCATCCTTGATCTGGAAAAAATCATCCTCATGCAGTTCCTTATAACCCGCAAAGAAAGACTTGTTCAAACCTGCATAACGACGCTTCATCATCTTCTCAATACGAGCGTCTTCCGTCACATTCACAAATTGCTGAGGAATGGTGAACTTCTTACTCCAATCCTCATTAGGAGTGTAGAGAGCGTGACCCACCTCATGACCAACCAACATGTCGTACACTGCATTGGAAGCCTTCTCCCACATGGGAAGAGTCAACACTCGGGTATCCACATTGAAACATGCGGTCGGCACATGTTTGTGTTCCACCACAAGGTCTTCAGTTGCGAGAAGACGAGCAAGTTGACCTTTGACTTCGTGATTAACAGGCATGAGTTTTGTTTCGTATGCAGCCATAATACGACGAAACCGCCCATTGGAGCGGTTCATGTGACGCTTTTTGAACTCGGACCAGTGCGTGCTTTCGCCTGACGCAGTGCTCTGCGGTTTAAGTTTTCTTTTCTGGGGTTTTCCAGAATTGTGTTGCCAGTTTGGAGTGTTCATGACACGAGTTTACTGAATCCTTTTACTTTATCAAATTTCATCACCTTGTCAAATTTATCCATGAGGTCGTCAGTCTTATGTGAGATTACGAACACATGAGCGTCCTGAATGACATATCGGATAATATTTGTGAAGAAATCTGTCCCTGCACCATCCAAAGAACTATCAAAGATTTCATCTAAGATGAGAAGATTTGTACTGACGAATTCCTGAGTTTGGCAATGTCCCGCCAGGTAAACAAAAGAGAAAGGTCAATACGCATCTTCTCACCTTCACTAAATGATTCATAACTAAAATCTTCGTGAACTGGTGATTTAATAACCTCCTTAAACTCTTCATCCAGAGTGAAGTTGATGTAGAAGTCCATCATCTGCAAATATTTGTTTATCTGCTGATTCATGAGAGGCAGATACTTTTTGATGATTTTAGACTTCACACCACCATCTTTCATCAATGAATGAGCGAACTCGTAATAATTAACTTGTTCCTTTTCTTTAGATCTTTCGTTTTCTATTGTGTCAAGATCTGTTATTAAGTTTTCAAGGGCTTTGCGTTCAGAATTTCTGTTTTGAACTTGTTCGGCAATTTCTTGAATTTCGTTTCGTAGATTTCTGATTTGTTTGTTAAGTCCAGTAATTTTAACATTGTTGTGGGAAATGTCATTGTTGAGTCTGTTAATCTCCGTAGAATAAGATAAAAATTGTTTGTCTTTTTCCTGTTCTACATTGATTGCATCCTCCAACTCTTGGTATCCGTCATTGAGTTCTTTGGATTTCTCCTCAATATCTACAATCTTATTTAAGCGAAATTCGTTTTCAATACTCTGTGTACATGTAGGGCAAACCGTATTTTCCTGAAAAAACTTATGTTCAGATACCAGTGTTTGGATCTTTTGTTCTAATTTGTACTTGATTTGATTCAGTTTTTTAAGAGTTGAATTTGTATTAGTAAGTTCTTCCAACTTTGGTTGAAGATCTTTTTCAATCATTACCAAAGTAGCTTCATTATCAGTAGTTAATTCGTCAATTTCATTCTCAATCGTTTGAATATTTTCTTCTTTTCTCTTAATACGATCTTTCCCACTCTTGTCAAGATCTTTGATAAAGTTCTCTTGCATCTCAATTTTATCTTCAATCATTTCTTTCTTGATTGAATACTCACGAATGAGTTCATTAGTACGACGCATTCTTTCTTTAAGAAGATTATTCATCGTAGAAAAGATCTTAATATCCAAAAGATCCTCTACAATCTCTCTACGATTTGAAGAGGTCAACTGCATAAATGGAACAAAAGTTGCAGATCCGAGAATGACTGTCTGAGTGAAAGACTTGTAGTTAAGTTTTAGAATACCCTCCTCAAGTTTCTTTTGTTGATCTTCGACTGCAGAGTCTTGATCCTGAACTTTCCCATCAATCCAGATCTCAAAGATATTTGGTTTAATTCCTCGGATAACCTTATATTCTTTATTTCCAATTGCAAATTCAATCTCCACAACACAATCTTTCTCATTCACAGAGTTGATGAGTTGCGGTTTATTGATCTTACGGAATGGTTTGTTATACAAAACAAAAGTAAGAGCATCCAATATGGTACTCTTACCAGAACCATTCGTTCCGACAATCAAATTTGTTTGAGCGTCTTGAAAATTTACTTCAGTAAATTGATTCCCAGTGGAAAGAAAGTTACGCCATTTAATCGTTTTGAATAAAATCATATTTTCTAGGTGGAATCACAAAATCATCAGGTGATATAATCGCGTATCTGTAATTATACTCGTGACAAGTCTTTATTGCAAGTTGTGGATCAACTTCTACAACTTCCATTTCAGGATAATCATCAGCTCTAAAAGAACCAGCAAATCTTTCTGCGTCATCTTCATCCTGAAAAAAGTACAGAGTTTTATCGCATAATCATCCAGCCGCAGCGTATGCACCGTCTTCGTCTCCATATGGCGTGATCATGTACATATTATTCTATTTCGCAGGCTTCTTGATAGACCTCTCGTAAAAGGGTTTTGACTTTTTCTTTATCCAAGTCAAAATCAGAGTCCTCAACATATTTATTTAAAATAGTGATCGTATCCTCAATTTTCTCTTGATCAAAATCAACATCATCGTCATTAACTTCAAAGTTCTCAACGATTTTAATGTCAACCACTCCAGTTTTATAGATCTTATCTACAAATTTTTCAAAAAGAAGTTGATCTGATTTTTTACGAACAATGATCTTTACAATCTTGTCTTTACAGGAAGTTGTGTTGAACAACTTTGGATTTTGATCCTCATAATAGATTCTCTCAAACATATTATAAGGATTTTGAACAAACTCTAATTCAAATGTTTCCGTATCAAAAAAGTTGAATCCTCTCTTATCGTCCACATCGTTCCAATAAAGTTGGTAAGGATTTCCAAGATAGAAGATCTTTCCATTATTGGAACGAGTGTGATAATGACCCGAACAAACGATTCGGAAATTATCAAAGACACTTGACTTCCATTCCATGTTGTTGAACATTTCCTGGATATACACTAAACCCGTTTAACTCAAGATGTCCAAATGCAGCTTTTGCCTTTGTCTTTGAAAGTTTCTCAAGAGTTTCTTCACGATTCTCAGGAGAAATCCAAGGAATCATAAAGGTTTTTAAGTCCTGCAACTTCATACTCCCCAGGACTAGAAATAGGAACAATGTTGTCATACTCTTTTAACAGGGACTCAATAGAGTTGACTTCATTTGTGTTTTTATAATATGCATCATGATTACCAACAATCTGATACACTTGAATTCCTAGATCCCGAAAACGATCATAAACATTTTCTTTTGCCCAATTTACAGCCCAGAAATCTACACTTTTGCGATTATCAAATGCATCACCCAAATGAATGCAGTGTTTGATCTTGCGTTTTTCCAATTCAGGAAAGAACACATCCTCATAAAACTTTTTAAAATAATCATGAAAGGTTTTACTACCTTTTCTGGCACCGTAATGGCTATCAGTTATACAAGCAATTAATGTCATTGATACATTTTTGTTTGAATAGAATCTTTAATACTATTATAGTCGGAAGCATTCCAGGTAGTCATCATCAACGGTAAATACTTCATCATATCCTGACCTTTCAATAATCTTAGAACGGATTTCCATCTGTTTCTTCTCTTTTTGGATTCTTCTCAGAAATGCGTAGTGAATAATTTGAGTGAAGTAAGCAAATGGATTTGAAGATTTTTCTGGATTAAAATTATGAATATACTGAACACAATTTTCAATACCATCGCAAATCATGTCTTCACGGAACATGTAGTTTACGAAGTTTGGTTTATAAGACAAGTGCGTGGCAATCTTCAGGAAACACTCACCAAGATAATTCGTAATACGAGGTTTTGGATCTCCGTTTTCCGCAGCTACTTTAATTTTTCTTTTGTACTCACATATAGCTTCTAAAAATTCTTTGTTGTTTACATAATGTTCTGATCTTTTTCTTTTTGGTGCCTGCATTTCATGAGTCCCTATTTGTATTAATTGTTCTTATTATAACATTACAATCAATTGTTGACAAGACCCCGCAATATCTTTATAATAACTCTGTGGAGTTTCAAAGACTAGGATTCTTTAATATCCTGGCCTTTATAAAGTTTTTCTAATCTTTTTCTTGCTTCAGACACTGAAGAAAGGTATCCCATTTCTGGAGTCAAAGAATTTTTTGAGTTTTTAATTTCTCTTTGTTTTATAAATTTATGATACATTTCAATGGTATCAGAATCACGAACTTCACTAATCGTCATAACCTTTTCCATATCAAGCAAAAACGTATCATCATCGGCAAATTTAAGTTAAGAAGATCTATTTTGTATCCTTGCATTCCAATTTGTTTCATGACAACAACTTCTATTACAACAGGATTGTTCAATATTAACATTGTTCTTCCCTCTTCTTCTGAGGGACATACAACGGAAAATATTTCTTCTCCTGATATTAATTTAATAACTGCATAAAAATCTTCTTCCATTATTCTTTTAAATTAACTTGAACAAATTCGTAGTTGAAATTCTCTTCATTATAAATTTTGACTCTTTCTATTAAGTGATTTAGTGTATAATTCTTTTTTGAGTTTTTAGTACAATCATCAGCAATATCATAAAGTACGGCTTGAGTTTTATTGTCACCTTTTCTGAGTACTCTTCCGATTGATTGTAAATTTCTGATTCTAGATTTACTTGGCGAAGCAAAGATTACATTGTGTAGATTTTTAATATTGATTCCTGTACTAAATGTTCCGTATGAGGCTACGATGATTGCGTTGTTTTCTTTTTCCGTGATTTCTCGGACTAGTTCCCTTTCTTCTGCGTCTACTCCACCATGCACATAAAAAACTTTTCTTCCATCCTTAGCAGAACTATTTATTGATTCGTAAAGAGGTTGACCATGAGTTTCAACTCTAGAGAAAAGAATAAGAGTATTTCCTTTTAGATCCAGTGCAAGATTTTTAATAAAGTTATTTCGTTTTGGATGTCCAATAATGAATTGAACTTCATCTTCAAAGTTTTCAAATTGTTGTGGATTATGTTTAAGAATAATAATCTTGATTTGAAGTTTAGAAAGATGTCCTTTATCAATTAACTCTTTGGTTTGAGTGACTTTGTAAGATGGGCCAAACCAGCCCTCTAATACCCATTTATGCGTTTGAGTTCCATCAAGAGTACCCGTAAAACCGAACCTATATTTTGTATTATCCATCTTAGTCATGATTCCGACTAATGATTTGGATTTAAATTGATGAGCTTCATCTCCAATGACTACATCAAATGCATCATAAAACCCTCTGGTCAGTTTGTAGATTGACTGCCAGGTAGTGATGACTACGGGAAACTCATTTGTCTTCTCACGACCACTATAAATGCGATGGCAGAAGTCTTCAGCGTTCCATCCATAATCTTGAAAGTCCTTAAACATTTGTTCAACCAGAGATGTTGTAGGTACAACGAGAAGAATCTTTTGATCTCTTTCTGCAAAGTATCTTACAATAGAGTAAATCATCAATGACTTACCAGATGCAGTTGGTGAAATTAGAAGTTTACGATTGTATCTGAGTGCATCATAAACTGCATCAACCTGATAATCTCTCGGTTTATGTTTTGAGATACGAGTCATATAATCTTTGACTCCTTCATAAGAGATCATTTCATTCTCTTCAAGAGGAGTTCCATAGAACTTATTGTTTTTAAACTCTACTTGATAATCCCACTTTTTAGCCCAAGATACTACCTTGTCCAGAAGACCGACATAAATCTCTCCAGTATGAGTTGAGAAAAGACGAATTTTTCCATCCCAATACTTACTTTTGTACTGGGGCATAAACTTTGCTCCAGGTACATCAAAGGTAAAGTGTTCCGAGAGTTCCTGATAGATGTGGGGTTCTGCTTCTATTTTTAGGAATACTTCGTTCTTTTTTGAAATTGTAATATCAGTCATATCCTCTAATAAATTTTTGCCATTCAATGGCATTTTTCAACTGGTATGTTCTATTTAATATAGTTTTAAGAATGCTCTCCAGATAGTTCAACATCATCTGGTAGTATTCAATCTTGGTCTGACACTTGATCAAATCCTCATCAGCATCCATGTACTTATCCAAATCCAGCTAAGTACCTTATGATCAAATGGCTTTTCAATATAAACATCTGGTTCAGCTCTTCCAGTGTAATATTGCCACTTTTCTTTTTTAAAATCTTATATTTGTTTTCCTGAGCTTCTTGAGAGTCAGGATATTGTTGAAGATCTTATAGTATTTTGCATGAAGACTTGGAATCTTTACAGATTCTGTATGCAAGTTGTCTTCATCAATTTTCGAGTCTTCTTCCCAAAGTTTTTGAATTTCATCCAGGTTCATAAGGATAGATTTTATAAAGAACATACTTAAAGGTTACTGTAGCCACTGCATATTGCACATCTTGCAAAGTAGCATCGAATTCAATATCAGATAGAGATGTTGGAAACATTCCCTGAAATTTTACAAGTGTTGATGGTTGAAAATTACTATTGTAAATTAGTAGAGTTCCGTCAGAAACATTAGGATCTTGATTTGGATTTACTGGGTCACTTTTCATCCATTCCATGTACTCATATACACTTTCTGGATATCCTAAACCTCTCATCCAACTTTGGATAATATTGTAATTTTCTAGATTTTCATCAATATTGAAAGTGAGTCTAAAATCATCAAAAACAAGTTTATCTCCTGGAATGGGAATGTCCTTTAAATATGTTGGTTGAATTGCAACTCCCAAATTGATTCCAGGAACATTTGCTGATTTTGAAAAGAAATCTACCTTTGATGCTCGCTAAGATTAAACTTGAATCCTAGAGGACTGAGAAAATTTCTATTTGTAATTTGTTTATCAAAAGCACTAGACATTGTTTTTACTTTTATTTATCCCATAAAAAAGAGGGTCCGAAGACCCTCTCGATTGAGTCGTGAAATGAATCACATTAAATTGGAAACCTTTACTCTTCTGTAGTAACGGTTTGCATTGAGGCGGAGTCTTCCGAGTCCCTGATCGGTTCCTTCTGCAAATGGGTTGGCAACAATACCATAACGGGTCTTGAAGCCGATTTTTGGTTGGAAGGTGTCCTGACCGACGGCACGAACCATCTGGAGAGGAACATATGGGCAGTAGAAGATACCAGCATCGTAATGGCACTGGAACCCTTATAACCTACAACGTAATACTGATCAGCAGCAACGTTAGCAGCATATGGGTCAATGTATACACGATACTTACCTTGGAGAACACCAGCGAAGGTGTTACCGGTGTCATCAACATTGAGGTTAGCGTTGAGGGCAGGGGTATAATCAAGAACACCAGCCATGGTTAGAGCAGACGCAACATCAGCGGAGCAGATGATGGTGTTGCCCTTTCCTCTACGAGTTCTTTGTAGCGATAGCGTTTGCATCTCTCTCGATCTGGAAGAGTAGACCCTTGAACTTCTCAACAGACCAACGACCATTGGAGTCAACGTCGAGGTCGAATACACCAGCGGTAGCAGTGTTAACGGCAGCACCTTGTCAGCAACCTTATAGATGGTTCTGATAACTTCTCTGTTGATTTCAGCGAGGATCTCAGTAGAGAGGAATGTTAGCAAGTTCTGCTTCTGCGTTTAGACCGTGGATTGCCTTGAGGTCTTGAGCAAGCTGTAGGGAGTACTCAGCCTTGAGGGCGCGTGACTTAGCAGTTACGGTAACCTTTTCAATGCTGAATGCCATCTGGTTGAAGGCATTAGCAGCAGCGTCTCCGAGAGCCTCGGAATTGCCAGTTGCCATACCTTGACCAACGTTATATGGTGATGGGTTGGTTGTAGCAGATCCAACTGGGTTGAGAACGTTAGGATTGGTTCCATCCTGGTTGGTTGTACCGAAACCAACGAGACCATCGGAGAATCCGCTGGAAAGGTTACGGCTGTTGTTCTGACCAGAGAAGGTTGTATCTACTTCGTCGAAGAAGGTCTCAGTGCCAGACTGTGAATCGTAACGGGAACGCATTGCGAAGATGAGTCCAGTAGGACCAGCTCATTGGTTGAACGCCACAGATGTCATAAGCAATGAGATTGGGCATTGCACGACGAATGAGGCTGATTAGAACTGGGTCGAAACCAGCAACTGGACCACCAGCTGGCTGGAACCAGAGAATCCACCAGTACCAGCAGAGTTAACTGGGGAAGCTTCGCCGAGAAACTCGAGCGGACTCGCGGAGTTCTCTTTCTTGGTTCTCTAGAAGTTGTGCAGTTACTGCACGTCTGTGGGAATCTTTGATATCTCCTAGACCATCGAAGTCTAGAACTGGAAGCCACTTCTCCACTAACATTTGTGAGTTAATTCCGTCCATTTTAGTTTGATACCTCTTGGTAAGTGTTGTTAAACTGCGGTTTGAGTATTATTTAGAAATCACTTTTTAGGAACGTTGGAAAGTGCACGTAGATAAGCGTCCATAGAAGGTGAATGAATCACTTCCTGAAAATTCGCTTCTTCTGATAGATTTTCCGTTTCGTTTGCTGGAACACCAGCGTTTCTTGGGAAATAAGATTCCCTAAGAGTTACCAGCTTTTGGTAATAGTCATTATCGCTCTCAAACTCAACACTTTCAGCGAGACTTGCAAACTTATCCTTTTGGAAGTGCGAGACCCTCGGAAACTTGATTTAGAATTCTGTCAGCGACAGATTCTGCAAGTTTCGCATTTAGAGCAACATTTCTTTGAATTTGCTCGTTGAGTTTTGTTTCCATTTCATCAAGTTTTTCTACCATGCTCTCTAACACATCATATTTTTCTTCAGGCATTGATACATAATGTTCTTCAAAAAGACCCTTCATACCAGAGATGAAGGATTCTGTAATTTCGGTCTTAAGACCGGTTCTGACCCTGTGAGCATTTCTTCTAACCACTCAGAAGATACATACTCAAGGTATGAGTCAACTCTTTCGGCCAGTTCTAGTTTAATCTCTTCAACCTCTTCCGCAAGACATCTACGTAATGCTTTTCTAGAACAGATTGAATTTCTTTTGTTTTGGCATGAAGAGCGACTTCAAATACTAGTTTTGCCTTCTCTCTGAATTCCTCAGAAAGTTCTTCTTCACCAGAGAGGAGAGCTTCTACGTCCTCGTCAATGATGGAATCCACATCCTCCTCAACTTCATCTTCTTCTACATCAGAAAATTCTTCTTCTTCGCCATCTTCTGCAACAATTTCTTCATCTTCTTCAACTTCTTCCTTCATACCCCCACCTTGACCAGGAGTAGAAACTGGAGTTGCTGAAGTTGGAGGAGCATCAGGCGCGGAAGCCTGCGTTTACAACATCCTTAACTTGTTTAAGGGTTGTGCCAGGAGTCTTCAGCATATTGCTGTCGTCATCTGAGCCTGACTATTTTCTGGAGTAGGGCCTCCGAGATCTTCCCAGCTACCAGTTTGACCAGGAGTTGCAACCGAAGTTGCACTGGTGTGTGGCGCTTCCGGTGCAGACGCATTAGCATTTACAGCGGTTTTGGATTGTGAAGTGCCGGTTTCCATTTCTTGTAAATTCTTACCACGGGACATTTGTACTCTCCGATTACCTTTAGTATAATCTGTATTTATTTATAATTTATAGATTTGATAGAAACTCTTGAAACAAATTTAATTTTTGTTCATCGAGATTTTTTGATCAACAAGGGTATTAATTCTTCTTTGAGTTTTGAGCCAACTGTTCACGAAGAACTCCCCCCTCCCAAACCCACTCTTTACCTTCCATAATTCCAGAAACAAATGCATCTGGCAGCTGATGGGTCTGCTACAATATCAGCAGCAGTAGCTGAGCATAAAATCTTCACCAACGATTTTGTGTCCCTCACTTGTTGTTTGGAGTGAACCGACTCCGCGAGAAGAAACACCAAGCATTACACCTTCATCAAGAAGAGAGGATGCAATCTTACCCATTGGGGTGTTTAAAATTTGTGCTTTGCCTTTAAAATTATTTCCCTCTTGAGTAAGAGAAGTAATTTTATGAGAAACGCGATCTAAATTTACAGTGGGCCCATCTGGATGACCAAGTTCACCTAGGGCTCTACCCTTCATAATAAAGTTTTCGTTATAACGATTTACTTCACGAGAAAGAATGTTAATGGGATACATTCTTCCATTGCGGTTTTTAATTTCGCCCTGGAGAAATACTCCTTCAATGTAAAGTTTTTTATTAACACCCTTTCCTTCGGTAATAATCTTTACATTTGTGACTTCTTCGGTGATTAGTTTCATTGTTCTTAGTTGGTAAGTCCTACTTTAGCAGCTTTCACAGATGCAGAAGATGCAAAGATAACGTCGGTTGAAGCTTTCTGAAGAAACTCAACACCACCCGTTAGCCATCGTAAATGTGTTGGTGGTTGCGGCACCAAGCAGGAGTTGAAACGCTAACCGGTAACTGCAGCACCAGAACCATTGTATAGTCTTACACAAGTTGCTTCAGTAATACTTGAAGCCGTTCCTGCTGCTTGTTGGCATTGCAACTTCTGTTGCAATTATTTTTGTTCTTTGCATTGTTATAATAAAGTCCTATAATAGTTATTTATTATTCCTCGTCTTCTTCTTGATCTTCGTCTTCTTCAAAATATTCTTCTTCAGTTTCGGAATCTTCTTCAAATTCCATTTCTGGTCTACCAAATATTGAAGATGCAACAACTGGCCTAATAATATCAATGTTTTCTGCAGATTTTTGCATTAAAATTTCTTTAATACGGTCACTAATGTCTGCAGGAGACTCGTTAGAAACCATCATGTCAATGAGATCATCCATTTTTTTTAAATATCGAAGTTTACTTAAAGTTATTTATTAGATTCTGCCACCTTTAATGCATTTTGAACTTTTGGTGCTTCCTCTGTTGGAAGCATTTCTGCAATTGAAGTGTTATCTTCTGGATTCATAGGAACTTCTCCCATAGATGGTTGTTTTCTGGTTGTTCTTGCCCAATAGGTAGTCCAGTAGCTGGATCTACTGGTGGAGGAATAATTCCAGAGACTGTTTCAGCACCAATCTGTTCATCAATTTCTACAATTTCTGCATCAGTTTGTTTTAGGATATTTCTTCTTATATAATCTACAGAAAAATACTTGCCCACATATGGTTCCGCAGCGAACAAGAACATTTAATCTATTTTGAATGAGTTCTGCTTCTTTAAGTTCTGCAAAATGATTATCATAAACATAATCAAATTGAATATGATCTGAAAGAACTTTCCAATCTTCTGGAGTAACAACATTCTTAAGGAGAAGTTGAGTTTTTAACATATCCATGAAAAGATAAGAAAATCTCTTTCTCATTCTTCCTACAAACTTAGTAAATTTAATTTCGTCCCTCAGAATTTCTGACGAACGACCCAAATTAAATCCACCATTTCCGCCAAGACGAGACTCAGGAACTCCAAGGGATCTAAACAATTTTTTTTGAAAATACTCAACATCGGTGAGTTCTCCTAGATTTTGTCCACCAGGGAGAGTCGTAATTTCTGTTCCGCGCCCACCTTCTCTTCTTGGAGCCAAAAATCTTCCATCATAGACATCATTTTTTTATCATCACGAACTTCACCAGTATTTGCATCGTAAACTAATTTATTACGATAACGATTCATTATATCACGAAGATACTGTTCGGCTTTGATTCTTGGTAGGTTACCAACATCAATATAAAAAATACGACGTTCTGGAGCACGAGATAATCTGTAGATAACAAGACTATCCTCAATCATACGAAGTTGATTGAGAGCTTTAATTGACTTTATGAAGATATGAAAGAACTACCTGTTTATTTCTATCTACAAGACCAGAATGTACGTATGTAATTGCGTCTTTTGAAATTCTTGCCGCTGCCAGCTGAATTTTTAAAACTACTGACTGATTGACCAGCTCCCCGTACCTCTCACATTTGGATCATACTCATAAAACTCCTCAACTTCGGGAGTTGACATGTTTCCATTTGGTGTTTTGCCAGATGTAACCGAAAAAGATGGATTTAATACATGTTTGCCAGTCTTTTTTAATTTTTCTGACCAATTTAATTTTCATGGGATCAATATATCTTATTTCTTTAATCCCTTCTTCTGGTTTTTCTAAATCAATAACTTTGTGATAATAAATTCTACCATCTACATACCAATTTCTTAAAATTTCATGACATCTTTTATCGAAATCTAAAATTTCTTTAATGTATTTAAATTCCTGTCTAATTATTTGTTTAAGTCTATCTGATACCGGAACATTTTGTAAATCAATTTGAACTGGAGAATCATTTTGATCAGAAACAATAGCCTCGTTGATAATGTCTTCAATAGCACTATCCACTTCTGGATGAATCGCCATTTCACGATATCTTTTGATTAAATCGTACTCTGACTTGTAAACTCCTTCAATATCAACATACTGTCCATAAAATCCGACTTGCAACATAAAAATCCGAAGAATCTTCTTGATTCTCCGGAACTGGGGAGACAATAGATTTTTTAGATCTATCGTCTCCCGAATCTTGGATTTTAAAACCAAATAATTTAGGCATTATTCAAATATTAACTCTATTTCTATTATTTATAGAGGGTTCAAAACTTGTGGATCTGTTCCTAACTGAGTTCCACCAGCAGAATCTAAAGCATCCCACCATTGTACTTGAAGATCCACTGTAAATTCTTCGATTGTATCTGAAGAATCATAAGAAAGATCAATTGCACTAACAGCAGTTGGGAATATTCCATAAAACTTATACGCTTTAAGAACAGGAATTGAATCTCCAGCATCCAGTCGTAGTAGGACTAATGACATTAGACTGTGCAGATGAAACTGATGATCTACCAAACTGTTTTACAATAGCATCTCTTTGGTATTGAGCGGGATTAATTAATCCAGAATTATCATCATGTTTGTTAATTGCATTCATCCATCTTTCAAAGGCTGTTCTGAGTGAAAAATCAATATCATTGATAATTGTAATTGTCCAAACATCAAATGTTCTGTCTCCCGCAATTTTTAAAGTTCTTCCTCTGAAAGGGACTTCAATTACACCAACATTAGATGCTGGTAAATTTGCAGATTTGATCATGAATCTAGAAAGTTCATTTACACTTCTAGTTTGATCTGTGGTTGAAGCTCCAATTGAATTAGTGGCAAATGCCGGAAAATTCATTTCAATTTCAAACAGATTTGGACGAGCTGCTCCACCAATCAACCTTGCTTTAAAGTCTTCTAACGTTCTGGAGCCAAAACTTGGAGTATTTGAAAATGTCATTTTTGTTTACCTCTGTAGGGATTGATGTTTTAACAAATTAAACGGTTCCAACAACTTCTTCAAAACTAATACCAGTTCTATTAGCAACAAAAGTAAGACCAATAAAGTTAATCGATCTGTTTGGTTTGATAAAAATATCAGCCCTAAATTGATTTGAGTCAATTACATCTGGAGTATTATTTGATTCATCACAAATAACTAAGAAGTCCGTGATTCCTCTTTTTGACTTAACATCACGAAGATATGGTTCAACGATATTTACAAAATTTGCTCTTGTAATAATATCATTAAATTCAAAGAGTTGAGCTTTGCCAGCTTCAGAAATAGTGTCTTCAATGGTCAGGAATAAACGGCGAACGTTAATGCGATCAAATGCACTTGCAATAGATAACGCCGTTTTATCTCCAAAAAGAATTATTCCAGCTCCTGGGGAAAATATTACAGGATTGATTCTCTTAGGATAAAGCAAATCTCTTTGTGCCTGAGAGGGATTATAAGCAAGTTTTACAGCATTATTAATTACTCCTCTTGAAGCTCCAGCTGGAGAAAACCAAGGATAATTATTAATTGAAGTTCTTGCCATTATTCCTGCAACATCTGCATTTAAAGGCACATATCTAAATTCATTATTAAATCTATCAAACATATACTTGTAACCAGAATCAAATACCGCATATGATGAAGAACTTAAAGAATCGAAGAAATCAATAATATTATCTGTTTGAGTATCACTATTTGTAACATTAACTACTCCACTTCTTGTTGGAGAAACACATGCAATGCAATCTTTTCTATTTTCTGCAATATCAATTAATCTATTTGCTTTTGCTTGTGCATCAAATATTGTAGATCCGCCAGATGGCCCTGCAATTAAAAAGTTGATTTCATATTCTGCAGGATTTCTAAACACTTCATAAGATGTTAATACTTCACCTAAAGTTGCTGACATTCCTCCAGTAGCAGAAGAATAATCATATCCATTTGACAATGAATATGACTTATTTCCAAAACAACCAAAATTAGTTCCTGAAGCTTGTTGTCCAGAAGCTATAGAACCTCCACTAACTTGTGTATATCCATTAATATCTGTAAATTTAACTCCAGAAACAGAATCACTAGCACCCGCAAAAACGTAAGAGGATATATTTGACAAATAATTTTTGTAATAAATGTTTTCGGACGGAGAAATTTTCCAGTCAGAGCTTTTGATAAATTTGTATATTTTTCTAAAATATTACCAGATGTTCCTGTTATCGAACCACTTTCATCTACAACGGCAATATGAATCTCATCATTTTTCCCACCTCTTTCGACTGGCATATTCAGATGTACCTGGTTTTGGAGCAATCGACTTCCAGAAAATTGTAGAATTTGACAATCCCAAAGTTTGTTGATCATACCAATCCAAAGCAGTTGTACTCGAATTTGTAAGCAATCCCTCTCCAAAACCATCCGTTCCATCAGCAATACTTCTAGTATATCTCACGACTAAAGTAGTTGATGCTAACGATACTGGAGAAGCGGAATTGATCAAAAGTTGTCCTGTACTGATAGCAACAATTCTTGCCTGATAAAGCTCCATTTAAACTTTGAATTAAATCTCCAACATTAATGGATGACACCGGTAGTGCTGATGGAAAAGTGACAACTGTTGATCCTATCCAATACGTTGCAAATCCATCAAATCTAAATTTCTCTAAAGAAGTCGCAGTCCCAGCATTATTGAAAACTTGATAATAATTTCCAGAACCATCTGGAAATCTATTTAATCCGAATGATTTATAAGAAATTTCTGTAGCAAGACCAGTGATATTGTTGTGAAGACTTATAACTTTAACATCAATGTCATTTTTATTTACTTTAGTAACAATTCCCTTCACATATCCATCAAAATTTTCTACCGTTCCTGCAGCTGTATGCATAACTAGTTCCGATTGAACAAGTGATGGCAAATCCAGGCAGAAATACCAAAGGTTCCAATTCCTAGTCTTTGATCCGCAAAAGCATCAATAGCACAAACCTTTAAACCATTACCCCAGGATCCTGGGTTTTTAGCAGCAAAAATCCAATTATTATCTGAAGAATGATTATTAACAAAATCTTCTTGTCCAGTAATTTTTAAGTTAACTGGAGAAGAGACTGGGTAATTTGCATTTTTTAAATTGGTGGAATCTGTTCTAACCACTCTCAGAGTTCCACCATAAGATAAATATGATGAAGCAGATAACCAATACTCATACTGACTGTCAGAACTTGATGGTTTACCAAAAGTATTCAATAAATCTTGTTCGGTTTCTATGAGAATTGGTTCAGCTTACTGGACCTTTTATAAAAGGACCAGCAAACTCCTACTTGATCATTTACTGCATCAATTCTACCTACAGTAAGATCAACTTCTCTAACTTTTATGCCAGGTGATACTAAGTTTAGCGACATTTGTTTCCCTCTAAAGAAGTTCAACTTAACTACAAATTATTTATTATTTGCTAACTTTATATTGGGGAAACAATCAGTGAACACTACCAGTCGGGATATTCCCATGAGAAATCTTTGCTTTTTTCTTTCTATTGTTAATAATTCTTCTTTTAGTACACTCTTTACATTCATATGAATAAGATGAAGGAATATCACCTCTTCCCCTTCGAGTTAAATAAAATCCATCTAATAGATCTTTAATTTCTTCACAAACTCTACACTTTCTTTCGGTGAGGAATAAATGTTCTAGATCAAATTGATCATCAAAATTCATTATTGATAATCCCACATAAATGATCTATCTCCATATTCATCTATGTACCACCTATCACCCTCTTCATCTATAAAACTTTCTTTATTATCCAAACCGTCAGAAATAAATCCAAAAGGAGCCATGTCTTGTTCAATTTGATTTCGTTGTTCTTCGTATAGTCTTTTACGAACATCGTTGTCCGTCATTTCTTTGAAATATGGTTGTGCAATTAACCAAGCAAAAATTACTAAACACATTGCAAGATCATCATTGCACCCATCTTCAGCCTCAAACGAATTTGATTTTTGAATAAATGTTGTCAATTCACTAATTGTGTCATAATCTTTAATAATAAGTTTATCACTTTCTATTAATGTTTTGAGATTCATGCATCCAATCTTTTTGACATTTTTGGACATCTTAACTCCCATTTGAGATTTCTTTCCAGAAAATCCCTGACCAACCAATTGTCCAGCACGACCTCTCATTGTACACATGAGAACACTATCATATTCCAAATCCATATGAAGAATCTGTCCAACCTGTTCTCCAATATCATTAACTTCGACAAGAATGTATGCTTTGTTATAAGCAACAGCAAGATCTTTAATGATATTCGGGAATAACATCGGTTTAATTTGATTGTCTCTATACTTTGCTACAAGATGATATGGAAATGTCGTTACATCACATATAGTAAATGCAGAATAATCCTTTTCTACACCACGAGCTACATCTACAGTTAAAACATAATTATGATCTTTCTTCAGGTTCTTCATAAATATCCAATCCTGCATTATGACTTGATTGGATCCTCGTAGATTAAAGATCTAAGTTTTGCTGCAGATATAAGAGTATCAACAGACCCTAAAAATTCACACTCAAACTCAACTTTGAATTGTTGTTCCGAAGTGTTTGCAATGGTTCGTGCTTTCCATTTATCATCTCTACCAGGAACTTCAGACCAATGAACATCAGTAGGTACATATTCATTCTTACCGCGTTCGGCGTCGTGCCACATGCGGTAGAAGTGGTTCATACCACGAGGGGTAGAAACTATGATGACCTTTGTGCTTTGTCCAGACGATATAGTAGGATAAACAGAGGCAAAGAATTCATCAGCAATGTGATTTGGGATGAAAGCGAATTCGTCCAGAAAGATGATATTATACGATCCGCCTCGGACAGCAGATGCAGAAGTAGATGCGGCGATAATCTTGGAACCATTTTCTAATTCTAGTGATCGTTTATTCCATGATACGATACCTTGTTGCATCCACTTTGGTAGTTTCTCGTATGCAAACTGTAATCTACCTAAGAAGATCTTGTGCAGTGGATGCCTTGTTCGCTAGAATAGCTATGTATTAACATTATCGTTAAACACTGCATAATGTAACAAATATGATACGCAGGTTGTTGACTTACCCGTCTGACGAGGCATCCTACAAATATTAAATCTGTGTTTATGAAAATTATTGATCAACTTTTCCTGAAACGGATACATCTTAAATGGTATCTCACCATGATCCAGTGAAACAATTTTGATATAATTTTTAGCAAAATACACAGGGTCATTCTTGCACTTGATAAACTCAAGAATTTGATCCTGTGAAAATTCTACGGCTACATTAGCCTTTTTCAAATTTGGATTACCCAAATAGACTTGATCAGTCATAAAATTATAATTTTGCTAAATTTCCTACCAGCTCCTGTTGTTGTAGAAATAGTTTACAATAGCTTTCGCAAATTGCCTTGCCAGTTCATCTCCATCTAATTTATCTATGATTCTTGCCTGTTGTTCATAAACAAGCATTTTATTAAGATCACTTAATTTAATATCATCGGGATCAATTGTCATTTTACTTACCTTGAATTACTACAATTGGTTTGGATGGATCGGTAGGGCTTGGATACCACTGCAGTATAACTGCACCTGGATAGAATTTCTCAATTTCCGTTTTTACTTCATCTTTAGAAGGTCTCTTCATATTTGGGAAGAAGAGTTGAAGATTCATCATGGGTCTACCTCTCCATGAGAAGAGTATAGTATAAACATTACCAGTGGATTGTATCCGTTGATAGTCCTCGTTTGTCAATTGTCCAGGTTGAATAACTGAATCTGCAAGAGGTAAAGAAGGACCAGAAAGTTTTCTCATTGCAGCATCCTTCTCACCTTTGTTTGTAGTTCCAGTTGCAAGATTTCTGATCTTTGATTGTCTTTGTGCCTGTCTATGTCCAGAACCGATTTCAAAACTTACATTCTCATTTGCTGGATGAATGTTGTTCGGATCATAAGGTATTCTGGAGTTAATGAAGCGGGAAGTGAAAACATTTTCCAATAACCTTCACCATACTTACACTCCTTCATGGTTTCATTCTTTTTACATTTAGGACAATATCTTTCAACCTCACCCATTTCTTGGAGTTCAAATGATTCTTTCTTAGTTTTATTTCCCCAATTGGCTGCACCAACTTTACGACACTTAACTAGAGCTCCAGATGCATATGCAGAAGGCCGAAACTCTATAACGAGATTTTACCTTTGAATAACACGCATCTTTTTCTCCAGCCAGCTTCTTTAACATCAGTAGAAACATAAGTTGGTTTTGCACCACCAGATTTTTGTTGTTGTCCTGGATCTCCTCTTTTCTTTCTTCTTGATGCAGACAATCTTTCTGCCTTTTTTCATACTCTCTCTTTTTTCCGAAGAGACGCACTTTGGAGTTCCCTCTCCTGGTTCATCACTTGCACAAGTCCCACCAGTAACAACATTTACCCATCCAGGTTTTCCTTCTTTTGATTCAGAATCATGAAACCAGTTCCAAAGTGGACTTTTTTTTGCACTTCTTCAAGTTCTACTTCTTCTTTTTTGACACAGTTTGGATATCTTTTTCCAAACATAGTCTTCATACCTTTTTCTTATATCCAGACCAACATTTTTCATCAAGCGGTTGTGTAAATGATTTGAACTCATAATCGGAACCTTTAATAACATCAATTACGGTAGCAAAAAGATTTCCATTTGCATCAAGAATTTCAGCATCCTCTTTAATTCTTTTTTACGACCCTGACAATCGAGCTGCTCTGTGAGAATCCTTTTGGGTTGTCGCAATTAATTGACTTCTTATATTTCTCAGACCAATCTTCTTTTACTTTCTCTACTTTTTTGAGTTTAGAATAGTAGTTTGGAACTTCATCTAAATGTTGGAGGGCAATATCCATTCCCTGATCATTATCTGTCGTGTGTTCATGTTCTACTTTCATCCCCATCTCAAGTTGTTTTTGGATTACTGATGGGGATACATCATAGCTTTTGCGATTTCTTCTACCGACTTGTGGCCTTTGAAACCTTCTTTTACTTCTTTAGTTCTTTTGGTGTCATCTTCTCCGTGAGAAAGATGATCGGCTGCTGTATCAAGATACTCTGCAGCTTAGTGATCTTTGACTGAACCCATACTTCAAGATCTCCCTCACCATTGAGTTTAGTCATCAATCTATTAATTGCATCTTTATGTTCTTAAGTTCTCCACGGGCCATGGAAAACTCAAAGTCTTCTCCAAGAGGTGCAATAGTTTCTAGGTCTGCGAGAATAGACCACTCTTTAAAGGTGAGTTTATCCATGTATGTTTATAAATTTCCTATTTTTATTTAGATAGATCTTGATTCATTGAACTCTTCAAAAACTTCTGGAGTTCTGCGGTAGATCCTAAGAACACTGCATTGTTTGTAACACTAGTAGGTGCAGATCCTTTTTGTTCTTGATTGATATCTTTCATCTTCTTCTGAAGATCTAGAAGTTTGTCAGTCACATCTCCAACATTCTTAATTAATTGTCCAGCAACTTCATATGCTCTAGGAGAATCCGATTCTTGTGCAAGTTCTAGAATGCCGTTGATTGCTTCTTGACCCTTTTCAATAATTGAATAGAGTTGTCCTCTAGAGTACTCATAGTCTTTTTGAAGTTGTTCAGTGGAATCCGCAATCTTATTAATTGCAACTGGTTCCGACTTCACAATTTCAGATTGAATTGGGGTTGTCTCAATATTCAGAAGCCTTATCAATGTTTTCAAAACTCATACATCGACACCTTTTGTTGTCGCTATAAATTCTACCGTCACCAAATTCGTAACGAGACTCACTAAATCCAAAATCATCATCCAAATTGATCAATTCATCATCAGCATCATCAATCACATTAACAGAAGTTCCCGATGTGTGTATTTCAATATTAGTACTATCTTGACCTCTATTTACAAATATTGTATTTCCATCAATTTTACGAATGAACATAGACTCAGAATTAATCATGATATAAGATTTTTCAGATAATACGGATCCATCAACAACAGTAAATTCCGTTTCATCTACAGAGATGTCTTGAGAAATTTGAGTAATCTCATCATTGTTATAATCTTGCAATGCTCTTGGTTCTGCCTATATACCTTAATTGTCTAGATGCATTGATTCTATTTGTATTCGTATAATAATCTACTTGGACTTGTTTAATGATAGCATCATTTGGACTTCCAATCGGACCAAACAAATAAGTTTTAGCAACAAAATCTAAAGTATAAACCAAAACTCTTCTTGTAGTAAAATCTCCCTCATATTGATCATCCATTGCAATTCTTTCAAGTATCATTGGAACATCTCTTGTTTCTCCAACACTTGTTAATAAATCAATAGTTAAATTAAAATGTGGTTGAAAATATGGCAATATTTGTTCTACTACTTGCAAAGCATCTTCATTTAATTTAGACATTATTGAAAGTCTAAAATTTACATTATAAGGAACAGGCATAAAAACCTTTGATAGCTGATTATTTGATTCATCTAAAACTTTAAAAGTTTGCATAGTAGAAGACTTTCTGCTAGAATCGTATGAAATTCCAGTCATTTCAAAAGACATTCTGGGAAGAGTAATTGCAACTCTTTTTTCAAATCTGGAACTTGTTCAATTCTTGCCAGAATTTTTGAACAGGTCCATAAGAAATTGGAACTGTAATGATACTAAAATCATCTCCAGCATTATCTTTGTGTTTAATTTGAATATTATTAAAAAGAGTACCAAAAGCTACTATGGTTTTTCTCAGTATTTCGTGATAAAAGTAACTTGAGATCATTACAAGTGTGCCTGTAGAGTAATAATTATTTAGTTAGTATTCACCAAAAGGGTTCTTCTGACTGAAATCTAAAATTTCATCTGCAGATAATTCAATTTCAATATTCTCTGCATATGCGTCTAAAAATTCATTTGTTTGAACGGTTGATACTTTATAACTTGCAGCAGCTCCAACTATAGATTCTCCTCTTGCAAACGTACCATCAACGACAGAAAGTTTAAGAACTCTATTAATAGAGTCCCAACTTTTAACGTATCCAGTTGTACCAGTTCTAGAACCAGTAACGACTTCATTGTAATCGTAATCTCCGAACGTTGTTGAAGTAGGATCAGTGAAAGATATTGTTGGCGTAAATGTATATCCTGCACCAGCGTTGGAATAACGAACTGCAACAACGACACCATTGGAATTGAGAACTGTTTCAGCTTTGCATTTCTGATATTAGAAGAAATTCCGTACTTGTAGGAATGAAAGTTCTTTGAATTGTAACTTGAGGCACTGTAGTATATCCAACTCCTTCCGGATGAAATTCCAATGACCCCAAGAACTCTTGTGTTTATAACAGCAGTTGCAATTCCACCAAATCCACCTCCACCAGAAATACTAACGATGGGAGGTTCTGTATATCCAAATTCCGGGATTTGTAATAAGAATTCTATCAATTGCAAATTTTTGATTTGTAGATCTACTTGTCATAATAGCAACAGCTGTTGCGGTTAACCCACCAGCTGGTGCAGTAGATATAGAAACTATTGGTGCAAAAGAATAACCAAATCCATCGTTAAGAAGATCTACATATTGAACCGATTTGGAATTTGGATTCGTTGTTGCAAACCCAACCGTCGCAGCAGCTACTGTCGCACCAGATCCAACCATTTGAATGGTATAAACATTTCCAAAATCCTTGATAGACTCATTGACTTCAATTCCTGTTGGGTCAACTTCTGGTACATCAATAATCTCATCTTCGTATTCAAATCTTTCACATCTTAACTCATAAACATATAAGTTATTAAGTTGATAGAATGGTTTTTTCCCTCAACATATTTTATTTCAAATAAGGATTCATCAAGTGGAAACCAAATTAAATCTCCTTCTTGAGGTCTATACGCAACTTTTCTCTCGTCTTCTGGCCACAATTTCAGTAGAGGAGAAATAAAATCATCATATCTCTCCTTTGAAATTACAAGATTGATTTCATCATTACTTCTGACACCAAATTTGCTTAACAAATCTCCATTACCACCAAATCCTTCAAAGTTCATTAAGTAAGCTCTATACGAAAACTATCATCAAACTTTGATGCGGTAACTTCTTTAATGACCGTATTTTCTCCAATAATTCTTCTAGGCATGTATAGAACATCCTGTCCATACATTTTGAGTTGTTCGTTAATTAGATCTTGAATAAGTCTCTACCTCACTCGGAGATCCTTGAAGAAAATAAGAGTTAAGTGGTGACATATCAACCTATGAGATCCATTGGTGGTAATTCGTATTCGTCTTTGAGTTGTTGTTCTAATTTTTCCACTTCTGCAACTCCATCATCATAGATTTGTCTACCATTGAGTTGCACTCCTCCGGAAGAAGAACTCCGTTAAATTTAATCATGTTTTGACCCCATTGTTTTTTAATCGAGATGCGGTTAGATATTTTTTCAACCACCAATCATTATAGAGTTTAGGAGCATCTGCAGGATCAAGAATCCTATAACAATCAATAATTACATACTCATTCTCACCAACCTGAGACCAATCAATATCAAGATAGAGTTTATGATTCTTTTTGTTAAAACGAATTTGTGCATTTGGGTTCAATAACCAATCCAAATCTTCGAGGTATCTTTTGACCATTGCATAGTTTAGGAGATCTAATGCACCATAATAATAAACATCATTTAAGAATAATTGATATTTGATATTGAAAAGACCATCTGATATGGTACTAGAATTAATTTTGAGGATATTATTTACACCAATAATACTATCTGGAAGGGGTAGATAGTTAACTCCTTCAACATAAGTCAGAGAAGTTAATCCTGCACCAACTACTACCGGAGATGTACTTGCAGACCCTACTGGACCTGGTTGGGCTTAGAGTTGTTTTAGTTGCAGGAGTGAGTTTATGTTTTAGAAATACACGATCAATACCATCATAGTGACAGCTCATGATAATATTGAATTGCATCAGTCAATTAGATTATCGATTTGATCGTCATCTACATTTATTTCTAAAACTGGCTTCCCTAGTTGTTTGAGACAGTAATCTTTCAACTCCGACTCTACTAGATGGTTGCACCATAAAAAAATACCCCTAGTCTTCTAGAGGTATTTATAAATTAACAATAAAGGCATTGACTAAATAATCTTAGTACATTACTAAGATAGTAAAATGACATTATATATTGTTAGCGCAAGACGTTTATCTGATGGTCATACCATTGAAAAATCCCCACGCTTAACAACTAATGAGTTAAATGAGGCAATTGATTTAGCAAAAGAATTTTCCTACTGGAAATGCAAGAATCAGAAGGAACTGCATGGCTATTCAATGTTTTTGAAGAAGAAGGTTAAAATTAAAATCTCTCACAAAGAGTTTTAAGCATTAAACAATGTTCTAAACCAGATATTACTTCTCTCACAGAAGATTCTGATCCAGATTCTACATGCGATAATACCGAAATGATTTCAGCATCTTCTTCTGGAGTCCAATTCAGCTCCATCTAAAATTTTTACTTGATCTTTAAGTTCTTCTAAGGTCATTTTTCTGATACTTTAAAATTATTTATAATTTAATTATGACGATTAATCAAATAAAAACAATAACGATCGTTGGTGGAGGAACCAGTGGGTGGTTATACAGCTGCATTTTTATCCCACAATAACCCAAATATAAAGATAACAATAGTAGATAAAGAAGTTGGATGCCCAGTAAACATAGGAGAAGCAACCATACTTAATTTTGGACCATTCATGGAAATGTGTGGATTTTATATTGAAGATTGGTTTATAAATGTAGATGCAACATATAAATCTGGTATCTTATTTCCAAATTGGGTAACAGAAGGAAAAAGTGTTTGGCATCCATTTTATATGAATCCAATTTTTGATGAAAAATTTTCATTGCATGATGCATGGTGTAAAAATAAATCATATGATTTTGTTGAATATGCCTTACCCATGTATAAAAACTCAATGTGCAATACTATTGATAGAAATGAATTGACTGCATATGCATTTCATATTGATTGTGGTAAATTAGTTGAGTTTATAAAAAATAAACTCAAAAATAAAATTAATTTTATACAATCGGAAGTTATTAATTTAGAAAAAGATAATAATAAACTAAAAAAAGTATTTCTAAAAAATTTTAAATAATCGAATCTGATTTGTTTATAGATTGCACTGGATGGAAAAGTTTATTAAAAGATTCAGACAGAAACTATTTGAATGGGAGATTGTTCTGTAATACTCCTCTATGTTCTAGAATACCATATACGAATAGAAAAGAAGAATTAACTCCGTATACAATTACCGAATCGGTACATCATGGGTGGATATGGAAAACACCAGTGCGAACAAGAATTGGATCTGGATTAGTCTTTAATAGAGATATCACAACAATAGAGGAAGCAAAAGAATATTTTGTAAATTACTGGAATAATAGGATTTCAAAGGAAGATTTAAAAGTTTTGGAATTGGACCCCATATTATTCTAATAATATATGGGAGGAAAATATTGTTTCAATAGGACTTTCTCCTGGATTTATAGAACCACTGGAGAGTACTGGTTTAGCTCTTAATTATTGATGGATTAAAAAAATTGCAAAATAAAATATCAGATAGAACTTGGTCTAAACTTGACACAGAAATATATAATCTAGAAATGAAACTTCATTTTGAAGATTGTATTGATTTTGTCAGTACTGCATTATTCTAAACCATACAAAAATACTCCTTTTTGGAATTTTGTTAAACAAACTTACAATCCTTCTGAAAAAATAAAGTTAATCGAAAAAATTCTTTCCGAAAAACTTCTATACTCAAAAGACCGAAGCGAATATCAAGTATTTTCTGGTGCAAATTGGACTACTTGGATGATTCAACTGGGATACGAGGTAAATAGTAATACAACTGTTGATTCTAGAATTTTAGAAAAAAGTATGATAGAATATAACAATAAAATTGAAGCTTTCAGAAAAAGTTGGTCTGTTGACCATGATACAGAAATTAAAAGATTAGAATTATTCTATAACCTAACATGATAAATAAAGGAATTTATAATCCAACACTAGAACCTAATGCAATTGTAGGTGGTTGTATTTCTATCTACCGAAAATACACTTGGACAAATTGGAAAGAAACTATTGAAACTCTAGAAAATGAATGTAATACTCCAGATTTCCAGAATATATTTGAAATGACCACAACAATAGGTACTGGTATATATCAAAATCAAAGAACAAATCTAGATTTAGGAATCACTTATTGTGTCAGAGCTTCGGAAATAAAGAATTAATAAAAATACAAAATCAATTTTGCATGTTAATTAATTCTACTACCAACTTTCTATGTAAATAAATTCCAAATAACAGAAAGTTATTTTCATGAACCCTATAATTCCTTAAAATATAAAGAAAATACCGAATATAAAACTCATTATGATGGATGCACATCTACGCATCGACACATTAGTTGTATATTATATTTTGAATGATAATTATCTCGGGGAGAAATAGAATTTCCAAATTTTAATGTAAAAATTAAACCACAATCGGGAATGTTTCTAATGTTTCCATCCAATTTTGCATACGCACATACCGTTAAGCCAGTAGTAAGTGGAACAAAATACGCTTCTCGTTACTTGGTTGCACGATCAACCAACAGGAGAATTGAAATGATATTTAGAGATAATTCAAGTATAACTATCGATTGTTTTACAAATTCTTCTGTAGTACTATGAATATTTTCCTATTACACGGCAATTAATGTTAAGTCCAAGTTGGTGGGAAACTCTTTCTCCGAATTTTGAAGTAAATCAAAATGGTACTTTAAGAACAGAACTCGCAACAATTAAAAAATACCAGGTATTTTTTCTTTACTAAAAAAAGGATTTGTAGTTTTAAATCCTGCAGAACTTTCTATGCAAATTAAAGATGTAAATGGAGAGTTAAAATTTACCTACAAATTTGTTGGACCTAATCCAAGATCATATGTTGATTTGCATGATCATAGACAATATTTAGGAGTTTTTGACAACAAATATTTACAAGCAAAAATTACGTTACCTTGGTTAATAAAAGAAAAAAAAGGAGTTGAGTTTTTGTTATCAGAACCAACTTGGTCAATGAAAGATCCAGGTGAATACCTAATTCCTCCGGAATATTAGATTTCAAGTATCAAAATAATATTAATATAAATTTGTTTATTGAATTAAAAGAATCTAGAATTAATATATCTCCTGGATTTCCTCTTCCTTACATTTTAATTCCTATTTCAGATAAAAAAATTAAAATAAAAAATCATTTAATAACTAATGAAGAATATCAAAAAAAATTTGAACTATCCCAACCCCTTGGTTGGACCTCATTTCATAGAAAAAGAAAAGAAATAATAGATAGAAAATCAAAGTGTCCTTTTTTAAATTTTTGTAATTATGTTCTGTGATTTATTTTTCCTACTGCAGTTTGGTATGATACTCTATCAATTAATACGGAAAATTTATTAAATTTTATTTAAGAAAAAAGAAATACATGTGAAGGAAAAGTAGACTAGTAACACAAATGGTTGGCAATCAAAAGATTTTTCCCCAGAAAGTGATGTAAGATTGTATGAACTATCTTTACGAAATATATACAAGAAGTTTAAAAGTAGTAGAACAATTCAAATATGATCTATCTGAGTTAAATTTAAAGTTCTTAAATATGTGGATAAATATTAACTACAAAAATTCATCAAACAGAGTTCATATTCATCATAATTCAATTTTATCTGGTGTTTATTATTTAAAGTGTCCAGAAAATTGTGGGGATCTTGTATTTCCTAGAAATTATTCGGAATCATTTATCATAGATAGTATCGGTTCTATTAAAGAAGACAATACATTTAATCATAGGTCAATCTCGTATAGACCAGAAGAAAATAAATTACTACTTTTTCCATCTTGGGTTCCTCATGAAGTGACAAATAATAACTCGGAAGAAGAAAGAATTTCAATTTCATTTAATTTGGGAATATCTTAAGATGAAAGAATATAGTATCGGTGTAATCGGTGGAGGTTCGCTGCTGCAGCTGTATCAATTTTATCCATTTTGAATCGCTTCAAAAAGAGAAGGTCTTCCAATAAAATTGACATGCATTTACGATCCAAACATACCAACAATACAAGTTGGAGAATCAAGTAGTAGTCCAATATTAACTTTATTAATTAATGTTATCAACTTTAAGAGTTTTGGATAATTTACCGGAAATTGATGGAACAATAAAGTATGGCGTAAAATATGTAAATTGGTCCAAAAAAGATTTTTATGTAAATCATATAGAACCTGCAATTCATTTAAAATAGTCAGAAATTTAGTAACTGGATATTGAAAAAGTAAAAAATAATCATACAAATATATTTTCAATTTTTAATGACAATATTAAAAATTTAATAAATGAAAAAAATAATCAAATAAGTGTACAAGGAAATAATTCAACTTATGTTTTTGATTATGTTGTAGATTGTAGAGGATTTGAAAACAATTTTTAATATCAATTCCACAGAATATTCTAAACCCGAAGTTTCATCAGTAAATTCTGTTATTTTATTACCAGAAAATATATCAAATGCAAGTGAACTCTACACCACATCAATAGCTGATGCATAGAAATGGTTGGATGTTTCAGATTCCACTAACAACAAGAAAAACTTCTGGATATTTGTATAATAAAGAATTGACATCGTATGATGAGGCAGTAAAAGATTTTTGTAAATTAAAAAATATAGATGAGAATATAGTCTATAATTTAAGGCATTTTTCTTGGGAAGAAAGATATAGAAAAAATCCTACTAGAATGGAAATATATTATATTGTGGTAATAAATTATTTTTCTTTGAGCCCAGTAAGCTTTTGCATTACATTACTACGCTGTTTTAACTGATATTACTAATCTCAAGTATTAAAAGAAAATCCCAAAGAATCAAATACTATTGTTGATAACTTTTATTGTGATTCTATAAACAAAATACAAGATGTTATATCTTTAACTTACCAATCAAATATAGAATATAAAACTGAGTTTTGGAATAATATTAAAAAAAAATCAGAAAAAAGATTAATGAACTCACAAAATTTTCGTGAATGGTGTTCAAATATTCAAAATTTTACACATTATTTTTCACATTCAAATGAAATGTTATTAAAGATAGTGGAAGGTATGGAGATAGACATTAATAAATTTAAAATTTAAAGTAAAATGAATTATATAGAAATTTTTAAAGAACTATCTAATAACATAGATCAGTGGAAATGATAGTTATTTCAATCATTCAATATCTGTTTTTAATATATTAAAAAAACTAAATTTAGACGAAGATGTTTGTGCAGCCGGATTATATCATTCAATTTATGAAACGGAATTTTTCAATCCAAATATTCAAATTTCCAGACAAAAATTAATTGAAATTATAGGTAAAAAATCTGAAGAATTGGTATTTAAATTTTGTCATATAAGAAATAGATTTGAATCAATTTTAAATAATGATTTTGAATTCAATTCTTTATATTCATAAATCACTTTGTTATATTGAATATGCAAATTTAAAAGAACAAAGTGAAAGAATTTCGGACCCTATCCTACTACAAAGATGTATCTTATTGCAAGAAAAATTAATGAATTATATTCAAAACATGAGCACTATGACTACAATTTAATTGACGAGAAAGATTTATATATTTTTGATCATTTTTTGGATAAAAGTCATATAGAACTATTAAATCAATACTGTTATAATAGTTCCTATCAGACCAAATCATAAAAGTAATATATCTACAAATATTGATTCTCGTTTTGCGCTAATATCTCTCCGAGTGAATTTGAAAATACAAAATTAATTCCAATAATATCAAAAATATCAAAAATTTTAAAAAAACCTTTATATATTGCACATCACTACATAAATCATTATGGACTATTAACGGGAGTAACTGAACATTGTGATAGAGATGATATTGGACAATATACAATATTGGTTTTTCCCAATAACTTTTGGGATAGAACTTGAGGTGGAGAAATTGGATTTTATAATAAAGGAAACATTCATAATATTATAGAATATAAATCTGGAAGAATACTTGTATTTGATGCAAGAATATCACACAAAGTTTTTCCATTAACCAGAAACTCACAGTCAGATAGATATTCTATAACTATCAAAACTTGTACCGAAGAAGGATTAAATATCTTTGGTAAAATATTACAACCCCTACTTAAGAATAGACTCATGAATGATTTTCACATAAAAGGATATATTGGAGTAAAAGAAATTGTCTCAAAAGACGTTGTTGATTTGGTTTCACAATATACCTTCTGGACGAATTATTAATTTTCAAGAAGAACTTGGAGATGAACTTCAAGTAAAAAATATGCACAGCAAATATGCAGACACTTTAACGGAGTCGTTACACTTTACAACTACAACCAAAAATAGAATATGTTACTAAAATGGAACTTATTCCAACGTATTCTTACTATAGAATTTATAGACCAGGAAGTGTGTTAAAAAAACACGTCGATAGACCATCTTGTGAAGTATCAGCTTCAATATGTTTTAATTATTTTTACGAACATGAAACGGACACTCTAAAGTGGCCAATATTTTTTAATGGAACTCCTTTGGTTTTGAAATCTGAAAACCTACTAGTTTATAAAGGAATGGAGGTCCCTCATTGGAGAGAAGAACTTAAAACTTCAGATCTTTCTTTTCACATACAAGGATTTTTTCATTACGTCAATAAAAATGGTCCACATACGGACCACACTTAGATAAAAGAATGTGTATAGGAGAAAGAAAAAAATCTACTTCCAACAAATTTGAAAAATCTTATATAAGTACAATTAATTAAAATTTATATAAATAATGCAATCCTTGCCTATCAACTCTTACTCCGGATCCCATCCAATTGGATAGGTTGAAAATGGTATATTTTTTGATTTTAAATATTTTTTGCATTGTTTTTCTGCGTTAGATCCATAAAAAGTGACAAGACCTCCTTGGGATTTTGGCAAATTTACCATATAAAATTCTGCATGTGGTCTCCAGCTGCATATACTCCAGAAAATCCTCCTCCAGCCTCCAGCATTATTTGATGATTCTTCTGATATATTCCCTATCATTCCAGATGACCACTCCATAATCACTTCCCATATATCAATATCTTCTATTTGCAATTCTCTGCTCGTAATCCCATTCACTTGTTGGGGGATAAACAGTTTGTCGTAAATCATCCAGGAAGATTCAAAATATTCAGATCCACGCTTGTCTGGATGAAAAATATGATCAGTTTCTCGAAAAGGGGCATAATAAATCAGCTAAATATCTTACTATACAAATACCTTGGAAATCCAGTCTCCTGCGCAGCATTACCATAATCCCAACTGCCGCAGGCCACTACCATAAAATGTAGCATTATTAGAGCTCCGCTGCCAGGGTTGCCAGTTACCTCCACCGCCGGGGACCCGCTGCCGGTGCCGGTGGTAGATCCTCCACCTCCACCAGCATAAGTAGTGGATGACCCACTTGTTGAAAATGTCCCTCCATTTCCTCCAGGAGCCACTTACCGATCAGCACCAGGCCAGGAATATCCGCCAGGCCACCGCCGCGAAGCCACTGGTCAATCCCCCCGGTTTCCTTGGCCTGGAGTTCCTGATGCCTCAGTTCCTGGATAACCTTGTGGTGATCCTGGATAACCTGCATGACCACCCCCAGAACCTCCAGGAGCACCACCGTTCATAATACCTGGACCAGTATTACCTCCATAACCTCCACCTATTGCGGTGCTTGATCCAAATACAGAGTTTGTTCCAGAAATACCTTGAGTAACTCCACCCGGTCTAAAAGGACCACCAGGGCCAATGCTTACAGGGGTCGCGCGCAAGTCCGACCGACGCATTATAAACTATACCGCCTGCCCGCAGCGGCCGTGTCCCACTACCACCAGAACCACCGCCTGCAATTAAAAGAAGTTCTCCAACACCAGAACCAGTCGCACTAAAAGTTCCAGGAGAAGTAAAGGTATGTATTTTATAACCACCAACAGTGGTCTCAGTACCTCCTGTGGCACTAAATTTATTAATGGCACCCCATGAAGTTCCATTATAGACTTCTATTGCTCCCGAAGTTGAGTTATATCTCAACATTCCCACACTCGGACTACCGGGTCTTTGTGCATCTGTTCCTACAGGTAATCGAAGAAAACCAGTGTCGTTAACTGTGGTATTTTTTAAAGTTGCCAGTTGATGTTATTCTCCTTTATGAATTTATTTATATTTAAAAACTCAATTAGATAGTTTTTTGTTTATTTCAGAAATTTCATCTTTAATTTCTTTGATTGCTTCGATTATTAAAGCAACTAAGTTACCATAAGCAATAGACTTATAATCGGAAGAATCATTATAAACAACTTCTGGTACAATTTCTTCAACCTCTTAAGCAATTAAACCAATTTTTTTATATCCATTAGATTTTAACGTGTATTCAACTCCCCTCAGGTTTAATAACTTATCGAGAGAATTCTCTAAAGATTTAATATTGTCTTTTAACCTAAAGTCGGAAGTTTCTGTAATTGAAACTGCAGTCAGTGTTGCACCAACTGATACGTTACCAACAAATGAAGCTCTGTTACTAAGTTATATGCAGAACCATTACCAATTAAAATTGCTCCGTTTGCAGGTAATCCTGTTTGACCAGTACCACCTCTATTAAGTGGAATCGTACCCGTATGATTCGCTGCAGATAGATAATATGCGCCCGTCTGGCCACCTAACGTTGCTGCGTTCTACGTCTCCAGTTGCAGAACTCTTAATACTTACAAGCGCCATCATCGCCAATCGCAAACGTAGACGTTTTGAACTAGCGAACACCAGTTGTAGAATGAGTATCAATAGTTGCAGCGACTTTATTTGCAGTTAATGTAATATTCCCAAAGTGAGTTGCAAATCCAACACCAAAATTAGAACTTGAAGCAGTGATTCCAAATGGTTGAGTCGATGCAATACCAACCGAAGTAACTACTTTTTGATAAGAAGAATTGCCACTAAGAAATGTATCAGAGTTTGCAGTACCAGAACCAAGTCTTGATGGATTAATGGTGCCGCTGATAAGTATCCTGGCAGGATCAATTTCATTACTTGCAAGTAAAGACCAGTTGGTGATGTCGCTCGATGATGTATTTACTGTATATTGATATCTTACATTTTGTTTAGTAAATGTAATTCTACCACTTCCAGTTTCTGCAATACCTACTGCATTAAATGTGACACCACTTGCAGAAGATGTTGCGTCACTTTGGGTGAGTGTAATGTAAACGCATTTTGAGTAACGGAACCAACATAATAGAATGCTCCAGTATCAATACCAACAGGAGTATTTCCGGTAACTCTTACTGGATCTCCAGTTACAAATCCATGGTTTACAAACTGAATTGTATCTTTTGCAGTAGAAACCCCACATCTTATTAAATTATGTGTTCCAATTCCACTACCAGATAAATCTTGTCTGGAAACAAGAGCATATGTAGAATGAAGTTCAACTGAAGAAATGCCAACAGTTTTTATATAATATGATGTATTCTCAAGAATTCCAGAAACGTTTGTCCCTCCATTGATAGTGTATTTTACAACATCACCATTAACAAAAGTATGGCCAGCACCGACTACAATTCTATCATTAACGAAATCTACATTTCCACCAGTATCAATTGTAGTAGGATCAAAACTATATGATACATCTAAATTTAATGTAGTACCTATTCCAACTGCATTTGAATCTGCAATATAATCCCGGCAATGATACACTACCTGCAAATTTTTGACTATTGGTTAATTTTAAGTACAATCGAGTTTCAACATCGTTTACTGTAGCAGTAGAAGCACTACCTCCAGATCTTCCACCAAGAGCACTATCTATGGCAGTAAGAATATTTCCATTCGCATAATAACGACCGCCAGTTTTAATATTAACCGAAGTTACCGTTCCAGAAGTACACGAACAGTAATTTCAGTTAGACTGATGTACCAATTCCTGTAGTGGATTGCAAGAAACATGTGTAAATTCCAGGTGTTGAATAACCAGATCCTCCAAGTGTAATTGCAGTTCTCAAGAAGAACTCCCTTAACTAATCCAGTAGTGCCATAACCAACATATGCTTGAACCGAAGTTCCAATTCCAACTCCTGTTGGCGGCGCGTTACGACACCAATAGCAGCAGCGGCAAGAGAACTAATTACAGTATTTCCATTTGAAAATCCATAATTTGTTGTGTCGCTATCTAGAATAAGATATTGTCCAACTACATCTTGAATAAGGACGTAAGATAAATCTGGTTCAACAACAGTATCTCCATTTCGAATATCAATTGCCGGTATTTCATTTACAAGGACTGTTCTACCATTACCAACATTGGTTCTGTTATAGTTAACAACTTTTGGTGGGATAAGATCTGCGTTAATTTGCCCAGAAGAATTGAGTTGAACAACAGGATTTGGAACAGCGTTTTGTGATACTGATTTATCAATAAATGTTCCAAGTCTATTCGAAAGGAAACTTCTAATAGCTGAATTGCGTTGGAACTCTTTTATTAAGTGGTCCACCAAGTTCGGATTCTCCCAGATTAGTGTCAGTTGAAAACTCTTCGAATAGGCAACTCCACCAGAAAGAGTTAATCGAATTGAATCAAGTTCTCCAATAGATACTTTGTTGTTAAAGACAATATTACCAGTTCTATTAAATGCAGTAATCTGACTTCCAATCTTAAAGTCTCCCAGTTCGTTAGTACCAGAAGCATAAACACGACCACCTAATTCCGATACCTGTTCAGTAGCAGGATCAGACTTACCACCATTTTGTGGAAAGCATTGTAGTCTGTACCAGATCCAGAATATTCCCAAGTATGTGAAGATGAGTTAACAATTGAAGGTCTATGTAGATTACATTTATAAGTAACCGGCAAACTTCCAATACCCTGAATTACGTTTCCCTCAGTGGTAGAATTAACTTTAAATTCAATTGTCCTAAATGTTGTAATTCCTGCTACTTGAGTAACTCCAATCGCAATTGGAGACGCACTGTGATCTATGATATTTCCACCAGTAGTAGAGAAGAATCTTCTTGTTCCTCCAACTTGTTCTACAGAAACTATAAGTGATCTCGAAGTATTATGATATGTTAGTGCATAACCAGTTGCAGTTCCTCCCGTTACAGATTGTGTAATTTCTTGACCAGCATTAAATCTTGCTGTGGAACCAATACCAGCAAGAGTTAATGCTTGATAAGAGTTATGTGAAGATATAATCTCATCTACAATAAACTCTTGGTTATTTTTTTGGAAAGTATTAATACCAGTTGAGACCGACGTTAAATCTATGGGTCTTCTAAATGAATCGTCTTCAAATAGTTTAAATGAACTTGCATTAATGTATTCAACGTAATATGTGTTACCATTCACAAGGCCACCAATTACAATTGGCGGCTCCTGCTTGTTCATTTCCAATATAAACAACACTATCCGAATCTGCAAATGGATGTCCAGCAATGGTAATTACGTTGGTAGTAGTATTAACTCCCGTTGAGGGGTTTACTGTAGCTTCTTGTACAAGTGGTTTAAATAGACTTGTTCTGTCTATGTTACTATTATCTAAAAATCTTAAAACATATAGATCCTGATCTGTTCTACCAACACCGATAACTTTGAGAGTTTGTAATCCACCAGAAGTACCAGTAGCAGCAAATACGTCCTTTATCAAAGGAGAACGCATTTGGAGAGAATCCTGTCGCTCTAAAGCTAATAGATCCGAAGTTTGTTGCCGAGTTTGTAATTGATAGATATCCTCCAGACTGTGCAAGAGATCCATAACGGCAGAAAATCTGGAAACAGGAAACAACCTGAGAATATCCATCATTAATTACACGCCAACCAATACCATCGAAAGAAATCATGGTAAAGGTTGCAGCAACCATTGATTTACCAAACTCTGGAATATCTCCACTGACAGGATTTTCAGTGAGAAGTTGAACTGCAGGAACGTTTGGTGAAATTACCTTATCACCATCTACAAGAATACCATTACCGCCCAAACTGGAAAGAATGGTGCAGTTCTGAATATACGGAGACTTGAAAATTTGTGGTTTACTTAATATAACTGTTCCGCCTATTCAGGAACATAATAATGTGGAATATTTGTCTTTTGTCCACGAATCGTAAAAATATTTGTGGCAGCAACTGAAACAACACCAAAATCTCTTACCCACTTTGATGCAACTCTGGATAAAGTTGTATTTTTTGAATTGTTGGGACTTTTTGCACAGTTGGAACTTTTTTCGCAGTTCCACCACTTACATACGAATGAACAATTGTAGAAACACCGACATTGACTGTGAATGTGGTTGAGTTATCTACATTAGAAACTCTAAAGGTATATCCATAAGGGCTTGTTCCATCTGGGAAGATGGTTGTAGTGATGCCAGAACCACCTGGGCAAGTAAATGCAAGTCCAGTAAGGGTTACATAATCTCCTGCAACTAATCCATGTGCAGACAGCCGACGCAAGTGGCAACACCAGTTGAATTTGTATAAATGAATGTGGAAACTCCATACAGCACCATAACCAGTATAAGTATGGGCAATGGTAGAGATGCCTGCATTAAATGTGAAGGTATTTGTTGTTACTCCAGTAACTGTAAATGTATATCCATCAACATTAGTTGAAGTAATTGTCCCATCAGGGAAAATTGTGGTTGTTACTCCAGCACGTTGTGCAGCACAAGAGAATGGTAGATCTCTTAGAGTGATCTTATCGTCTGACTTGATAACCATGATTTTCTCTAGTCGGTAGCAGTAGAAACTCCAGTTGCGCTTGTGTAGACAAAAGTGCTAATTCCTAAATTTTGCCAACCAACATACGTGTGTGGAATGGTGCTGACACCACCTTGAATAGTAATAGTTTTTGCAGCAGTATTAACTCCAATAATTGGATAAATTGCTCCATAACCTTGTTCATCTAATCCAAAATATGGGAAGATGGTTGTAGTCACTCCTGCATGTTCCGATGTACATGCAAATGGAAAGTTATAAAGGAATAGTTTTTCTCCAATAATATAACTTCCACCATTACGTGTTCTATTTGGTGCAGAACGAAGTGTTAATGTGGAAACACCAACTACGTTATTATATCTAATACTTGCAATACCAGTTTCATCATAACCACAAGTCCAACCAAGTCCAGGAAGTCTTACGGTATTTCCTGGATATAATTCATGATGCATTAGAAGTAGTTATTGTTGTGATTCCCGTAGATCCTTCATATACTGCTCCAATAATGTTTATAATTGAAGTTGCTGCATATCCAGTTCTATTTAAATTTGTATTAAATGGTTCGTCAAAAGAAATTGTATAGTTCCATGTGTGTTGAGGAACCTTTGAATTTGGATTAATATAGTCAGTAAAAGTTAATCCTGTAATATAGTTACCATTTCTTATTTTAAAGAAGTCTACGCCCGCATTTAATGGTCTTACAACAACATTTCTCAGAGAATCAGCAATAATATTAACATTATCATAAAGAATAATTGGGTTGTCTTCAATATAGTCACCAGATTCTACGAGAAATTGTAGCACCAGTGTTAAAGTAGAATCCTAAAAATGACGTCCATTTGAGCTGCTTTTTTAATACTTTGTACAGGAAGAGTTCTACCATCATTATTGTCATTACCGAGCAGCTCGGGAGACTCTTACAATTACTCTAGAACCAGTGCCTCCACCAGTACTAAATCCAAGATTTCCATTACCATCTGTAGTTATAACTTGTCCGTTTAATCCATCTTGCGTTGGATATTTTAATCCATTTATTGTAGCAATTCCTGTTACTCTTAAATTTTCATTAATAATATTTTTTAGCTACTAGAGTTGTTTGATTTGCAGGAATTCTTCTTACGGAAACTGCAGTTGAATTGGGAATAGTTCCTTGATATGTTGAAGAAACTCCGATAGTTAAAGAACTTACTGTATTAGTAACTGTAGAAATACTTACACTTGTATTCTGCGGAATTTGAACAGTCAGAGTAGAACGCATATCCAATTAAAACCGCATCATAAACTAAAAATGTAGGTCTAGAAATATTAACTGATGTATTAATTGGTAAAACTGTTCCAATTCCGCTGGAAAGAGTTATGGAATCTTTACCAAATCTAACAGTGCCAATAGAAACTGTTGTTCCAGAATTAATGCTATCTGCAGGCGAACGTTTACAACAACAGAATTAGTATTTACTTCCAGAAATACGGGAATTATTAAAAATGTAGTAACTCCGTAAGCTGTGTACAAGCTCACTGGAATGAAAACCGAGTTACCAACAGAAACGTTGGTAACAGAATTTAATGGGACAATTGTAGTCTGCAGAGGAAACAATAGTTGATGTATTTGCTGTTAAAATACCAACATTGTATCCGTCAACAGTTGTTGTACCAACCAATTAAGTTGATCTATTATACAGTCAATACGGATAATGAATCTCCTGGCAGAAACATTTGCAGTTGACGCTACTCTATAATAGTGTCACTAATTGATGTAACTCTTTGAATTGTTGTTGTTAAAACGGAATTATTAACTAATGGTCCAGATACAGTAGTAAATCCAACAATTGGAGTTTTATTTGTCGATAAAACAGAAACAGTATATGATATAGAATTTCCAACAGAAACTCCACTGATGCTTGAGAGAACAATTATAGTAGATCCTATGGATACCGTTGTAGCGATTGTTGGACTTAAAATAGTAAGATCAATTGGAGATGTTGATGTAGTCGTTCAAGGCCGAGATTGCTGAAGCCGTTCATACTGTAAGTTCCGATACTTACAAAATCTCCGGCTTTAAACGGCAAGAGTTGATAAAACAGGAATTATAGTTGAACCTGTAGACACAGTTCCTACTGTTGTTGTATATTGAGACTAAATGTTGTTACTCCAAATCCAGTAATGTCTAATTTATTTACAACTAACGTTGGGGCTTGTAAAAGTTCTGTGGCTGACAATCTAGTTGCACTAATAATTCCAGTACTACCAGAAACCGTAATAGCAGAACCAACTCTAACTATATCATTTGATCCATCAAAAGTTATAGTGCCTTGTCCTACAGATAATATTCCTGTAACTCTAGCATTTCCAACAAAAAGAGAATCGCCAACTACATGTAACGGTTTTTGTGCATTTGTAGTTCCAATCCCGATTGCAAGTTTGTTAGTTATTGTTTGTGCAGCACCAACACCAACTAAGTAATTTCCTCCTGATGTAGAACCATCATGAACAACCGCAACTTTAAGGTCTGTATCTACTGTTACTTCTGCTAAAGCGCCGTAAAACCTGAATGTCTAGTTGTTGTACCTCTTCTTAACTGTACCTGCTTAGTCATGGAAATACTTAATGACGGTTTACCTTCTTCATTTATTTATACTTTAAATTATACAAACATAGGTTCTTGGTATCTGGAATGGATTATTAATGATAAGTGAAGAAATTGGTTGAATGTAAATCGTTCCAACTCCAGTATAAGTAGATTTTGTGAACGATTCCAAGCCAGAAGAAAATGCGAAAAGACTTCCAAGAAGCATCATTATATATTCTTGTAATCGATTCATTAGAAGATCCAAGAATATTAATAGTACCAAATCCAATCCGGAAGATGGAATAAAACTAATATTTGGAGGAATAAGTTGCCCAGAAAGAGATATAACTCCCAAACCAACCTGAGTATACGCTGCCGGTTTCAGATGTAATCGCGGATCCATTAATTGTAAATAGACCAATACCAACAAGTTGATATTCAAATTCTACAGATGTTACTGCAGATCCAGAAAGTTGAAGTATGATTGTAGATTCTGGAGTCTGTGCAGAGTAAGACTCAGATCTACCAGATAATGTAAATAGAGTTCCAGATCCGACATAAACATCTCTTTCACTGTAAGAAGAACTGGTTGCAATAAATACCGTTCCAATTCCAGACTCTGAGTGACCAAGTTTAATATCTTGATACGTTCCAGATAATGTATAAATGCCCGATGCAAATTTAGTGTATAGAGCAGTTTTTGTATCAATCGCGTTTCCACTAATATTATAAAGAATAGTATTTTCTGGGGAGTTCGCAATGAAACTTACATACGCAGAATTTCGATAATCACAGGTAAGTTGTTCACTATCGCAAGTATCATAAATTTGATCTGAAGTGTACTTAACAAATCTAAACGTCCCACTTCCTTCATGCGCTGCTGAGAAGTTTATGTTTGCAGTTCCACTAAAGTCAATTGATCCAGAGCTGGAATAAGACTTAACAAGTTTTTCATCACTTGCAGCTGCCAGAGAACTGATATAAGACAGTGTTTTCTGGAGTTTGTGCAATGAAAGATTCCTGAGTACTTCCAGAAACGGTGAAGAGTTGAGTCGTGCTTGTAGATTGTATTATTAATGACTCGGATACTCCACTTCGAGCACTTATTCTTCCAGTTCCTTCATAAGCATCCGTTTCTGTAGTGATAGCTTCAGAGTATATAAATTCACTTGAAACTATCATCGAATCCTACCGTATCATCATCAAATGTTAACGAATCATCTCCAAGAGATTGTGTTATTACTTCATACTTACCTAAGTGAATAGTGTCACTTTGGTTAAATACGATTTTGTATCTCTTCTGGTAATATTTCCAGATAATGTAATGGTTCCAAATCCAACTGCAGTATAAACTGCAATTTCTCTTGCCGAAGCAATACCAGAAATTGTGAAGAGTCCAGTTCCAATTTCAGTTGTTGGTGTGAAACTTTCATTAGCACCAATTTCCACTCCATCGAGATTACCATTGGCCAGCCGTACCAATACCAAGAATATAAATTGTACCTTTTGCACTAACAGGTAAAGTCGCTCTATTAGAATGTTATTTGATTGTCATCATTAATCCTAATGGTTCCAATTCCAGATCCTGGAACACCAGAATTTCTTGGATATATTGGAGAATAATAATTTGTAAGAGCAACTCCAGAAGATATATTTAATGTTCCCTGAGCAATATACGTTGATCTTGTGTAACTCCAAGATCTACCAATTCCTGCACCAGGTAACCAAGGATATGATTCTTGTGGACTAAATCCATTAACAACAGAAATTGATCCCGTACCCCTGGATATACGTTGTGCGGAATCATCAACTGCCACCAGAAATTTGAATACCAGTTGTTCCAACACCAATATTTTTCTCAATACCATAATGCGGAGTATAGTCTATTTGTGGGTGATTAAGTTCTCCAGAGAAAGTGAATAATTGAGTATTTGTTGGTATTTGAGCAGAGAATAACTCTAAAGATGTTCCAGAAAGAACAATTATTCCAGATCCAACATATGTTTCTTGATCTGATTCTAGGAGCTGCATCGGAAATCAATATTGTTCCGAGACCAACGTATACTTCTGTATCTTTTTCTAAACTGTATCTGAAGCAAAAATAGTTCCGAGACCAATATAAGAATCCGTTTCACTTTCAAGTATAGAACCAGAAATTTCAACATTTCCAATACCAACATAAGACTCGGTATTTTTTTCTATTGCAGATCCAGAAATAGTAATAGTAATATCATTTTCTGGCGATTAGAACTATAAACTTCAGCTAATTGTCCCGACAGAACAATTGTTCCAGATCCGACATACGTTTCTTGATTCGATTCTCAACTGCATCAGAAATGAATATCGTTCCGAGACCAACATAAGAATCTGTTTCACTATAAAGTGCATCACCATAAAAAGCGATAGTTCCACCACGTCTACCGGTCTACACCAAATGCATCGGTTTCACTTTCAAGTGCAGTACCCGAAATAGTGATAAATCCACTACCAGTATATTTTGGTGTATAATCAACTTCTGGGTATACAAGAGGTGTACCAGAAATAGTAATTGTACCAAATGGATATAATATGGAAGGATTATCGTAAATAAACCCAGATTCTTCAGTATTTTCATTTTCAATTTCGGATACAAATCCATAATCACTAGAGAGTTGTGTTGTAATAACACTCACATTACCATAATCAAATATTTGTTGATTTATAGTTAGAATTGAAGATTCATTATAACTTCTAGTTCTTCTTTCAATTAAAGTTCCAGATTCAATTAAAGCACCAGAGGTTGGATTTGCGGAAACGAAGACTACATCCGCTGTGCCACTAACATTGAGAGGTTCGTCTCCACCAGTAAATTCTGGTGTAAAATCAATAGTTGCAGAACCAGATATAAAAATAACACCAGTAAATATGATATTTTGAATATAAGACTCTACGGAAGATCCAGAAACTATTAAAGTTCCAAATGGATATACATCGGATGAGGCAGAAAATGCAATAATAAATCCTTGATCTTCAGTTTGAGAATGTATTTCACCTATTGATCCATAATCAGATTCAATTGTGTGTATAGACCCAATACTCTCATAGTCCGTATCACCTACGAAAAGTATTGAATTCTCATTATAATCATAAGATATAGCTTCAGATTTTTCACCAGAACTAAAGAGAGTTCCATCAGTATTATCTGGACTATAAACAACTTTTACATCAGCAGTTGGTTCATCCCCATAAATGTTAAGATTTATCCATTCTGTAACTGCTGATCCACCAAAGGTTAAAGATCCAAATGGAGTTAGTGTATTATTATTGACTACTAATCCATTATCCTCTTCTCCTGTGTATGTTTCAAGAATTGATCCATAATCAATAGAAGAAGTTATTGCATCAACTATTAATCCATTGTTTTCATTAATAAGTGATAAAACAGAATCCTTAGTGTAATCATAAGTTACAGATTCGTCTAGAGTACCTACATTAAATAAAGAACCAGATCCAATTTCAGAATAAATTACGGGAGAATCTGCACTAGATCCAGAAAGTAAAATATTAGATGTTTCAATTGCAGGAACATAAGTCGTTTTTTCAATTAAAGTTCCACCAACATTAATAATCAATTTATTTTCTGGAGTTTGCGATTCTAAAATTTCAAATCCAGATCCACTAACAGAAATTTCACCAAATGGATATAAATCTTCAGAAACACTAGGACCGACAATGAATCCAAAATCATCTGTTGTGGAGTAAATTTCTGTTATTACTTCGTAGTTTTCAGAATTCGTATGAGCGTCAGAAATTAATCCATAATTGGTATCACCTACGAAAAGTATTGAATTCTCATTATAATCATAAGATATACCTTCAGATTTTTCACCAGAACTAAAGAGAGTTCCAGAAGTATTATCTGGACTATAAACAACTTTTATATCGACTTTTACTGCATAGAAATTAATATCAATATATTCAGTAGTTCCTGATTCCATTTAAAGTTAAAGATCCGAAAGGAGTTAATGTAGAAGATATATCAAAAGATCCATATGTCTCAACTTGACTACTAATTTCAGTTACTAATCCAATGTCTTCAAATTCTGTCGCTCAAAACACTTATAAACCCATAATTAATGTTGGTAAACTCAAAAGTTGATTCTAAATTGTAATCATAAGTTATAGACTCAACTTTTTCACCAAAACTAAAGAGAGTTCCAGAAGTATTGTCTGGACTATAAACAACTTTTACCTCGGACTTTTGGAGCATAGAAATTAACATTAGTATATTCAGTAATCGCGGATCCATTTAAAGTTAAAGATCCAAAAGGATTTAATCCACCAACCTCAGCAAGAGTTTGATAATTTCTAAATTCTATAGGTTCATCAGATAATATCCCATAGTTATCAAAATCTACAGCACTAACAGATACTGTTCCAAAATCTTCTTGACTTTCGATAACCCTAGAGTCTAAATTATAATCATATGCAACAGACTCTATGTTGTTTCCAACATTAAATACTGTCGCTATATTTTACCGGAGGATATAAACTACACTATAATTTGCAGTAATATTATAAATTCCAACATCAATTGGGGGAACAATTACTGCGGATCCAGTTAGATCCAATAGATCCAAATGGTTCAACAGAATTAAAAACTATTAGATCAAAATCTTCACTTCCAGATGTAATTTCATTTAATATCAGACCATAATCAAAAACCTCTGTTGGGGAATTTGTTATTAATTCATAAGAATCTGATACGAGGGGGTTATCCGAATCTTCATTATAGTCATATGAAATTTTTTCTGTACTTGTAACTATTAGTTCTAAATTAATAGTTTCTTCTGGAGGATTATAACTTACAAATTCCGTTGCAGCAGATCCTAATAATTGTAGTTGTAATAAAGACTCTGGCGGATTATATGTAACTTTTTCAACAGAACTCCGTCTAAATATATCTCCAGAGAATAATTGAAAACTACTTTTTGAATTGACACTTCCTGATTCCAAATAAGGAAATTATCCCTGTTGATGAAGATGTGGTTTGTAATCTTTCTGTAGCTCCATTAATCTTCTTGCTCCTTCGTCGATGACATCAAATATATTTCCATAATTTTCTGTTTGAGTTACTCCTCCATCAATTTGTCCATTATTTTCGGAAGAAAACTCTACAATCGACTCTAAATTATAATCATAGGTTATTTTTTCTATGCAAATACCAGAAGATCCCGATTCAACCGAATCGGGAATATTTTGTTTTATAAGAAAACTAGAAGAAGATCCTGTTATTTGTAATTCACATAAAGATTCTGGCGGGTTATATACAACACCTTCTAATTTTTCGTTAGAAAAATTAAAAATTATTGTTGATCCTACATATTTTTTAATAACATCTACACTTCCACTAGAAGATGTTACTATAACTGAAAATTGCGATCTATATTCGTAAGATATTTTTTCGGAATATTCTAATCCAGAACTAAATGTAAGTGGGCAATCCTACAACACCACCACTCCATATTTCTGGATATCCAGTTGTTTACCACTGAGAAATGTAATTATAGTTCATAATCGACCTCCACCAGAAACATCAGGTATTACTTTTCTTTTGAGGTCACCGGAAAAGTTGAAAAATAATACTAAATCCAATCCATCTAAGAACAATCCCATAAAAAATAATTGATTTCAAATTAAGATCAATGTATTTTTTAAATATTGAAGTTTTTTTAGTATACTTTGTTTTATTTCCAAATACTTTTATTGATCCAAATGGAATTAAAGTTTCATTGTGTGCAATTTCGTAATGATTTTCACTATCAACTGTGATATTAGTTATATTTCCACAATCATCCGTCTCCCAAGAAGAATTTGTTATAGTGCCAAAATCTTCTTGAAAATAAGTATTAACCGTGGATGAATTATACTGATAGACATTCATCTTGACACAACGATAAAAGACTCGATAATAAAAAAGGGATTGTATTGATTACAATCCCGAAAAATAGAATAATATATTTATTTATCAATCAGTCAAGAGCAACATTGAGAGTGATCTTAATTTGGTCTCCGTTGTTTTGAATGCTGTAAGGACCGTTTGTAAATCTTTCAGCGATACATGATTGAACTATATAAAGTCGCAGTATTAAGTCCTACAGTTGAACTTAATCTTGGTGAAAGAGATGGAGTTGTATAGAATTCATTTGCATTTGGAACATTGAATACTGTATAAGTTCCAGATGTAGTTGTTGTGTTACCAGTTCCTGCTGCAATATAAAGTACATCTCCAGCTACTAATTGATGGCCAGTTGCGGAAATTTTAGAAAAACTAAATGTAACACTTGGGTCTGTAGCAACCTGAATGTTATCAATCAAGGCTTTGTCTAAATAGATAACTTTTAGTGCTCTATCAATACCAATGACTTGAGTTGATGTTTGAATTCCAGCATTACCACCAACAATCATTCCGAGAGTTAAATCATCAACGGTTTGATCTGGATCGATTGTAATGTATTGATTCCCAACAACTCCAATTACTGGGTCAGTGTTGTCACCTTTAGATATGGTAGTTCCAATACCAACACTTGCATAATGAACTTTGCCCTGCACTGCGACCGGCATGTTGTTTGCACGAGTTACGTAATAACCGTAAACATCGCCAGGTCTCCAGTGAATGTAAATGTTTGTTCAGGATAAGTTGCAGTGGTTCCAGAACCAACATTATTAATTCTCCAACGAGAACCATTAAGAAGAATGCCTGTTTGTGATGTATATGTTTGATCAGATCTGTTATTTACGCAATATGGATATCCTGTAGTTGGAGCAAATCCATATGCATTAGTATTACCAACTCCATATGGTTCATAATAAGCAGCTGCGGAAGGAACATCCGATTCTGCTGGAGTCGTATTACTGGTGAAGAGTTTGAGAACAAGGTTTCTGGGAGATTGATCAGCTAAAGATGCAGTATGATTATTCTGAGCAATCAAATACCTTAGTGACTCAATTTCTCCAATATTAGGAACTAAAAGTGCCATTTAAACAACTCCTTACAACTTGGTGACGTTTGATAACTATCTTTATTTATAATTTTAATTTTAAAGAAATTAAAAATCGATTTATATTATTGACTGCAATGACATCAAAAGTCAAAATATCACCTGCAATCAATATTTGTGTCCCAATTATTTAGTACATCATCTCTGACTTTTCTTGAATTGGAAAGTTGTGGATACACTCCACCAACTATGGATGCAAATGTTGGAAAATTACTATAATTTGACTTTTTAATATCTATTGTTAAATCTCCCTGTTGATCAGAAAGAATAGTCAAAGATTCTATTATTCCACTTACATCCAAAGTAACCGATCCTTTATTTCCCGCAGTCATTGCAATAGATCCACTATCAACAACATAATTGATGGTTCTAGTTAAATCTGCTGTTGTTGCAAGAGCAATAATAAAAACATCATCTCCAATGTCTGGAGCATTTGTAAAAATAATATTATTACTAGAAACGACGAAATCCTGAATTGGTTCTAGAACAACATTATTTAAACTAACAATAAGCTGTTGTTCATTAATAGGAACATAATTATTTCCAGTATAAAGTAAAGCAAAAGTATGTGCAACTCCAGTAAATTGTGAATTTATATTGTCAAGAATTACATTACCATATTGTATAGATTTTGTAGGAATTTCATAATCTACACCGATTCTAAACGGACGGGTTCATTGAGAGTTACTAAGTAGTCTGTCATTATGATACTCCCGGAGTTACCAAAACATTTCCTTGAACAGCTCGAGTTCTATAAGAATTAGGAGAAATGAGAATAACATCATAAACATAACGGCCACCTTCAATGGAATCAGTTGCAGTAAACCCCATTGAAACAGCTATTTTTCCATTTAATCTGTCAACAAAAGAAAGAATTAACGGATACGCAGTGGAAGAAGTTGGGTGTTTTCTAATAGAAGAAATGCCGTATACCCTGTTAAATTTAATGGTGCATTATTGGTGTTCCTGATTGTAAAGGTGACTGAAAGTCTACCCCCTGTTCAAGAACTAAGTTTACATTCCTTGCAGCCATTATTGGAAACCGTTTCTAAGTATTTATGAATCTGGATGCAACTTTTCAATGATTATCTTCATCATTTCTTTTATTTCACCAACATCCGATTTCAATTTATCAATTTCGTTAATTTTATCATTGATTTGATTTAATCTTTCAACTTCCTGTGTTTTTGTTGTTTTTAATTTTAAATATTTTTCATAGTCAGAATTGGAACAATTTAAAATAGGCATTAGAATTTTTATCTCTAAACAATCCCATATTTCCTTCTACTGGTATTAACATATCAAATGCTTGCAATTACTCTAAAATCTCTAATTTTTGGTACAAATGCAGAATTAGTTCCTGACATCAAAATTTTAATTTGGAATCCATTAAATTGTGATAAATTAGAAGCGGTAAATTCATAAGAATTGAAATTGTTTTCTGATATTGAATTTGCAACTTTTCTATCAGGCAATCCACTATTTTTTGAAGGATCAATCACTTGTAAATTTATATCTAAATTATCATATCCGGGAAATAATTGCCAAAGCTGAGATTCTGATGGAGAATCAGATCTAAAGATTCTGTAACATACTCTAATATCATTTGTGGAGTGTTTAAAAGCGTCAAAGAAAACTTTTAAGTTATCTGAAGCTTTATCCAGAATAACAATATTACTTAAGTAAACTGCTGCTGTTGGGTCATCATCTAAAGAATTGACTCTTGAGTCAGTAGCATAATTTTGAATTTTGGAATTAATTCTATTAGAAACAGTAACTATGTTTACTCTATCCAAATCAACCATTGGAGAAACTTTTTCATCATTTGTTTTTAATGACAATTCCATGGTAAATGATTTTTTGCCAGGAAAATCTGATAAAAATGTTTCTTCATTGATTTGAGAACAAATAATTCTTGGAGAATTGAATTCATTATTTGAATTCAAAGATATATCAACAAATCCTTGATCTAAGAAAGGTGTTAAGCTACTATCTGGAGTAGATCCACTAAAAGTTCTAACTTTTGCGGATATGGAAGTTTTTTGTGGTAATAATGTTTGTATATTTGGTCGAATAATATTAAATGGTATGTTTTGAGTTGATTTGGGTCCCTTTGGGGATCCTAATAGAGGAACTGTATCATAAGACCCACAAGATTTATCGGCATTAAAATAAAGAGCTGGATATGAAAGAACGTTTGCTGGAGTTCTATCAACACCTCTACTACTCATACCAACTTTAATGTAGTAATAATCTAAGTCCGTTGGATATGTTACTAAATCCGTATCAGATAAATTATGAGTTTTATTAATTCTTCTCAAAGATACACCATTTAATTCATATTTGAATATTGGAAGTTCGAGATCATATGATCCAGAAATAGTATCATCAATATTTCTAGTTATTCCAGTTAAATTATTAGCAGCTGTTATTACTCCTGTATATCGAATAACTTCATTGTCTATCAAAATATATCCAGGATTAACTGATGAAACTGGAAGATTTTCGAAACTGGTAAATATGCCTACAGAACTTACTACAATATTATCCGTAGATGTTGAATTGTATACAGATTTCAGTGTTTCTGGTTTTCGATCTGGCTCTATACCAGAAAGTGTCACTTTATCTACTAAAGAATACATACCATGATTATTGTGACTCACTTTAAAATGAAGACCATCAACCAAATCAGTTATAGTTCTTACTGTTGCACCAGAAAGAAGTGAGGTTCCGGACGTGCCGACATAATATAGACTATCGACCGAATTTTGATTGAGAGTTCCTTGAACTCTATCCACTAACAAGGAATTAAAAGAAGATATTATTCCTACATTGTTTGGAATTGTAAGAATTAAATTATTTCCAAGTCCATCCGTTTGGGAATAATCAACTTTTAATGAATCTCCATAAGCATATCCAGTTCCACCAATGGAAACTGTTGCTGCAATAGTGACTCCGTTTTGAACACTTAGATTCACTTTTAGTTGCAAATCCAAAACCAGTCATTGAAATTACATTTATATTAGAATAAGTTTTAAATGTAGAAGTAAATCCAATTCCAGACGAAGTTATTATTAATGTGCTTCCGATTCCTACCGATCCTACTATACTCTTTAAATTCGATGTAAATTTTAAGTTATTGCTTTGCAATATGGGACTTCCTGGAGTCAATCCAGAAACTTCAGACGAAGTTAAACTTTTTCCTAGTCCAATTAACGTTGATTTTGAAATACAATCTATTGGATTCGGTCTTAAAGTAACTATTTGATTATTGCCTATCGTCCAACTTTGGATTATAAAATCTAACTGTAGATGGTTCCGTTACAAATTTTGCTCTATAAAGAACCAGCTTCAAATCTTCTAATTGGCTTGGATCCCAAGTTGCACCATTTTGTGACTTGAATAGTGATCCCAATAAAGGTTGTTGTGAAACAACAATCTTTTGGGATTCCTGGCAAGTTTAGAGTAGTTACATCTTCTTCGCCCATTCTGGAAACCCAAACAGTATATTCATTTGATGCAGAAAGCTAAAACTACACAATAAGTCACTCTGCAGCTTCAAGATAAACTGGTGATGGGAAAGTAAATGTTGTTGGTGTTTTGCCATCATCAGATATATTAACTTGACTTGGATCTAAAACAACTTCTCCAAAAGGTATAATAGTTGTTGTAGGCAAACCAGTTTGCATAGTTCTAATTTGCATAGTAATTGGCAAATTTTTAGTGTCCTTAGATTTAAAGAACACATCACATTTTGTGATGAAAACTCCATTTTCATCAGGAACCTCGAAAGATTGTGCGAGAGGATCGACCCATCTGGTTTGAGTTTCCGTTCGATTTACAAAAGAAACTCCTAGCTAACACTGATGCAGACTGTTGGCTCGTTAACGTTCTCTCTTCGGTTCTATTACTTCTTTCAATAGTTGCATTTCTAGTTCTTAAAGTAATTTCTTCAGTATTCAGCTGAAAGTTCCAGATGATCTAAACTTGGCGTCAGGAGTACTATCTGTTGATCCAACAATTGTTGAATTATTTGAACTGGTAGTAAGAGTAAAAGTTTTTGTTCCTGTTTCAAATGATGGAGTAGATTGTAATTTTGAATTTGGAATAAACAACGATCCGATCAAAGTGCCACTAATATCAGTAACTAATCTAATATCTGTAATTTTTGCAACGGCTTTAGAAGTTTCTCCCTTTAATTGCATATTTGTAATTATGCGGCCATAAAATCCAGAGGACGCTTGCAATTCTAGAGAAGTAAGTATCAACATTTAATAAATTAGAAGTTGTTGAATATAATACTGGTATAGATTGTCCCGGAACATAAGGATTTTCCACATAAACTTGTTCTGGTTTATTATAGGGCCCATACTTATGATTTGGAGTTGACAATCTAAATCTAATTGAAGTAGTTCCAACAGTACCGACAACAGTTTCTCCAATAATAAAAGTACCACTTTCCATTTGAACTTCGATAAGTTTTGGAACAATATACTTGTTCATATCAACATTATCAAAAAATGCATATAACCTTGTTTTTGGTTTTAATCTTCTTGCTATAAATTCAACGTTTCTGGATCGCATAGTGTGAATAACTTCGGTGGAAACCACAGATGATCCCAAATTAACTGAATCGAAACTTTCTCCAACTTTATATTGAATGCCTCTTCTAGACTGTTGTGTAGTAGTAAGAGTGGTGGAATTTGAAAACGTTATAAATTGATCTCTAAATGTTGATACGGTATCAACTCTTATGCCTCTGACCGCTCTCAAAACCTCCCCGATTATTTGTAGATCCCAAGAAAGTAGTCTCATTCAATCTAGTTATATTTTCTCTAGCAATTTCCCGTGTACCTGTCCAAGTGGTTTCCCAAGCACCCCAATCTACTGGTGATAACCCCGTATTAGTATCAGCGGATAATTGTTGAATTGTCGCCCTGTAATTTCCTTCTCTATCTATAGTTCTTGTCGTACCTCTAGTTTCAATCCACGTATCCGTTGCCGGGTTCAATTCTATAGCTCCAATCCAGTTAACAACATTAAATGGATTAACATTTTCAATTCTAGTTGCAAAAGTATTTTTCAAAAATACTTCATCACTATACTTTAAACAAATGACATCTCCGACTTTCACTATATTTGGACTTCCTAACTCTTTTACGAATCTCAAATCCACATCTGGATTTGAAACATTTGAATTTCCAATTACAAATTCTGACCCCAAAAGAAGATCTATCGAAGTAGTGTAATGTTGGGGCCTAAGAATTCCCTCTTTAGTATCAATACTACACTTATATTGACTGTCTCCTAAAGATCCGGAACTTATAGATTTAAAATTGTCTACAAGAAAACCACATTTAAATCTATCTAACTGCGTTTGAGAATCTCTCAATGTTAAATTTTTAGTATCAGTTTCCAAAAGGGATAATGAAGTATAATATTCTATATTTCTGATCCTATCCTCAAGTTTAGAAATGTCTTTCATTCTATAACGTTTATGCGGAGATAATTGTACTAGTACATCTCCAACGTTATAAACGTATGGATTCATAGTGATTGTCGCTACTTCTAGAGCATTTTCAATACTTTCCGGAACAATAGGACTTGTTGATGGCACTCCTTTAGAAATAAAAAATTCACCATATTTGTTGAGATATAATTTGTCTATTCTACCAACGTAATGTGAATAAGATAAAAATAAACTTTTATCTTTAGCAAAATTATAGGGAGTAGAGTTTGTTGAACTTAAAAATTTTCTTGAATCAAATTCAAATGGAGAAAAAGGAGTTATACTACTATTGTATGGAGTCACTCTACAGCTTGAAAATCAATAATATCACTTGATCTATAAAAAGAAATTTTAGGCAATTCTTGTGAATATCTTTCACGTTCATATGAACTAACCGTTACAAAATCTCCATCATCATTCGAGTCAATATAATAATAATTATACACTATTTTTAATCTTTTGGTGGGAGAAGATATTTCAGATTTTCTTATTAATGATGAATAATCTGATATTTCTAAAGTTTGCCCACTATCAAAAATAAAATTTGATACAACATTTCGGTCACCTTCTATCAACAAACTTACTGTGGCGGAAATATTTGATTCCGAAAAAGTAATTTTTTCTCCTTTAATAAAAGTATTTTCATTGGAATAGACAAATTCTAGTTGATTTGTGCCATTAGTAGACACAAATAATGCCACTGCATTACTGGATTGTCCATAAATTATTTCACCCTTGACCGCATTTAAAATATTTGCATTTAAATCAACAACTTCTAATTTTGGTAATTCTGCATCAGTTGAATCTGAAGATTCAAACACCCCAACTACGGAAATTACATCAGGAACATTTAGTGATATTCTTTTATCTTGTACTCTTGTTCCATAGTAAGTACCATATGTTAAACCGTCATTAAGAGTGGTACTTCCTATTCCAGAAGAAGGGTTATTTGAACTTCTTACGTCCAAAACTGCACACCTATTATAAATTTTCTTCCTAGCTTTCAATCTTCTTTTTCTTAAGGTAACTGTTAATGTTGCGGTGCCATTTTTACTCAGATTTACTAAGGTTAAAGTTCTTTCAGAAGTAATAGTAAATTGACTAGAAGTTAATTTTTCAATAGTTCCATCATTGAATACTAAAGAATAATCTTCTTCATCGAAGGGTTCTAACGTTATTCTAGTATCACTTTCTAAAGTTGATGTTAGTCCATTTGATGCAATTGTTACAGAATAAGACTTCCTATATACTATTTCTCCATCAGAAAGATCAACACTTGCAACATTTGGTTTTTCTAATTCTGCAAATAAAAATGATTCTTTATTATTTAATAAAGTAGAAGTACCTTTAAACAAGTCATTTGTAGTTATTGAACTCGTCGGTAATCCGCCACTACTAACTCCAGTAACATTTGGCGTTGCTTGAATAGATATTGATTTTGCAGAAGTACTTACGGAAGTTACCCTATTATAAGTTGGAACTGTTTGTCCTGGTTTTGTATAAACAAAAATATCTCCGGTATTAATTCCTACTCCAAAAGTTAAAGTAGATGCGGTTACTGTACTTATTCCACCAGAGCCTGCAGAAATTGTAAAACTGGTTCCTTGTGATGCAAGAGGTATTCCTACAGATATTACTGGATCAGGAGTAAATGATGTAGTCGATCCTACATATCCAACGATTTGTTTAATATCTCCAAGATTGTAGTCTCTAACCGCTGTTATTGTTCTGGAGATATCTTGTCCATTAATTTTTAATTGTTCTCCAACAACAAAATTTCCAGAAACTTGATATAAAACTGCCTGAAGAGCTATTTGTAATGTTTGAAACCAAATATCCAGATGCTGAACTATTTTTACCTTCAATAAATGCAGGTTTTGATAAAGTTATAGTGGCATTTAATGTCAAATATGTATAAGTCTGCAAATCATAAACTGATCCTTCAAAAATTGTAGTTGCATCTACATATGCTTGATTTTTTAATTTTAAATCATAGACTCTACCAACTCCTATAGGAATCCCAGATGACAGTCCGGGTGTTGATGTTCTATTTGAATATAAGGTTACTTGACTTGTAGAACCAAATCCAACTGGAACCGTTCCATAAACATTATTAAGTTCTATTTGATTGCCCAAACTGAAAGGAATGGTTGTATCTTTTATAGTTTCTGTGGTTCTTGGTTTTTCTAAATCTGCATTTACTGTTATAAGAGTTTCTACCTCATATCCTTTAACATATGCTTTTCCCGGAGAAATTTGCAATGTTAATAAATCATCTGAGGGAGTATTTCCTTGTTTTGTTTGTTGTCCGAATTGTAGACACCGTTGTTTCCTATTCGATTATTTAATGACTCTTTGCAAAAACTTTAAATGGTGTTATATAGTAATCTCCAGATTCATCATTAGTTCTTCGTGCTAATTCATCAGCCAAAAGTAACGATGTATTTTCTTTCTTGGTGACTTTTTTAATAAGACCGTTTTCAAGTCTAAGTAATTCTACAAAATTTTCATCATTAAAATCATCAATAGATTTTTTTATTAGAGTTGCTACAATTCTGAGTCTATCCGCTCCTGGGGCGTAAAATTTGAAAATCCTCTAGCATTATCAAACAAATCAGAATTTGCTTGAGATGGAACGGCTATATCTTCAAAAATAGATAATCCAACTCTATAAGAGGGAAGATTAGAATATTGGTCAAGTATTACAGTTTGAGGAAAAACATCTACAAAAAATCCTCTTATAAAATATACGCCTTCCTCTATTTTTGCTGCAGAACCTGTAACAGTAGAATTTGATATAATAGTAGTTGCAAATGATGACTCTAATCTAATAACTCCTAATCCATAATCAATATTTTCCAAAACAATAAGATTTTCACCATCGACAAAAGTATTACGAACAAAATCGGTTTCACTAGAACTTTGATATTTTATATACAAAGTAAAGGTGTCATTTTCAGACTCTTCACTAGTAATGTAATTTTCAATTTTGGCGAAAACTCCACTTGTTTCACCCTTTATCAATTTTCCAACTAAATTCTGGAAATATGTAATAACTGGAATACTTAGGTGAGTTGGATCAATTTGGGACACAACTATATTCAGAATCATAAGCTACATTTCCGGGAATAACTACAGATCCCTCTTTGAAAAAATTTTTTCCAAATTTTTCAACTTGATTTTGTAAAATGGATTGAAGTGTTGTGAGTTCTCTTGCTTGAATTGGAGTTCCTGGTTTAAATAAAACTCTTTGATAATTTTTTTGAGGATCAAAATCATCAAAGTATGGAGACGTATTTAGATTAGTGTTTTGTGCCATTTTTATTAGAACTCCAATACAATTTTGATATCTTCTTTTTGATTAGAAGATCTTGGAATGGGTTGTCGGTTATCCAAATAAATAATATCTCCAGATTTTTTATTATACTCAGGAGAAGAAATTCCCGATACAAATTCTTGACCCAACTGATATATTCTATTATTTATTGTGGTAGTAACACCACTAAAATTTGAATTTATTGATAATGTTGGTCCAGTAATAGATGAACAACTAATTGTCAATCCATATCCAGGATCTGGATTAGAAGTAAATGAAATAATTTTAAATCCTGTTTCGCTTGAAAGCTAGTCCAGTTGGTTGATAATACTTTAAAACTCCAGTTATTGAGTCCCAGGACGCAACAAATCCGAGGCGGTAGATCCCAATCCAACAGTTTGTTTAATGATAGAGTCTACAGCATATGTCGTATTAGTTGTAACACCAGACAATTTTAAAGTGTTTAATCCGCTTACAAGAGATGAGTTTAATAATTGGGTACTACTTCCAATTATTGTTGGATTTTTTATTATTCCAACTCTAGCAAAATCATTTCCCAAAATAATATCCGGAATTATTTTCTAAAGTTTCATATCTAGAATATAATAAAACTCTATAAGCCCAAGTTCTCTATAAATGTCATATCCATGACCACCCTTGGGGGGATAATGACATTAAAAGAAGCAATAGAAGTAGTTCCAATCCCGTATTACTAAGTTGTCGCAATGGGTCCGTTATATCTGATCCTGGGTACCTGGATAAAATTTAACAGTTCCGAAAGTATATCCCTTTCCACCATCAGTAACAAAAACTTCAGATACTTTACCAAAAGAGTCAATAGTAATTGTTGCTTTACCTCCAGTTCCATCCCCTAATATGGGGACATTCGAAAAAGATGTAGAAATTGGTTGATAGTTGGACCCCCTATTGTTTATGAGAATAACTTCAACTTTTCCATCAAGGCATTATTTTTTGTAGATATGGACTCTCCGGCATTTCCCCAATCTTCCGGAAACGGGAATAAATTCAATAGAATCAAATTTTATAATTTCAGAAGGTTTAATAGTATACAAATACTTCCAAACATAACCATCTCCACTAGTCTCCCAGCGACCTTAGGTTCCAAATCAATGAAAGTAGACTGGTCAAAAGAAGGTCTACCTTTTGGGTTTTCCGGATCTGTTCCATTTTGTAAACATATGTAGACTCTCAAATCTTCATTTATTACATAATAATTTGATTCGTATAAACTTGTTTGGGAAGTAACCGAAGTTACATTGAATACATTGTAATCATGTCTATACATCTCATAGGTATTTCCAGGAACCCAATTAACCTTTCTAACAAGTCTTCTTACATCTTGATTAGAAATTTGTTTTAAAGATATGATACTTTCTTTAACTTGATATTCCTCTCTAAACCCATCAACTGGAGAAGGAGTATTTGTAGTCCAAGTGGGAGAACCGCCTGCAGCAGGATTATTACTATTTGGCAACCCAATGAAGGTATAATATTTGTTTGAAGTATTACCTACTCCAGAAATACTTTTTACAAAATTTTCTGCATTTAGAATTCTAAACTGATCTGATATTATAGCTGGCATTTTAGAACATACTTTTTTTATTTAGTTCGATTTCAGTTACTTATTATGCTTCTGGTTCTTATAATTTTTGGAGATGAAGAAATTCCAGAAATTCCATTATCATTAAAAACTGGAAAAGTTTTTGGATCTCCCAAAATTCTATTTTGATAGTCATAAATTTTAATCCCAACTATACCTACCATAATAATTATTTGTTCCAACTCCAGTATTGTTTGAACCTCTTGTATAAACTTTAACATAATCATCAACCATAGGTGCAAAATTACAAGTAACTGTAACAATTCCAACTGATGGAGATGTTATATCTTCTACTATATAAACCCCGTCTATAAAAGATTTTGCTATTCCAATTTTTGAGTTTGGATAGTTGCTCATGCCACCAAGAAGTGTGGTAATGCCAACCAGATTTCCACCAATTTCAACATTACTATCGGTGATTACGAAATAATCGCCTTTGGATAACTGACTATTTGTAATTCCAAAAATATTCAATGAAGAATATCCGACTCCTAAAGTACTATTATCATATTGTTCAGATTTTAATGTGAAAGAAATTTTTGGAGAAGTTGTTCCAATACCAGGAGTTCCGGTAAATGTATGTAGTAATTCCAATAATTATTCCATGATCACCGACAACTTTAAATGATTTCACTAATTCTGTATTACAGCTGTCTGGTTCTACTATTACTGGTGGAGAAGTATTAAAATTATAACCAAATCCAGAATTTAAAACTTGTATTGAAGTAACAACTCCAGAAGTTACATTAGAAATAGTGTAGCTCTATTATAAATTGGTTCTGCGTATATCGCAGTGGCTCCAGACCCTATCGCAACATATCTACCATCAGAGCCAAGATTATCAACAAATACTAAATCATTAATAAAATTTGCCTGTGATGTTGATCTATAAATCCAGTTACTTAGGTCAAAGGAATAATACAAGTCTCCTATTGCTGTTACAATTATATAAAAACCATAGTTGTAACAAATATTTACTATATTTGGAACTCCAAGGTTATTTGAAATAACTTCATAAGAATTTCTATTTATTGATCGAATAATAATGCCATAGTCTCCGAGAGCAATAAATTTTCCATCAGCATAAATGACTTTATTTAAATTGGTATTTACTGGGGAACTTACAAATTCCCAAATATTTCCATTATTAGAAGTCCTTATAATACCATCATTTCCTACGGTAACAAAATATTCGATCTGCAAAAGTTACACTATTTAAATTCGATAAAGTCTCAGAAAATCTATTAACAAAGGAATCTGTACCTACTCCCGTTCCAACAAATATTGATCCTCCAGCTCCAACCGTAACCCAAGTATCTGTAATACTAGAATATGCAATTTGATTAAATGTTCCAGTGTAACCACTACTTACTCTATTAACCACCCCAAATCCCGGAAATTGAAACATCTTCTTTCAGAGGAATTTGTGACCAAGACGATATATTATTTCCATAATCTGTTGCCTTTATTATTTGTCCAAGATTTCCAACCGAGATTAAGAAATTGCTCGTTCCAACTCCAACAGATTCTAAAGAGTTGAAATTGGAAGATTGCCCAAATCCAACTGTAGAGACTTGCCAATTTATTCCATCAAAACTTGTAGCGTATATGGAGTTATTTCCAACAGAAACAAATCTATCATTATACTTAATAGATTTTAAATCATATGAAGTTGATATTCCAACAACTCCTTGCCAATTAAAAATGGGATCTTTTCTGAGAATGTAAGACTCCGAAATAATTACTTTGGGCGATTGCGTATTAGTGTATCCGACACCATTATCTACAATAGTAATAGAAGAAATAGTAGAGGAAGCAGATACAACACATTCAGCTAGACATTCCCGAATAGATCTATTTTCTAAAATTAATATGTCTCTGACATCTTCTGTAAGACCATCTAAGTCGGAAAATAGTGGATATGCATTATCAACATATATTACAGCATCTGTAGGTTCAATTTTTTTAATAACAGTTGCAAAAGGATTAATATTACTTTGCAAATTGGGTCTTGATTTAGAATACAATGAACCATTAATAACTGTATCGTTAAGTTGTTTTTTCCAAGAAAGAGGTCTGATTTTTGTTGGATCTGTATTAATACCTATAGAATAATAATTAAATGTTTCTAACTGATCTGAGGAGGTAATTTTTTTGACAACCCTATCAAACTGAGAAATATCAAAAAGATCTTCTGGATTTTCTTCTATTGTTATTAGGTCACCGGGTTTAATTGTTTTTGGTGGAATAACCAATTCTACATCTGCAGAAGATCCTCTATAGTATAAAACCACACACTTAGATCCTTCTTTAGGTGCTTCAGTAAATACTACTCTTGTTCCCGAAAATGTATACGATACATTGGGCACTTGTAAAATATCATTTATGTATATAAAAATATTATTAGTTAAGTCTAAATCAGTTCCTTCGGCAACTCTTAATCCCAAAACTTGTCTTACTCCATTTATAGTAGTTGTAAGTGTGAATTTCTTTCTAAATCCATTAAAAAATTGAGAAATATCATCAAATTGTATGAATTGTCCCGGAATAAAATCCAGAAAAACTATCTCTTTCAACTTCTTCAACCGTCAAAACTAATGGGTAAAAGGGCAGTGTTGCATCAGTTGGAATTCCGATTGGAGATAATTTATCTTCGGTTTTATATCCTATTCCAGGATTATCAAATTTATATGAAATTACACTAGAACCCATACCAATTTCAACCGAAAGTCTGGCTCTTTTGTCCTACTCCAGAAGTTCCACCAGTATATCCCAAACTTAAATTACTATATCCAGTTGGTATTCCTATTAAAACTTCTGGAAGTGACGTTGTTGTATATCCAGTTCCAGCATTAATAATTGTAAATCCAGAAATTGTTCCAGCAGCACTCACTACCGCTATCACACTTGCTCCAGCCCCAACTGTGGATGCAATACTAACTGTGGGTAGAGATCTATATCCAAATCCAGGTCCAATAACAATAACATTACTAATAGTACCAGCAGCAGAAACTACAACTGTAGCTGCTGCTCCAATTCTAGGAGAATATCCATAACTAGTTGATATAGACACTTTTGATATTTTTCCAGCACTAGGAGTTCCAGATAAAAACCTAATTACGTTTGTTCCTACTCCATCGACGGTATAATCACTCGTTGGATTTTGGAATACATTGTTGATAAGAACTATAGGATTATTATTGATATTAGTAGAACTGTTTACATTATTGAAAATAGTGTTCGTATTTTGTCCACCAGACTTTAGAGTAAATTCTGTTGCGGCAATACCTGTAAAAGATAATGATATATCATCAAATAGAATATTTTTATCCTGTGGTATAGTTGGATCAAACCTTCTACTAAAAACTCTACCACCAAATGTAGATCCCGTTTCCAATCCAACTGGCCCAATTTGTCCACTGGGCGCTCGATCAAAATATATTACATCTCCTACAACATTAAAATTACCAGAAAGAATAGTGCCTGAAGCACCAACTGTATGTGCAGATGCAACTGTGCCAAAATAACCACGAATAACTTCTACTTGATTTGAAGAAGATATTCCAATAGATCTAACAGAAATGTATTCATCGTCGATATTAATAATATCATTAATAGATAGAGAAGAAATTCCAGAAGAAATATTTATTATTGTAGTTGGAGCTGATGAAACACTAGAAGCAAAAGAAACTGATAATGATTTTCTTGCTACAGCTTTTGTATTATTCCATCTATACTAATAATTACACTAGAATTGGGTTCTTTGTAAGAAAGAGAATGTGTTGATGTGCCCACACCAACTATATCTAAAAATACACTTGTTGACAGTCCAGAAAGTTTAAATTCATTGTCATTTAACTTATAAACAAATACCGATGTTGGTAAAATTTTAGTTCCAAGTTCTAATGGTTTAAATGACAAATTGTCCTTAGAACCACTTCCACCAATGTAAGTTCCCGCTATTGAAATTGTGGAATTTGAATTATATCCAGATCCACCATTTAAAACTTTAACATAATTAATTTCGCCATCATTGTCCCTAGAAACATCAAAAGTGGCTCCAGAAAAATCATTAGAAGGAACTGATGTATAACTTTGATTTAGCTTCTGATTGTATTACTGTTGGGCTGATTTGAGAAATTATAAAACTCAAATTATTTGTTGGATTAGTTCCGCCAAAATTTGTTCCAGCTATAGAAACCGGTTGTCCTACAAAATAATTACTTCCACCTTTTTTCAAAATTATAGATGTACTTATTGGAATTCCAGATCCATTGTAAGAGATCAACACATTAAATCTTGCATCAGTTCCAAGACCAGTTGTATTTACTCCTACTACTTGGGTATATTGAATAACAGTGGATGGAGTGCCATTAGGAACTGTTCCGGAAACACTAGTGCTGAATAGTTACATCATATCCATTTTCAAATATTGCGGTTCCATTAAATTGATAAACATTCAATAATACATCACGATTGCCCGAAACGTAGGAAGTTGTAGCAATTCCAATTGGACTTGCACCATTATATGAATAAATTAATTCTTGTTCCGGATTGAAAATTATGATTTGGAATAATAAATGTGTTGTTAGTTATGTCAATGGAACTACCAGAAAATTCATGTTTAAAAAGAGATATTCCTTTATTTTTCAACTTAAAGGTAGTTAATCCAACTACAGATCCCCCTCTAGTTAATGACGGATAAGTTATTGTATTTGGTTTTGCGGTTGTACCTATACCAATTATTGATGTGATTATTCCAACATAATTTCCTATTGTTGTCCAAACATCTGCACAACAATTTTCACTATATGTTGGGTTACAATTCCACATTCGAGCTGAAATTGAAGAATTAATATATTGAGTCGTTGATATAAATGCACGTTGTACTGTACCACCACTTACATAATTATGAGTTATTGTCGAAGGCCCTGGATTAACTTTGAATGTAAAACTATTAATAACTTCAACTTGATATACAAACCCTTTTGGAGATAAAGTACCATTTCCATCGGGCCCAGATCCTAGACTTGGGAAAATAGCGGTGTTTAGGCAGCCTCCAGAATTACACGAAAATACTATATTTTTTAAAACAACATATTGTGTAGTTGTTGTAGATAATCCATGAGCACCAGATGTAACAATGGTTGTTATTCCTGTTATATTATTATAAGTTGCTGTAGAAATTGATATAGTATTTCCAGCTGATAAGATGTTTTAACTCCTACATTATTAATAATGTATTTTGATAAATCTATAATATAATTAAATCCAGCAATAGTTTCTGTAGATATACCCGATATAAAACTAGTGCCCAATCCACTCCAATAAGACAATCCAACTCCGACAGACTCATTATTTGAACCATACTTAATATCATTGGAGATTGCACTTACAACATACTGAATTTCTGTTTTAAAAGTTGATCTATTCCAGTTTGGATTTGTAGTAATTCCAGGATAAACAGAAGTTATAAATCCAACAACTTCTTCTTGAATAAATTCGGTGTTTAACTCTAATAAATCTGAAGCATCAGCAAATCTACCCACCAAAGATTGTTCTGTAGTTCCATCAAACTGATCACTTATGTCATCTATTGATATAACTTTATTGGTTCTATTGATGATATAAGAAGTTAGATCAATTCCTTGGTCAAAAAATACACTTTGAGTAGACCCATCAACTAATAAATCTTCTTCATAAACTCTAGCAAAATTTTTCTTAAGACTTAAAGGCACTATTTGATCAATATTAATGAATGAAAAAGAATCTGTTAATGAATAGCCTCGGCTTCATATTTGAAGATTTTGCAATTCCTAAATTAACTTCATTTAAGGTTGGTTTAGTAAAAATTTGTAAATCAGAAAATTCTTTAAACCCCGATGGGTGAACAATAGATCTTACCGATTCTCTCCAAACATTATATGGTATATCTCCTTTGATTGAATAGGAAAATTTTTGATAATAAAAATTATCTGATATTCTTTGAAGATAATCATTTAAAATACCAGAAGAAAAATCTATAGAAGAAGTTTTATCTCTAGAAACCCCCAAAGTAGCATATAGATTTAATACATCAAAGTATTCAATTGTCCCATTAATTTTAGATATTTCTCCAAAAATTTTATCTCCAACATTTATTTCACCAGAAATATCTTTTAATCTCATTTGATTGATATTGTTATCCCAACCATTTTCCATTACTGTACCAAAAAATGTTTCGGAAGAAACTTTTTCATTTGAAATATAATTAACATCATCTTTAAGTATCATATTAAATTGTGGCATGTCGGTTTTATTAATGACTACGCCCAAATATAGTTCATCAGAATATGTACCAAAAGTTCCTGTTGAAATTCCGGTCATATCATAAGTTATAGTATTATTATCAGTACTAACTCCAATAACATTAAAAAATGAATAATCATATGAAGATGAATTGAAGTTAGCCTGACTTAGTGTTGTGTTTGTTAATCTACAATTTTCAATAAAAATTTGGTCACCGATTTTAAATGGAAATACATAGTCGGTTCTTCCAAATCCAGAAGATATAAAAGGATTAAAACTGGGATTATTTGTCAATTCTAGTGTTACTGAATTGCCGGCAACAGAAATTGAATCAATTTCATATCCATTTGAGTTATATGTTGAAACAATTTCCAAAGGAGGCAGACAGTGAAGTAGAATTTTTAATGATATCAACAGAAATTACTGCTCCTCCAGATACTTTACACTCAAGGGCAATATTATCATCATTATTATTTTTTACTATTAATTTTGGAGCACTATTATATCGTTTACCTCCAGTAATAATTCCAATATAATCTATAGTTCTTATATCTTTAATTCCAATAACAGTTGGTACAGTTAGAGATGGTGAAAGCGTTGGATCTGTTGGATAATCAAATCCATCTTTAACTCTAGTAAACGATTCCACTCTTCCTATATTTGGTGATATAAGTTTTACTACTGCATTTTTTCCCAAAGAACTTTTAACTTCTCTAATATTGGGTAATTTTTTATATCCTCTACCTGGAAAATTAATTTTAAATTTGGATATTGGGCCCAATGCTGTGGTAGAATTAAGTTTTATATGATAGACTTGTTGAGTTTTGATTAATAATATTTCTCTCATTAAATGTCAAATTTTTAGTATTAAAGAAAGAAAATGTTTTATCAGTAACTTCTACTATTTTAAATTTATCATTAAATTGATGATTTATTATGGAAATTTTGTTATAAGATTTTACACTATCATCCGAAGATATTTGATTTTTGCTTTCCTCAGGTGATCCCTTAGAAAATAAACTATAATATATTGGAAAAAATTGTGCTGAAAGATCCAAAATTACTTCTGGCACCAAATGATCCTGGAATTCCTTGTCTAGTCACAAAAAATCCACTTCTTTCATTAATTTTTTGTATAAAATTAGAATCAAAATAGAATTGCAAATCGAGATCGGTTAAACTACTATCGGACAAGTCAAATTCTATTTTTGTAGTTCTTACACATGATATTTGTGGATTAATAAAGTGTAATTTTTGAGTTGCTGCCGCCTGTAGAAGAAAAATTAATGAAATTGGATTCTTTTATATCACTTTCATATTGACATAATTTTATAGAATTAGTATCAGTTTTTAAAACATAATAAATTCCATAATTAGTGAGACCATTTATAGGAGAACTTGAAATATAAACAACTTTATCTCCAGTTTCAATATTACCACTATATGAAGAAACATTTATTGAACTTTCAGATGTCGATACATTTGCATCAGAAAAAGATATTTCCCTCATCAAAACTTTTCTATTTACTGGATCAAAAATAACTTTAACCACTTCATTGTAATCTGTGGTCAATTTAAGAGTTATAACGTCACCTACGCTCAAATTGTGATTTGAAGTCGTTGTTATAATTCCAGATATTTTTTTAATGCTTCCAGTAATTTTAGAATTTAAAGTCGTTAATGAATGTGCAGCACCAATAACTCCATAAGAAAATGTTTGATCCCAAAATTCTAAAGATCTTAGATCAGTTCCAATTCCAATAAAACTTGTGAATCCGATTGTAGACAGATCCACATAATCATTTCCAAGATTTACTGCATAAACTGTTTGATTGTCTTGTAGTATAAATGATACTGCAGATCCAACATTATTGACATATAGAGAAGTACCAACAAATCTCGAACCAGAATTGTAAATCAGTGGTTGGCCAGTATAAAATTTATGTGATGGTAGATATATACTTCTTGTGGGAATAATTCTAGTTTCTAAAGTTGTGGTTCCTAGTCCTATAACCGACCTAGTAGTAACACTTGTGCCAGATACCCACAGAAAATTTTGGATCAAAAAATGTTGTATAGTTTTCAAACGTTACATCTGTAATTTGCCCCGTAGGAATTTTAAATTCTCTTGGCAGTAAAATTACATTATCAATACCTGCCGTATGAATTCCAGTATTTTGGAGTCTATTTACATAAAACCCAGACCTTTTAATGTCTATGTCAGTAATTAATAAGACTTCTGTACCAATACCTATAAAATCATTGACTTTAAATCCATTAATATCTTTCAATTTTATAAAAGTTGATACTCCTGTAACAACTCTATTGCAATGTTGGATGATAGTTCGGACTCCTTTTCTTCGACTTTAGCATATTGAACGCCTTCAAAATTAGACGCAGTGATTGTTGATATTCCAGATATTAAAATTGGTTGGCCAGTTTTAATTCCATGCGGAGAACTTGTTCTCACAGTAGTTTTTGGAACTTTTACAAAAAATTCTGCATTTAGTATTATATCCTCAGAAAGACTAAAATCTTCTATTTCTTTTCCTTCTAGTTCACTTACAACAATATTTGCATTGAATGCCATCAGTGTCTGATATATCGATGTCTATAGGATCGTTTATTTTGTAATTGTCTCCTGAAGAAAATATAGAAACGTCCTCTATTTTTCCAGAATTTATTGAATTTACATAAAATTCTTGTTTATAAGAATCGGATACTTTATCAATTAAATCATAATATGAATTACTTCTATTTAAATAGTATGGACCAACATTTCTTGTCAAATTTGTATTAAAAATATTAATATCTTGATTATATAAAGGTAAGAAATTTTCAATTATTGGTTTTCCATAAAAATATGGTACCAACCACATATGGATATTTGGGAATTCGACTCATTTGAAGTATTAACATCTATGGTATGAAAATATGCGTATGTTCCATTAGGATATTCTGGAGTAATGCAAAATCTTCCATTATGTTGATCGAGATCTACCGGATCCATTATATTCATAATCATCAATAAAAAACCCACTTTCAAACGATGGAGGTCTTATTCCTGGAGTCGAATTTATATTCAATACATAACTAGAATTCATTCTTCTTATGAATCCTCCAGTTGTTGTGTCATATGAATACGCACCATAAATTGGGTTGCCATCATATAGCATATCCCAAAATCGGTGAGTGATTTAATATTCCAGAACTTTCTTTATTTGAATCTGTAAAATTATCAGATAATTGGTATCTTAATTTTTTGGGAATATAAAAATTAAAAAATTGCAGTTGCTAAATCAGGAATTCTTACTTAGGAAAAGTACCCCATCATCCTCTTCGGAAATAATATTTTTAGATTTTAAAACCTGATTTATTTTCCATTCTTTAACATTGGCTGAAGAATTTAGCATCTTGTCCTCTATTTTTTAAAGTAAGTATTGTATTTGAAGAATTATATCCGATACCACCAAAAACAATATTAACGGCAGAGAGTCTACCATCCCGAACTATAGGTTCTATTTGAGCATATTTACCATCACCAAAAATTACTATTTCAGAATTTTCTCTAAAACCCCCTCCCCTATTAATAATTTGTACATCAACGATTGATCCATTGATAATAATTGGTTTTAAAATTACTTCTGTTGTTATACTTGCAATTCCAATATTGGGTCTTCTATGAAAATTGATAATATCTGTACAACCATAACCAATTCCTCCGTCTTCCAAATAAACATCTTCAATTGTTCCTAATACAATTGGTTTAAGTTCAGCTTTTTATTATTGTTGTAGATCCAACAGCAGACTTCAGCTTCAACAAGTATTTCAATTGGCGGATATCCTGATAGTATGTGTACCAACTCCTAAAGAATTTAATTTTACAAATTTATTTTTTAAATAATTTTCGATTATTTAAAGTTGTTCCAATTCCCAGCTTCATAAAGTCTAAATTTATTGACATCAATAATTTTGACATAATAATGAATAGAAGTTGATAATCCACTTATTGGTGAACCTTCACAGGAATATTTTACAATCTCAGCATTTTAAAATCCGTGATTTCTAGCAAAAATATATGAATCAAAAGTATTAATTCCAGAAGTTCTATTGTCTTCCAGAAAGAACGGATGGAATTTTTATCTTTCTGTTAGAGTATCCTTTGCCAGGATTTTTAACATAAATTTTAGTAAAAGTATTTTTATTTTTTAATGTTGTTATAAAATGAAATCCCGAAGAAATTCCTGTGATATTAATTTCATTTACTTTTCGTAAGGCATCCGTTCTACTATTATAAAGTTTAATTGTATTGGAGGTTACAATGCCCACAAAGTATACAGAATCATTTATAATTCCGGTTAAATTAGAGTTTTGATTAGAATCGTAAACAACCTCCTCACCATCTTCAAATGGAATAGTATTTAAAAACTGTATTGTATTGTCTACTGTACTCACATTTAGATCAGCTTAAATCCTGCAGAGATTCTTGTTTTAACAAAATTAGATTCTAACAAACACCCTACACCATTTCCGCCTGTTATGGTGATTTTTGGTTTCTCTTGATAACCATATCCGGCACTTAATATTTTAACTTCTTCAACTATACCTGAAATATTTAAATGGGCTTTTGCTCCAGTTCCAGTTTCATCAATTATTTCTATGGGTGGAACATCTATTACATCATAATTTTGTCCAGAATTTGTAACATCAATTGATGTTAAATTTCCATAGTAAATATTTTCATCAAACAAATTAGAAGATAACAATTCAACTCCATTTACCAACAGACCAATAGCTCTATTAAATGTTGTTCTTTCATTTAGATCATCAAATACCTCTTTTTGTCTACCATTGTTAAAAGAAAATTTCTTTAGTAATTTTTGATTTTTTATCGTTTTATTTTGATATTCAGATCGATATAGAGTATCACTAGTTACTGAGAAGTAGTCTGAATGTATTTTTTTGAAAAAATGTCAGACTTACTATATGATAATTTTAATCTATTATTATCAATTTTTGTGACATAATATAATCCTGTCATTATTCCAGAAGAAGTTTGTGGTTCGTAATAAATCAATTCACCACTTAAATAATTATGATTATTAACATTAAATGTATCTGTTACAGAAACACCTGCAATAGTAGATGCAATTTTTCTGTTATCGTTCGGAAAAATAGTGTAATTTGGTAATCCAGATGAGTGCTACATAAAAATACTTTTGAATCTGCAGTCAATATATGTATTTTGAACTCCTGCGGGTAGTAGAATTTATATTATCGAAAAATAATCACTGTTATAATGATTTACTTTATATATTTTCTTGCATATTATAGAATTTAATAGGATTAAAAGATCCTGTAGAGTTTACTAACTTGAACTAAAAGTCTTATTGCTATATTTTTTAATCTGGTCAGATGGAGAATACTCAACAGATATTACTTCAACTTCCAAAGTATTTATTACCAAAGCATCTACTGAGTAAAATTTATCTCACCTTGATAAAAATAAATTTTATCAAATAAATTCGATTCTATATTTTGTAGAGTCAACTTGAGATATATTATTTTGATGTTGGTGATTAGTTGGAATATTATAAATCCAACTATTAAATTCGTATTGATTATACAAATACTTTACCAAATCCGGAAATAAAGAGATATTATCTCCAACTCTTAAATTTGATGTTTTTGAAAAATCAATATTATCAATTACATTTACAACTCTAAATTCTAACTTTTGATGTATTTCCAACTACCAACATATCCAAAAGCTAAATTTTTCTTCAATTAAATCCAAGACCAAAATCTAAAAATTTAGTTACATTCGTAACACCAGTAAATTGATTGACTATTTTTCCTGATATAACTAATTTGAGATATAGTCAGAATTTTTTGGTTTAACTAAAAGAGTTCCAGAGTTAGCTAAACCCTACAGTTGAATCAACTAAAATAGTATTATTATTAATTTGAAACATCTTCCAATATTCTAGTTTTTCCAGAAACCTCAAAATTCCCACTGAATGAAGTACTATCTAGAGAAATTTCATAAAATGTTTTATTATCTACTGGTCTATATTCAACATTAAAAACTGAAGCACTAACTGTTCCAATACCAGGTATTGTTTGGAATAAAAAATTACCCTTTACTCCTATAGGATCTCCTCCAGAAATTTTCTCTACTAATATATTTTTTGTTATAAAATACGAATTTGAGGATGGATGAGATAGTATAATCTTGTGGTTTTATTATTTCAATATCCGATACCATATAAAATTTTAAACAATAAGTTTATACGATAAATCTGTTCCCTTGGAGGTATATAAATCTTTGATTTTATAAATTACATTTTCAATAGATAATATCTTCATAAAAATTTCTGGACTCAAAACCAGGTAAAAATTCATACTTAAAATTTTCAAAAAATTTAACCAAAAATAAGTTACTTAAATTTAGAACTAGCACTTCCACTCAGAATGTTCTATAGCACTGTGTAGATGAAAATATCAGAAAACTCTGGATTGTCAAGAGATTCTAAATTTTCAATTCCACTAAATCCCCTAATACAATTCTAGAAAAGAAGTTTCAGTTTTTGACAATATAAGTAATAATTTCATCATTTATTTTCAATAGATCCATAAGAATCTGGACCAACCATCTAGTAGATGTCAACATTTATTGACATCATCAAAAGACTTAAAGCATCAGATGTTAAAGTAGTTTGTTCTGTCAGATCAAAATTATTAAATATTTTGGAATTTTTATACTTTGTAATATTTGCAACAATGTCAATAGAACCAGATTGATGTTCTAGATGAATATATAATACTGCTCTAAAAACTCTGCAAGAAGAGGCGATTCTATAGATCAAAAATTCTGGAATTTGAGTATTCAATAATAGTACTGATTTTAACTCTTTTAATTTCTGACATTTTATCTCGTATATTTTCCGTTTAGATAACTTGATGTGGTTACATACTGTGTTGCAGAAGAATTTTCACCAGAACTTACAACATCTTCTATAATATTTACCAAAGATGTTTTGAACATCTAATTGTAAATATAAATCTTGAAGTCCTATAACATCATTAGACTCTGGAATTACTTGAACTTCTATAAATCCATTTACTCAACAGTGGATGCATGTTATATTAACAACATCCAATCGAATTTCACCTCTAATATAATCAATTGTTCCTGCATTATTTTTAACAATCACAGGTAAATTATTTTCCAATTTAAAGAAGAATATAATTCCAGTTTCTTTATCTGAACCGCAGATGTGACTATCTGACATATAAAGAACATCAGATAATCCATTGACAAAAAATCCTGTAGATTTTACAGAATATCCATTTGTTCTAGTATGTATTCTGATTTCCAAAACAAAGTTCATAGGTTGCAAAAGTATTTAGTTCTAGGATTTAAATCTCTTCTCATCTTAACTTTTGTTATATTAGATGTAATCAGATTTGTCGCAGTCATCTATAAGTCCCACGACCTTACTATATTTAAATCTACCTCCAAAACTATTAACATCTTTAGAATTTGAATAAGAAGTTAAAGTATTAATTACTTTTGTCTTAACAATTTCTGGATTACTTAATTGATTAACATTATAATAAACTGAGGTATCCAACTCAATATACAAATAAGAAAGATCTACTATTTCGGGTCGAATGCCTGCAATTGAATATTTTCTAATTGTATTTAAAATAGTTTGTTTGGTAATTTGCGACAAAAATGTTCCGTTTCTTGGTTTTATAGAAATAAAAACTTTTCCATATTCTGGTGGATCTAATTCATCTCCCCCATAAGAATTAACAGATTCAACGTTTGGGTAAATATATGGAATCAACGACTTAATAATCATTAGAAGTTACCGCTCTATATTGAGATGCATAAACCTTTGGTGCAAAATATTTAATAGAATCAACGGATTCTATATTCATCACCGTTTTCCGACTTAGACTGAGTTGTTAAGTAATGAAATTCCCGTGGTAATATCGAATAAATCATTATCTTTTCAATCTACCAGAAAATGTAAAGTTTGTAGCTCCATTTACCAGACTTCCATTGGTAACAATATAACTGATTTCAATTCTACTTCCATTGTGAGGGTTTTTTACCAATAATACCATCTCCAAATCTTAATTTCGTATTTAGCATCTCCGACCTCCTGAATCAAGAAAATCTATTGAATCTTTTCCAATATTTAATAAAGTATCGTAACTGATTATATACCTCTGTTACTTGATTGGTGACTTTTACTCTGATGGTGGTTGTATCTACACCAATATTTGGCAAGATAAATCTTTGATTCTGTTCGAGATTCATCTACTATAAAAGTATTTGTTAAGTATACTCCTTCATAAATTTGCAAGTTATCAAATATAGCAACTCCATTAGTGTTTACGGGAGTAGTAATATCTTCTGGTATTGAAAAAATATAATTTCCGTTTGTTACTGCACCGAAGCAACCTGTCCTGCAAGTAATTTTACAGTTCTGGCATTAGTTTGACTCATATCAACACTAAAGTTGACCAATGCCCTTGAAGATCTTTTTGATCTTGGCAAATATCCAATGTTTCTAACAAGAGAAACTACATTTTCTCTAAGAGTTGCACTCTCCAAGAACATTTCATTAACCGCCATATTTGAATTGTAGGCAGTTATGTAACTGTTATACGCTAATGAGATCAATTAAAATTGAAAAGTTAGATCCTTCAAAATCAAAATCAGTAAATTCACTATTTGCACGCAAATAATCTTTGATCTGAGTCTTAAGATCACTGAAATCTAAGTTTGTGAATTGATTGAATGACATTAGACTCTAGTTGGTTGTAATATGAAGTCTATGGTTTGAGTTGGAGATGGAATTCCTACTATGGTGTAAGATATTCTTACGTTAATTTCATTAGATATCATCGGGATATGTAACCAACACCGAAGAAACTGAGACTCTTTTTTCAAAATTTTTCAAAAGAGTAGTGATGTTCAATTCCAAAGAGTACGCCATTTCTGGAGTTTGTAACTCAAACATGGAATTTTCAACTTCAGAACCAAGGAGAGAATTAAAAAATCTCTCCCCTATCCGAGTTCTCACTAAATTAATAACGGATTTTTTAACAGCGTCATCATTATTAAGTGAAAGAATATCATTAGTTACAGGATTCCTTACAAAAGAGAGACTCACATCTTTAAATTTGCGAGAAATCCTAGTCATTACTCAAACTAAGGGTATTTATTATATGTATAAGACATTTTTACCACTTTCTCCATACATTGGTTCTGTTCCATACTCCCAATCATCGTAATCTTGATCATTACGAATTCTTTCGTGAAGTTCTGTTTGTTTTTTTAGATCATGTTTGGGTGCCGAATCATGCATAACTTCCTGAATTACTCTTTTTTCGGGAATTTTAACATAATCTGTAACTAAACTTGCGGTTCCCCACATTTTTTTCATGTAATCTTTGTCTCTATCGACTGGTAAATTTGACATTTTAGCTCCTGATTTAGAAAATCAGAACTTTTTACGGGTTCCTATTCCCGAAATGTCAGTTATCGTTTTTAAGTTCATCAACTTGATCATCCATAGACATTTTTTTAAGATGCGGCATATAATTTAATGCGACATTATATAATTCTTTTTCTACATCATATAGATATTTTTCTGAAACGCCATCACTTTCCTTTTCTATGGTTGTCTGGTTTTGTTATTGAAATCCATTTCAATTCTCTTCCGTGTTTTTTTCTATGTATTTGTAATCTTTTCCTAAAATTTCTTTAAGATAGTCTTCTGTCCAATATGTATAATACTCTGTTTTTGCTAACTGTTTTCTAATTTTATTTAATTTTATCTTAGATTGACATAAAATTAAATTGAATTTTTCATTATTCGTTTTTACGCCATTAATAAAAGTGTCTCTGGAAGACAAATCTGAGAAAAACTTATAATACGGAAACTTTTCGTTGTAAACGGTTACCCAATTTTCGACATGATCTGGTCTCCAAAAATCTTCAACAATAAAAATAATGACATCGTAGCCAGATTTGGGCACGATGTCATCAAGTGAAGTCTCTACAATTAAAGTTTTTGATGAGGAAGCATATGGACAAATCGCAAAACCGCCTAATTCCGGTCTATTTTTAGATACTTTTTGTATCCATTTATGAATGTATGCCTCTTTTTCAGACATATTAACCTGCGGCTAAGGGGATGCCTGGATTTGGTTTAGTTTGAACGACGGTTCTTGCATTTGATGCAACATTGTAATCAAATACTTTTGCAGTTTCTGGAGTTTCTTCTGGAGAATCTGCAGCAGTTCGGACCTACTTTTGGCATTGTTTCTGACATTTTCTATGCGATGCAATTAATTTAAAATTATTTAGACTTTTTCTTTTACTTACCTTGACCTCGATATACTTTTCGAGTCTTGTTACGCTCGTTGAAGAATATTTAGTTCCTTTTCCCATTCCTTGACGAGTTAATTTTGGTTTTCCCGCTACATAACCAGTCTTTACTAATCCACCTTTTGCTTTTACTGTCATTTTTCTAATATCTCACATATTGGTTTTATGCGCGCCGAATTTTGTTTTTGAACGCACGAACATCAGTCTCTAGGGTTCTAAGACCCGTATCAAAGAATACGAGTCTTCTCATGACCTACACGAATCTTAGGATCGCACCAGATCTCAAAGCCCGCTGCCTCTGCGTCAAGACAGAAGGACACGTCCTCACCACACATATCTTGAACCTCTCCGGAATCAAATACTTGCATCTTTGGAGCGAACCAAGGATACTCAAGAGATTCAAACACTCCATGTTTAATCAAAACCCAACCGAACCCAGTGTAGTCAACTGTAAATGGTTTGCGGCGTTTCTGCATTGTTTCACCAGTTTCATGATTCATAACTCCACCATTATTCTTGAAGTCATCTTCTTCTAACCAATGAGCAACCGAAGTTGTCTGACCATCTTCAGTCATATACCAACCTGCGGCAATATCCTTATCCATTGCAACAAGACGATAAAACTTTTCAGTATCAAAGACAATATCGTTATCAATCCAGAGTTGATAGTCATACTTAAGTTTTCCATCCCATGGAATTTGTTTTGGTCCACGAAGAACATTTGCACCAAGAACCTTGCATCGTGCAAAGTTTACCATGGAAGAATAGTCCTGTGAAATTTGAATGCAAGTGCACCGTTTTGGACAAGATCAAAACACAATTGGACAAATGCTTTGAGAAAAATATAAGAACAACCTCGACCAGGAAGACAGAAAATGATTGATTTTCCACGAATCATTTCTTTCGCAGAATTAATATCAAACTCTTCATCATTTTTCTTCAGGAGTTGCGCTGCTAGCTTTAATTGTAAATCCTTTAGACATAAAATTTAGAATTGCGACGTTACTATTCTACCACTACAAATCAAATCATGCAATGGTTTCTGTTCTTATTTAGAAGAAAACTTTAAATACATTCTTCTTCGATTTTGACTAACAAATCCTCAATTTCATTTTTGAGAGATTCGTTAATCACCAACACTTTATCTGTATCCAAACGATATTGAAGACAATCGAGCAAAAGATCTTTTTCTTGATAATTTACCTTGAGTTCCATGTAATTAATAACAGTTCATTTCAAAAATTATATATGAATTTTAGTTATTTGCCGACATATCTTGCAATAGATCCAAGATATCTTTCCGGACTTGGTAATATCCTTTGTCACATTACTCAATGCTCCTACAGTCACATCATCAGTAATCTTTACATTATTCAAGACAGAAGACTTGAATTTAAATGTACAATTTTCGCAACCGTTGTCTTTCCAGCGATTGCAACTCCAGAATGCAATACACAACTCGACCTAAATTTACATGATGTGCAACTAAACAATAACTTTCAATCCAACAATGATTTCCAATATGAGTGGAATACAATGTCGAACTGAAAGGCCCAATGATGACTCCTTTACCAAGAGTACATGTATCACAAACTAGACTTGTCTCATGTGTACAAGTCACACAATCCAAATTTAAGTCATCAATCGTCTGACATATTTTTTCTGAGTTGTGTATCAACACAAAATGAAACAATGTATTGATAATCATTCTGATTTGAAAGGCTCAAAAAATCTTCTGGAGTCATTACCTCCATCGTATTTTGTGTTTGTAAAGAAATAAAATTAATTGCCGATTCTACCATGGAAGATTCGGAATAACCAATGACTTTAATTGGTTTATGGTTTTCAATAATCATAAAACTATCAGAATTAATGTATAAAGTATAGTAGAAAATTCAAATATATGCAATTTCAATTTGTAAAAGATACATCAAAATGATTCAAGCTTGTTTAATTTGTTCGTGATTTCTAATTTTCTGTTTAGTCTTATCATACAAACCATCATCCATAATTTGGCAGTTCTGTTCAAATCTTTTTCGATTATCATTCCACAATTCACGAACATTTACAGAACCATTTAACAGATGTTCATTTCGATCAATTCCTGCAACCATTCTTTCAAAGTGATCTTCAATTTCATCATAACTATGATCGATAATGTCATCAAACATATCAATTTGCATGAACTTTCGTATCTCTCTGACAATTCCCGGTCCATTAATGTAAATTGGAAAGTTCTTCGCATAAACAGACTGAACTTCTTTTTCACTCAGAACTGGAGTATTTTCAAAGAACATTGTTCCGGTAATAATTTCAACAGCGATCTTTTCAAACACAGGTAATAAATTTTGATTGTAATTGCTTGCAACTCAATCATTGCTGTAATCAAAATTACGTATCTTCAAATGTTTAAAATCTTTTGATTTGAATCGAACATAACCTTTTGCAAAATCACTTCTTAATTGATAGGTTGGTATTTTTGTAATATTTTTATATTGATCATATTTCACAAGCGTAGGCACATCCATGTTAAAAGTAATATACCCTCTGTTATAATAATCTTTCGATAATAAGTAACATACCGTCATTACTTTATGCACTTTAGTATCAGAATTTAACGATAACCAAGCACTTTCTAAGATCTTTCTTTTCGCAATGTTTTAATCGTTCTGTATAACTTGTTGGAATAATTGTATCCAAATATAAGTTTGGAAATTTCACTTCCTTTGCAAGATTTAAATGAAGATTAAAAATAATAAAATCTTGTTCCGGATTATCTGCACAAAACTGCGTTAGTTCTTTAATTGCAGTATTATCGGTATTATCAATCATTAAATCCATCACATTCAAAATCACAACTCGACTTTGAAAATTTATTTGATAAAGATCTTGAAACGATGACCCAGTTCCATATGGACAGAATAATAATTGATAACATTCAACATCTTCGCTGAGAGTATACTCATCAAAAAAAGTTTCAAACGTATCTGTAAATGGTACTCCTGGGAATGAAGATAGTGTTTTGACTTTCATTTTAGTTAAAAATACTTTTGATAAACTTCTTCTTCATTTGACAATCTCATAGACAGTAAAATTCTTGGTAACTTATGAGAGTCTAAAATTCTAACTCCATGCAATTCCTTCACATTCATCAGTGTCGGAACATCTAAAACATATTTATCCACCTCATGACATTCATTTATATTATAATAAGTTCCCGTTCCCCATGAATGTAAATGAACTGTTCCTTGAATGTCTTGATGATTTTTTTGATAGATGATTGTCTCTGCACTTGAACCATTTAAAATTGGCCAATTCAATCGAATTCTTTTTTGAATTGATGAATTGTTTGCATCCGTATGTATTGGAACTTCTGTATTTTGATTGACAAAAAGATACGATGCAAAGATAACTTCTGAATTTAATTCTTCCCGAATACATTCAAACAATTCTGGAATATCTTTTTTAAATTCTTCAAGGTTCTCTTCTGAAATTAAATTGTAAAATAATTTTTCTCTTTGACTTATGAAATGAGTGATGTAAGGAACGATAAGTTCTTGAATTTCTTCAAAGGAGTCAATATCAAGTTGTTTATAATACATGAGAGAAGGTTTTGAGATATTTATGGCTGGCAAAAAAATTTTTGATTCTTGATGGCTTTTCGAGCGCTTTTTGGGGTCGTTATAGATTAGGGTAGTTAGCGTTTTTTCAAACGGGGCCACCGCGCCCGCGCTAACACAAACGCCCCGACAAACAACTGCCTCAAACTGTCATAAGCTGCACGAACACCGCTGCTCGTTCTCTGTTGTATTCGTGTCCCCTCCGATGACTCATAAGCCTCAGAGGGAACATAAGCCTCACACCTCAGCCAGAAGTCTTGAAGTATGCCTGCACCATTGCCCTCAGTGACAGCATTCTGTGCATGTGTGGCATGCCCATTGTATGCTTGACCTCGGCGGTTGGTGTTAGTCCGAGGGCCATTCGTGCGGCTGCATGATGAGTTCAGACTTCTTCAGCTTACGGGTGGGGAGCACAGTGTACTTCAGCTGCCCCTGAACATCAGCAACCAGGAGCTCCAGTTTGCTTGCTTTGGAGATGTCAATGTTGGTCATGATGTTGTTAGTTAAGGTGTGCAGTAAGAATAGACGAATGATCAGAGCTCTTGCATCATCTCAAGCATCTCTGCTTCATTGATTTCTTCATCATCCCAACGAACACCATCCTTCGTGCTACCCAACATGCGGCCAATCTGTCCATCAGTCATACAACGAACAAACTTAGCCCAAGGGGTCTCATCATCACCACAGAACTCAACACAAGCCTTTGCAGTGTTATACAGAAACTCATCATTTCCGATCCACAGAGCAGCATTCCAGGTCTCATAGTTACTCCAGCCGTTGTAGGTAACTGAGTGGTTTCGGTGTTGGTCATGTGTGTTCCTCTCAACATGGCTGAGATACCAGGCTGGCTCCCTCTGGCGCATACTGTGGCCCAGTCATTTAACTGTCCACTATTCTCTCTGTTGTCAATGTTCTATGGTGGGCTCATGAGTCTTTGTGGCTTGAGACTTAACTTAAGCTGGCTCTAGAGGCTTAAGCACTCAGTCCCTTTATGCACTCCTACAGAGTTATTATAAGGCTTCAGAGGGACTTATGTCAAGCTCACGAATGTGTGACCCTTAGAGTGCTCATTGAGCTTCTGTAGAATGCTTAAGTTTTCCACAGCTTTTCCACAGGTTTGTTATACTTTTTCCACAGCCCTAAGTATAAGAACTCTGATGGCTTTTGAGAACTTGTGATAACCTGTGGAAAACTTATGCTGTGGAAAACTATAAGAACTCGGAGGGGTCTGAGTGTTACTTTATGTGCGTCCGGAAACTTATGTCGGGGTGCCATTGCCAGTTTTAGCGGTCGTGTGATAGCCTGCACCCTTAGATCACAAGGTCTCAGAGCTTTCAAGAATGTTATCTCAGGAGCTTTCACTCTCACTAACACAAGGTCTCAGAGGCTTTATTATCAAACAAACACAAAGATTAGAAAGCGATTGAATGTCGTCTAAATGAGAAAGCTATCTAAACAAAGCTTTAACAAAGCCATGTTTTAGCCATTTATTTAAGCCCTTTTTCCACAGCTTTTCCACAACCTTGTTAAAAAACTATCGTAACTCATCAACAACAACTCGTGAAGCACTAAGAGTATGTAACTCCACTCCTCTCTAGTTGTTGTCTTCAGTGGAGAACTCACGGGATCATAACTCTCAAACTCTACAACACCCTGAGCATAATCATCATAGAACAGCTCTTCATTCTCGTAGTGACTTTGATCGTTCATTTCCTGTGAGAAAAACTCTTGAACATCGTCTCTCCATTAGTTGCTCCTCCGAGTCTTATACTCTCCGAGATTCTCGACATAAACCTCGTTGACCTGATTCGTTTACCTTTAAGTTCCAGAAGCTCACGCCAATTCCACTCTTTCAGGCTCTACGCAATTTGTAGCATCAACTGTGAAGTCAAGAGTAACCCGGTAGCGCGTAACTTTGTCGTTGATTGTTTGCATTATGAGATGTCCTTTGAGTGTAACAAACTACAAGACTATTTTATACGATTAGGAGGCTACATGTCAATCATTTGTTTGTACTTTGTGACATTGATCTGCGAAGTATTCGGCATAACTGGGGTTAGCACAGCTATCACGCCATGTCAGAGAAAATGAGGAGGCTGAGGTGGACGATTGCGATAGCGAATGAGGTGGCGTTTTTTCATGCGTTGTTAATCAAATCTTGTTCAATCTGTTGGAGCATGGTATCAGTCCAAGCTTGTGGATCTACGAGACCTTTGTTTGCGTAGAGTTGTGTATACCGAAGGGCGTAAAGATCAGGGTTTAAGTGTTGCAACTCTTCAAGAGTTTGAGCAATTCGGACATTCAATGTGTGATTAGTCATGATGAAGAATGGCGATCATTTTGTCATGGTAGGCATCAGCTTCAACCTCACATTGATGAGATTGAGTAGCATCATCAATCTCGTATTGTTTGAGGTTTAGAGTGTGAATGACATCTGATAAAAGTTCAACGAGTGCATCAAGCTTTTGAGTATCAGTCATTCTTTGTGTTCCAAACTTTTTCGTGTCGTGTCACTTCATGAGCACACTTAGAGCAATGAAGAACACCATCCCAATCATCATGAATGCTCGTTTCTTTATAGTAACCTTCACCACACTTTTTGCAAGTTTGATTCAGGTGATCGTGCATTGTATAGAGATTGAGCTGATTTTGGATCAGTCATCATTTGGATTCACCTCTTTGAGAACTTGAGTGAACAATTCAATCGCCAGCTCGTCTGGCATTGTCTTTCTTCATTCTGTAAATGTAGAACTCCAATCGCTTCAACGATCGCTTGTTGTTTGAGTTCTTCCCAGGTCGGCTTTGTCATGATTCACACTCCCAGATCAACAAGCTTCAGAAACACATTGGGAAGAGCAATCGTCTCACCATTCACCTTGTAAGAGAGCGAATGCCACCCTTGACAGTAGGAGCACAACGGCAATACAGAGCAACTTCATTCACCTTAGCTCCATCAGCATTGTGAAGCGGAAAGTACGTGAACACACTCTCCAGCGATGTAGCGAGCTTTGGAGCGAGGATCAACAACCACAGTGGCAGTTCAACCGATCAATGATACCATTGCGGGCATCGTAGTTGTCTTTCGCAAGCTTCGCAGTCAGACCGATCTGCTTCTTGAATGGCTTGGATGGTCAGGGACATTTGGATCTCTCTCAATGTAGCCGAGATACACGATCTGGCTGGGTTCGGCGTGTTTCATGGACAAGCCCACCAACTGGGCCCATTGCTACACCAGAAAGGGGGCAAAGTCCCCTATTGTCTCACATTCAGAACTCAATCGGTTCCAGCGTTGCTACACCCAGAACGCTCTCAATCATCGGGGATTCGGCATAAGTGTACCCGACAGAATCAGGCGACGAGAGTGTCAAGCACTTGCAGCATTTGGTTGCCGTTTTGAGCAACACGAAGCATACCGATTGCGGTTTCTTTGGTCATGATAAGAGAGAGAAAAGTGTAGGACAATTTGAGTGTCTTTAGAGCGCATCTCATTCTCTATTTGCGAATAGCGAATGACTCCTTGCACTGATTCAATCAATTCTTTGAAGCGATCTTCATCATCATAATAAAACTCAAGCTCTGTTTGATGATGTCATCTTCAGCCATTCCATCCATGTTGTCAATAATTGAATCAACAGCAAAAGCACACAGGTCGCGGACATCCATCCTCTCAACAACCTCGTTAGCGTATAGCTTCAATCAGTTTGGAAAACTGTTCTTTGGAAAGTGTCATGATTCAGTTAGCAAAAAGGTTGGAAATCTTGTCTACAATGTTGTCATAATCGCTCCGAGGATCGTATTCATCATCCTCACAAAACTCGCGGTTGTTTCCCAAGATTGTAGATCAGATCCCACTCGGAATCAGTGAAGAACTCTTGAATGGCTTGTTTGGATTGTGTCATGATTCAGATGGTAACTGGGGACAGGGAAACTTCAACTCGCACTGAGATTCAATCCAGCAAGTTCCGTCATTCACACGCTTGCAGATTGCATCAGTCGGGTTCTTGCAACTGGACTTCTCATACCAAATGGTACGGCAGCCGTCGTTGGTTTCTACTTGGATTCGGATTGTTTGCATGATTCAGTTGTTGATCAGCTTTGCAGGTGAACCACAGGAAAGATAGAAAGCTGCCATCCGTTCTGCCTTCTTCAAGAGTGCGGAAGCTCGCTGACGGCACTCGCAGTTGTTGTAGGGAACTTGATAAGAAATGGTGAACATTTGGGAGGTGGTTGTTTGTCTCAACATGGCTGGAATACCATCACTGGCTGGTCGTGGCGTATTTCATGTGACAGGTTCCGAAGACTGTCACATCGCTACCCGCTAGCTTCAGTTCATGATCATCGCATCATAATTCAGGTTGTTGACACAAACCACACCGCAGTAGTAAGCATCAAGCCGGTTGTCAAGCTTCAACCGTAGAGGTAGTGGAATGACGAGGATTGTACCCGTTCGCACACAAACAGCAAAGCGATCTTTTGCTTCATCGTTGACAAAAGGTGCATCGTGAATGATGCTCACATTGTCATTCTCTTTGAAGCGATACACCGAACGGGTCGGAAGGTGATGAGCATTCAGCTGCGCTTCCGAAGTAGACTTCGACGCTCCAACCTTGGCGGAAGAGTGACATTTGAGTGGTGTTGTTCTTCATGTGACTGAGATACAGGATCTCGACTGGATTCGGCGCATTTAGTGGACAGCTGCGCCAAGCTGTCACATCGCTGCTCATTCCTTCACAAACTGGGCACAATGAGTTGCCCATCATCATAAAACTCGTCCAAAAGATAATCAACCGTGATCTCTAATTGAGCAGCAATGTACTCGCATTTGAGATAGAAGTCCAACGGAAGCTCGTAGTGTTCGGTTTCAACAATCGTCGTCGATCTTTAGCCATGATCAGATCAACCCTCAAGCCAACTCAGGATAGTATTCTTCAACTTCGCCAACCAGTTCTTCATCAGCTGTAACTTGCAAAGTTTTCTTCCAGTTGATCGCCTACAATTCTCATGAGATCCTTGGTGCTCATGTTGTCAAGAATCCGATCAACATAATCCGAAATGAGTTGATCGCGGTTAAACTTGCAGTAGTCATGATTAGTCAGTCGTGGATTGAATGAAGTTAGCAGTGGAGTGAAGAATAGATCCCGTAGTGTAGCGAACCTGAGGAAAGATCAGGAACGCTACAGACAAAGATCAGACCGATTGTTTTCATCTTGTCAGGAGGCTGAATGTCAGCGTCTTGGTAGACATCAGTTGAGACGCATACCAGAGAAGAAAGGAATCGTACCGAATTGAGCACTTGAGAAGAACCATTGTCCTTTCTTCTGAAACACACGCTCGTCACCGATTCCGTGTGCGGAAAGAATGGCATTCAGACGCGACTTGGTGGTAGCAGTCTGCCAGCCACCATCAAACAATTCGATCCAAGTACCACCGATACGAGCAATCAAGTTACCATGCAGGTAGACATCAGCAACATCGGTGCAGCTGATGACTTCAGTGTTGTCCAGTTGAAGTCAACACCAGCGGTGATGGCTTTGTTCATTTGCTGTTCGATCTTACGCATGAGAAAGTGAAGAGAAAGGATTGTGGGGGGAGGTCGATCCCTCTCCCTCATGTGGGCCGAGATACCAAAGACCAGGGCCCCTTTGGCGAGTTTGGTGTGCAGCGACCAAGCTGGCACACGGCGAGCCAGGTTTAGTCGAATCCGATCCATACCCTCGGCCAGTCGCAAGTTGGAAGCGGTGAGACTCATGGCCATGACTGAACCGAAAACCGGAAAAAGCGTTGATTCTGACCGCAAGGTAGTCTAGGTCGAGCTCCATGCGGCCGGAATTGCATCAAATTAGTTGTTCGCTCCAAATCAAAGGCAGCCATTCTTCATCAAGCACACCCCAGTTCAGGAATCGCTCTGCAATCCGATGTAACGATTGTAGATACTCAGACCCACAATCTCATCACCAGGAGCATAGCGCATGTTAAAGTTGAAGTAGAAGTATTGCGAGATAGCTCAGGAGTGGTGAATCTTCACGGTCTGAAACTTCTCCCAGAGAACAGTAGCGATTGCGGCAACATACACCACAATAGTTTCAACAATGTCCATGTAGCTGTTCAGTTGTTTGCGATAGTCAATTTCTTGAAGTTTCATGATCAGATCATCAGCAGGAGGAAAAGCTTTGGTCAGTTGCATGATTTTAATGTGTGTGGTTTGTGTGTTAGTTTCAGTGACAGCCAGCTCAATGCAATAATCTATGGCGCCATCTCAACGATTCCATGTACCCATTGGCTTCGCGTGTTGAATACAATTTTGGTGGTCAACTTTGATGCCGTCAGACCCAAAAAATCAGGAGACCAATGACCAACAAAACTTACCATCAACAGTTGAAAGCCTGCGACCCATTCTTCATTGGTCATGACTCAGCCTCCTCGTATTCGTTATCATAAACCCGCATCACATCATCCTCCAGAAGTTGAGCGTCCGTTCGGTAATCATGTGCGGTTTGATGTCACCTTTCTTGTTGAAGAGTTGCGTCACCCAATAGGAACCAATGCTTCTCGTCACGTCAGCAATCTGTTCAAAGCAATCAGCAATCGAGAAGCTGCGAGATTGTCGTTGTTCATTGTAGAAAAAGCGGAGAGTTTAATGTAGGAAAAGTAGAATCAGTGTGCGAAAGCTTCGGGGTTCCAATACTCGTAGTATTCTTCCTCCGACATAGCAAACACCTTAGCCGTTTCCTCGCGGTCAGGCATCGGAAATGTCAAAGATTTCAGCGGGCAGATCAGGCGATCTCGTTGAACATTGGGGTGGATTCCTCTCAACATCGACCAAGATACGGCCAGCCCCAGCCCCTTGGCGGATTCGGTGGACAGCCACCAGCTGACATACCAACCGCGATTTGATTGCCTCGAATAGCTTGACGATGCTAGGCCTCTTCGTACTCATCTCCAGTGAGATAATCTTCCCAACATCCGCTACTCATCGGTGACTGGCCGGTTGGAGTATTCCCAGGAGTAGGATTGGCCTTCGTAAAAGTGAACAACCATGATCGTTTCAGAGAGTTTGGAAAGGTTGAGTCTTCTTTAATGTCGCTGTTGTAATACTTGCGGAAGATTGAGTTAATCGTATCGTACCATGGCTGCATTGCCACTCGGATACCCACAATCTGCCAGTTGTTTGAAGAAACTTAAGGATGCAAGTTTCCTCGTCTTGAGTGAACTTAACTCGGTTCAATGTGTAGCCGGTGTTGTTCATGAGTTGATGACTTTTTCGTACAAGTTGTTGAAAATCTCACGATCTTCTGGGTCTAGAGTATCAGCAAAACCCTCACGATCTAGCTGGATCATGATGTCTTGCAACAACACAAGCTCTTCGTACAGAAGATTAGAAACTGAGAGAGTTGCAGACATAATCAGAAACGAATGATGGGATGGTCTAGATCAAGGACATCACATTCCTCAGTTGCAAACACAAACTCTACAAATGCTTGATGATACTCTGGCATCCATCTTCACCAAAAGAATCACAAATAGCAAACATCTTGATTCAGTTGTTCTTCAGAAAGTTGTTGCAGTTGTTGCAGAAGCTCTTTGTAAGTCATAATCAAACCAGGATAAGTTGGGGTGCAGGTTGAACAGAAACAAGTACCAGTCCGATCACAAGAGATGCTCACTGCGTTTGCAGGTGCTCCCAGTTCATCAACAACATCCCACCAATCTTCTCCCTCTTCAATAACAACATAACCGAAACATCCTGCGATAGGAGCGATTGAGTGCCCCATCGTTCAGCTGAGCGTTGGGTATCCCACCAAGTACGCTCACTTCCAGAACATGTTCAGGTTCATCATTGCGAGGGCACAAAAAGTGATGCAGATAAACTTGCTCATTGCGGTTGTTTGTCTCAACATGGCTGAAGTACAGGATTGGGCTGCGGTTCGCGGGTTTAGTGGACAGTCGCCAACTGGACATCGCTACACCATTGTCAGGCCGTAATCGTTAAGCATAATGTCACGAACTTGCTCACGGTCGAAACTATCACCAGCAAAGTCAGTCTGCCAGAGTTAATGTATTTCTGTGTAGCTTCCATCACCATGTCTCGTGTAGTTCCGCAATCTTGTAGATACCATTCTCACCATAAAATGCGAGAACATAAGTATAGAAATCTTCCATAGGCTTCTGGAGTTGACTTACAATACGGTTGAGATCCTCAATAGCACTCTTCATGAGCAATTGTGCAGTAACCAGTAGCAAATGGGTAGGTCTTTTCATGATCATTTGACTTTCATCAACCTCATAACAAACCTTCACAGCTTCAGTGAGGTCGTTAATCACTCGGAGCAAAGTGTCATCCATTTGGTACATCATCAGAGCACACCTTCAGTGATTTGGTTCATAACATCCTGAGCATACTTCATGAAACGATAAGCAGTCACCTGATCATAAGTAACACCATCAAGCACATCTGATCCCATGTAAGTATCAACAATCAGCTTACATGCGTCGTAGAGAGCAGCAGCGTGTTCAGCTTTTCGAGTGAAATTGCATGGCGTTGTAGGTAGGCATTGTCATCAGAAGTGGGCCTGCAGAGTAATCCAGTTGTGCAGAGTATTCTGCAATCTTGTTGTAACACTTGGCACGAGTTTGCTCATCTGCACCTTCAATGAGACTGAAGCAATACTTGATGCGTTGTTCGGGATGAGAGAGCACACGAGCAATCTCAAGCTGACGCTTCTGGTATTCAGCATTGTACGCGAACATCTCGCGGTCTTCAATGCTCATCGGGTGGAACTTGCGTTGCATTGGATTCATCTCTCAACATGGCCAAGATACCACCGCCAGCCCCCTCGGAGGTTTGGTGGACAGTCGCCCAACTGTCACACCAGTTCCGTTAATTGCTCTTTGGAACAGAACTTATAGGTATAACCTGGATAGAACTTGTTGACCAGATGAGGTACACCATAACGACCTAATTGACCATTCCCGTTATAGTTGACCCACACAACTTTGGTGGACTCTTCTACAAAATGTTCGTAAGGAAATGCTTTAGTCATCGGAAGAATAGTGAAATGCTCTGTTTTGTTTGTGTTTTGTTTGGGTTGGAAAGTTGTCGTTCAATCTCTACTTTCATAGGCATCAGATGTGATACCATGAAGTGCTCATACTCATTCTCTTTTAGGAGTTCTGAGAGATTGTCAATCTGCAACAATGCGAGAATGAGTTTAGTTTTCTCATCCATAGTTACGATCAAATCGGTGTTTGCAATCGGGACACATAAAGTATGCAGTTCGGTCTAAATCACGATCATAACATCCAATCACCCGACTATAAAAGTACGGAGGAGAATAGTTTTCCCACCGATCTTCAGGGATCAACGAGTCAACCCAATTCGTCCCACATTCAGGGAATTTTCTAGTTTAGTTACGTCAGGTTTCATCGTTGATACAAATAACTACCGAAAGGATCACACTTACTATAACACAATTCCCGAGAATTGTCATCCATCAGATTGTAACGGACACCCTCAGCTGGTGCGTTCCAGGATGCAGACTTCAGAACATCTCCAGTGGATTTGTTAATGAAACAATGCACCGAGCGACTGATACCATCCTTGCAAATCAGTTTGTAATACTTACGGCCTGACTCTAGATAGAACTCAACATCCACACCATTCTCTTTAATTTGCTCAATCTTGTTGGTGTGATAATCTACATCATCACCCTTAGCCCGCTGCATTTTGATGCAGTTTGAGAGTCCAGCTTTCATGGACATGTAGAGTGCGTCGCACAACATGACACTATAATGTTCAACGTTGTTCATGATAATCACTCCTTGATGGTGTCAGTTTCAGGATCAAAAGTCACCTCAGTGATGACATCAAAATCCTCAGTCATTTTCACATAATTCCATTCACCTTCATCCTCACCTTCTTGGTAACAATGAATGAAACCTTCTGCGTCTTGTTTGACAAAACAACCATCATAGTTGTCCTCATCAAACACATAACCAGATGCAATCAGTGCGTCAACGAAAGTCATGGGAGTTGTGTGTTTCTCTCAACATCAGCTAGAATACATCATTTCAGACCCTATGGGGAGAATGGTGGACGGTTCCGTAACTGTCACACTACATCATTGCCCTTCAACACGGAAAGCGCACTAGCCAATTTGTCTAGTTTTTTATTGCGTTTTCGTGTCAAGATAATGTCAGAAACACAAATAGCCAAATGAGAACCATGCAGCAAAAATAGTTGCGGTTGTGAACATAATTAACCTCCTACAGTTTGTAAAGTGATAACATCTAGAGTTGTCTGAGTTAGAGCAAGATCCTCAGCACACTCAGTCTCTCCCAGAATAGGCACTGAGGAGATCGTAAATTAAGTCCCATCTGTTCTTCAGTGAAGAGGTATTGTTGCTCTGGCGAAGAATACTCACTGACATAATCAAGCTGCCTCAACAGAGTTAAGTTGCTCCGCAGGATAGTTAAAGAGTTTGTTAATCCTCTCAACTTCCTTCTCAAAGAACTCCATTGCTTCTAAGCTTCCATGTCATAAGTATCAGGAAGTTCATCAAGTTTCCACCTTAGATCATCCATCTCCCGAAGTTGAGTGAGAATGAACAAACGAACTTCATTTTTCTGTGATTGTTTCATCAATCGTCTCCAAAGTTGTTAGAGAGAAAGTCCTCAAGTTCAGTGAGTTTGCTTTCGCTCATGTTCCAAACATATTCACTAATAACTGTATCAAAAAGATCAGGATCTTCCCGACACTTTTCTTTCAGAAACCACTCAAGTTCGGTTCGATTAGTCATCGGAGAACGTGTCGATAGTCAATGGATTTGATACACCAACCTGTTGCACATGTGATCTCTTCGACTAAATCTTCCTCATCATCTGCTTCCCAGATCGTGATTAGTCACTTCATCAATGATAATTCCCCTATTGTGATAGGTCATCTCGAGTTCTTCATCATCAGATCTCAAAATCAAACTCAATTTCAGTAACTTGGAATTGCATGATCAAACAAGAGGAGATTTGATGTTAAGAAAGATCAGTCGAATTGGTTGCTCTTGAACATAAAAGAACAGCAGCATAATCATCAACCTCAATGTCACCATCTACAGTGGAGAGATCTACATAATCGTAGCATCATCACTGCCGAAAATGTAAGGATTGTTGTCTGTCATCATGCCCTACAAAGTATAGAGTATCATTTGCACAAACAGCATAAGCATCTGCAAGCAGATTGTGGAATTGATTGAGAGTAATTGTGGTGTTAGTCATTAGTCGTTCTCGGGATGGTTGACGATTTGATCTTCGATTAGATTGGCAAGTTCACTTATACTTCATCTCCGTAGCAGCATAATCATAACCATAACCATACTGAATCCTCCTAAATGCTCGTTGCGAACCAATCGCAAAATGGTGTCGATTTGTGCGTCGGTGAAATGATACTCTTTGAGGGTTTCAGTCATTTAGATTGATAGAGAGATTGTTGAGAATACGAAAAAAAGCAACTATCAAGGATTCCTTTACAGTTGCCTCAACATTCAACATAATCTACAACTCCAGATTGTGTGTCTGGTTTGACTTCCAGTTCTTTATAGTAACCGTATTGAATAGCATTATCAAATGCTTTCAACCTGTGGCAGTTGTTACAAGTTGCAAACTCGTCATCAAAGATGTCACGACATTGCTCAAGATTCTCAGCAACGATTGCAACCATCCCCTCACATTCGCCACTATTAAGAACGTTGGTGATACGATAGAGTTTCATTTCAGTTAATGAAGAGATCGTTGAGTGTGTCAGTCATTGTTAGTTAGAAGGAAAGTTTTTGCAGACAGCATCACACAAGGTTTTCACCAATTCTTCTCTATCTTGGTTGTAGTATTCATCTCCCCAGGTATCATAGAAGAAACCATCAATGATACAATCAATGTCTTCCATGAGTTGTTCCCGAGCAGACAACATTTCCAGTTTGGAGTTAGTCATAATCAATCAGTAGTTAGAAATGGTGGTGAAGATGATACCAGTTTCGTTGTAACGAAGGTCAACATCACACTGGTATTCCTCGCTCAAATTGTATGCGAGGTCATAAGCTTCGTCCATGTCAGTGGTAGTATTCTCCCAGGGGAGCTCCGGGCACTTGACATCAATTCGCATGGGGTGATTCCTCTCAACATGGCCAAGATACCTGATCCGAGGCTCCCTCTGGCGGGTTTGGTGGACACTCGCCAACCTGGACACTAGATCATTTGCTACTCCGAGATCCACCAAAGATACAACCGAGAAGAAACACGATTGCAAAACATTGCCAGAAACTGAACTGAACTCCGAACCAAGATAGAATCAATCCAAGTAACCAAGATTGGAAACTTAGAATAAGAGTCGCAAGAATGATAGTGCCTAGAGTTGCTCCAATAAGGTAGCTCCAGGACTTGTCGTTGTACCTCATCACCATGTACCTCGTTGAATGTGAATCTTCTTGATCTCAGTATAAATGAACTGTTTCAATTTGTCATCATCAGTGTTATCAAATGCGTACCAAAGCCGTACAAGGTACTCATCTTGTTTCATACATTTGACGACTTCGGTGTTAGTCACACCGAGACTCATTTAGGGAAGATCCTGCAACAGGCTCTTTTAGTCCAAAATTACCAGTAATGTTTCCTTTTGTTCTTAATTTGGGTTTGATTTTTGATAAATTGGAAGTTGAAAAATCGTAATTCATGACTAAATAGTTACAGGTAACTTTGGTTAAAGATGAGTGCACAATCACCACATCATTCCCAAGCATAGAGGTGGAACTGATGATGCAACAAATCTCGTGGAAGTAACACCAACTCAACACGCTACTGTTTCATTATTGTGAGTGGAAATTGTGGGGAGATTACAAAGATTTTTGTGCCATATAAAATGATTTTAGGTGATGTTAAAAATCCAGAGTTTCGTAGCAAAAGAAAAGCATTCAGTCATAAATTAGTTGAAGCTGCGAGAAAGAGGGTGTTTATGATCCAGAAGTATCAAAGAAAGAGCAATAAAAGGTAACAAATCTCAAAGAGAAAAGTTTGAGAGGGAAGGTAGAACAATCGCAGAACAAAAGTGGATTGTAACTACACCACAAGGAGAAACTTTAGAAGTATCAAATCTCAAAAAGTTTTGTAGAGAGAATAATTTACTACCAAACAAAATGTGTGAAGTTGGGAAAGGAGTTTGGAAACAACATAGAGGTTACACTTGCAAAAGATTGGAGTAAGTCATTGAATAACATTCATTTGGCGAAGTTCCTCATCAATACAATCAAAGATCTCAGTGTAGATGTGATCATAATCATCAGACTTCAATCACCTTGTTTGCAACTTCCTCAGTTACATTAGCCTCACCATCAGGATAATCCATCACATCATCTTTGGTGTAGATCCATGCAGGAACAGGTGCATTTTCACCTTGCCGTTGAATCATTTGTTCAACAGTTGACGAAGTTCAGCGAGAGTACGAGTCATGATTCAGCCTCCGAAGATGTCATCAAACAGATCACCCATCTCACTCATTTCGTTCTGACGATCAATCTGGTTTCGCATCTCAACGAGTGCGGCCTGTTGCATCTTCAGTTCAGCAACTGGTCACCAATCTCATGCAGTTTATTGTTGATCTGGATACGATCCATTCCGTTCACCGTAGTGACCGTGATTGGCATACCTTGTGACATCGTGGTGCGTTCTGAGATGATGTGAGTCATGGGGTTCTCTCAACATGCTAGAATACATTGCCAGGCGACCCCTGGTGAGTCACTAGGCCTGGTTCCGAAACTGGCACAGGGTTCACCATCCTTTCTTCATTGTAAAGTTTGCATAGGAGAATTGACGACGATTGATCAACTTGAAAGTACCAAACTGATTGGTCATCACATAACCCTCATGATCACACTTGTCATCACCAAGATAACAATCTACTTCCTCTTGAGAGGTGATACCTTCCATGAGACTCTTTGATCTCAATGATGAGTTTGTAGAGAATCATCAGGTTGTTGTCCATACCCGACTCTGCAATGTCGCGTTGTTCGCGGATGCACTTGTTCACAGTCACTTTAAGTTCTTGTCCTTCTTTTGCATCAGGGAACTTAATAAAATTGATAGCCACACTTGCAAGACCAAGAAGGAGATCAATTCTACGACGACGGGAGGTAAAGTGTGCATCAGTTTTCAGGAACTTAACATTAGGAGCTTGCAGTTCCTCGTCAACACCGAACGATGCAACTGCGTCTTTGAGATGAGTAGAACTGGTGTAGGAAGTGTGTGCAGGCAATGATTACATTCTCGTTCACAAGACGACCGAAGTTGTATTCAATCGTGTTGGGCTTGTAGAAATCATTACCACCGAAACCTACCCAATCTCCTTGAATTATACCAGAAACCCGAGGAAGGTTGTCAAAACAAACATGAAGAATTGAAGTTACATTCGGAACATTTCCATGATTAACTTCAATGTCATAATGAGAATAATTGATCTTGATTTTTTTCTTGTTAAAAACACTCTTGGTTCCCACAAAAAACTTTCCAGTTTCGGGACAAGTTCCCCACACGATTGCTGGACTTCCATCATACTTTACGGAAAGTTGATTATCCTTGCAACGCAAAAACTTCAGGACATTCTTTGCTCCAACTTTACCATTGTCCAGAATCTCATCTTCTGGATGTTGGAGATGCAGATTTTTAGTTTGAGTGTTCTTCATGTAGCCATGATGTCACAAGACCCATAAAAAGTCAAGGGATGGTGGTCGGTTCGTAAAGTGTCCACCCTTTATGGTGTTTTGCGATTTTGTTTATCACATTTGTGAGTGATTTTCTATCTAAATTGTATTTTCTACAGAAACTCCCTGAGAGTTGTAGTTTCTTTTACAATTTCACCAATGGGAGAAAACGAATTGATAGGTCTTTTCGTATAATTTTCTCTTTGATTGCGTGATTTTTTCTTACTTCGTCCGTGTGATTTTTCCCGTAAAAATGATTATTATTTCCTCTCATTGATTTAGATTTATTTTCTTTCCATTCATCAGTTTGGACAAATCCTTTAGGTCTTCCAGTTATTTTTGATTTGGATTCTTCAGTATGTTGAAATAACCCCCTTTTACCTTTGTTCCAAGGTTGATTACAAGTTGGTTGTTCATAATCCTCATCATCAACAATAACCTCTGGGCTCATCAATGTGCAAAAATACATTGATCCCACTTACATTGAGTGTTTGCATAACTGACTTTATGTGTCGCAGTATTATTTATACTAAAAGAGAGCATTTCGCTCGACTCTGCTTAGTTGCGACACATAAGCATTAGTATTTAGTTAGCTAAAGTGTCACACAAACTCTGCAATGTAGTAACTCATTGTCACATTGTATTCTTGTGCCTTTCGTTCCCATTCTTGCCATTCTTCATCATCAGGCAAGACACTCAAGTAGAATCATTTGTTCTTCCGTCATCTTCGGTAACAACGTTAAAATAATTGACAGTCTGGTCAGATCCTTTACACTTATTTCAGATGGGTCAGTTACAATTTTATTCATTATTGATTGAACTTCTTCCATCCTTCTTTTATGAAGTTCTGACAATTCTTCGGGACTAAGAGTATTATAATGAGTCATTTTTATACGTCAGATCTAAATCCAGGTTCCACACCATTGATGTTGACAATGGAATAGAACTTTTGAATCAATACATCATAATCCCATCGCAATTCGTTATTACTTAAATCAAAATGTTCTTTGTAGTATTTTAGGGAGTTATAGATTAGTTCCCGTTCTTTGTAAGTCAAGTCCATCACGTCGTAAAACTATCAACAATACGAGAAGGTTCCTCATCCAACGAGAGCGAACTTGTGTGCATTTACAACTCGTTCCATGATGCGAGAGTCGTGAGTACTTTCATATCCATCACGCCAATCTAGAAGAAGATCATGACATTCGTTGTCATTTTCAGTGACGACAGTTACATTCCCACCATACTCGGAGGAAGGAAACGGAACCCAATAATCAACGAGATAAAGATACTTCATTTTCAGTGTTAAATTACTCCTTTAGTGTAAATGTTTTATTTAGATTTGTCAAGTGTCAGAGACAATACTTCTTGAGAACACGAAGAACCTCTCTAGGATTGTCTTGAATGGCAAAGCTCCTCTTCAATATCTTTCTTAAATCCCAGAGGTTCAACATAACCTTTACCCTCTTTGCACATTTGTGCTACATGAACTGCCTCATGTGCGAGAGTTCGGTTAATCTCTCCAACCCAATCAGTATAGTTTTTTCTGATAGTATTGTTGCACATTAACAGAACATTTTTTCTCAGTTTGTTATCGGGATCTTTCCACGTCATTGCATAACCATCGACTTTGTTTTTGTGGCAAACTTTATGATTATTGACGATAACTGCGACATCGACTGTCGAGTGCACGTTAAGAATCTCCCGATGAGTTGGTGTCAAGTATTCCATCACCAACCTCTATCACTCAGACCAAAAAGCTATTTTTCATACCCAACCAAGCTAACAAGGCCACCAATAATCATAACGAGAATGCCAACGGGGAGATAGAACAACCCCAGAAGAGCAATAACTGCACCAGGCAAAGACAGATCCCGCACCAATCATCGTACTGATGTCATCAGAATCACCACTATTGGTGGAATCCTGCTTATACGATTCCTCTGGTCGAGAGTATTTTTTCTTCTCAAAAATTGGTGACACAGAGATAAAACTAAACCCATCAATGTGTGCATACATTGATTCTACTTGCTCTCTAACTGCAAACGTGTTGATTGCATCAACAGTGGTGGATTGAATGCCCTGCAAGGAGAACTCCAATCAATTTTGTATTTCATGGATTGAAGTAAATGCGATGGTAAGAAACAAACAGATAATCTTCAGGGTCTTTCTCATCTACTACGATCTCATAGTAGATGGATTGTGCATCTTTTTTCCGACCTTCTTCTGCAAGATCGGAACACCTTGACTCATGATAATTCTCAAGGTTTTTAATAAGTTGTTTGTGGTTTTTACTCATCCAAATGCAGCAGTCAAGTGGGTTCATTTTAATAGGCATAGCAGTATAAGGTGTAGTGTTACGAATGTCAACTACACTTCCCACTGTCTTACTATTGATTGGGCATGAAATCCCTTGTCTTTGTATTGTAAAGCTGTCCCAGATGGTTCTGACTGGTTTTCCGAGGTTGTAATCATACCGTTTATGATGATGCAACCAGAATAACGCAGTAGTGTTGCGCCTTAAAATCCTTTTCTTGTTCGTAAGAATAACCATCAGGAGCTTCTTGTGGAATAATTCAATCGTCACTTCTCAATCTTCCAGTGTTCGTTACCTTTTTCGGAACCCAAAAACAGTACATTTTGTTCATGGAAACCAAAAAGAAATGGTCAACACCATCAATCACTTTCTCCTGTTCTACAGTACATGTGTGAAAGTTATCCATGATGTTAGCAAAGCGGTTCTTCAAGCTTACTAGACAGAGGAGATACGGAAACCCGTTTTGTTTTAGTAGTCATAGTCTTTACCAACATGGCTAACTTAATGCGTCAAGGAGCGGATTTGGGTGTAAGGTGTGCGGTTTGCGGATTCGGCCCACCCTTGGATTTTGGTTTCTTCGGGACCGCCCTGCCTCGTGGGTTTCGCACCCTGGAGAACCCTTTCGGCCACTAGGCGTTTTCGCCTTTTTTTGCGATTTTTCTGGCTCGACAGGTGTCTTAGTACCCTTCTTGCGAACCCGATGCGAGTTTTTTAATTGTTCAGCCGAATCTCTGCAGCTGACGGGTATCCACTAATTCAGCTGTTGACCCTCTGCGATAATCATGTATTGATTACCATAGGGTACAGCAGCAAACTGAAAGTCTGGTGTGGTGAATCCTGTGGGCGCCATTGTCTGGATCCAGAATACTTGTGTTGGGGAACATCATGCGACTAGATACCTCTTCTCGTACTCCAATAATTCTACAGGAACATCAATGATGTTGTTGTGAATGGGACGGCATACTTCCAGTGGACTCTCGCCTTCCTCTCGTTCATACAATTTGATACCCAAGTGATTGTACTTTTGATCTGTGGGTACAAGAATCTTGTATCCATCTTGATCGTTTGATGTCAGGAAAGAGAGTGATTCATTCTCCTTCTGAGTGACTGACAATCGTCCTACATGCGTACCAGAAAGTTGCCTTGAACTTCTCATAATCACTAAAATATGTATCCTGGTTGTCCATAATCATGCGACCAATGAACTGCGGAGACAGACAATGATCATGAGTTGTCTTACCCTTGTTCATCTTGTTGACATAGTGCGTTCTCACTGATTAGCCCACTTGGGGTTAGGATTACCGCAGTCAAATACCCCGAGATAAAAGTCACGAGTGACGTGCACGATCCCACTTGGATTAGTTCCCCAATCCTTGCGTTCAACTGAAGATTGCGGAAAGTTTTCTTGCAGTAGATAGTCCAGTCCTTCATCATTTCCTCACTACCGAGATTGCAGGTTGACCTTGTTGGAAGATCGTATCCACCACACCTGGATCTTCTGGTGAGTAGAGATCCCAACTTTGTTGAACACGGGAACAACAACCAGACCGAAAGATTTGGTGTAGTTGTTCACATCACCAGGGACAAGTTCACCACTACGGATGCGAGCTGCATCATCATGGTGCATCCGAATCACACGGCCAATGGTTTGGGAGATACCAATGTAGTCCATAGATCGCATGAAGATGACACCCTCAAGTCCAGAGACATTGATACCCTCAGAGAGGATAGAATGGTGCGCGACAACAAACTTCTTGTTGTCATCCTTACCCCATGCACTTAGGGTCTCAAAGAATACCTCACGATTCACCTTCTGACCATTGACAAATTGCACCCGTCTTTTGCGGTGATGTAGAGATACGAGAACCCACGATCTTGCAGTTGTTGAATGAAGTCGGTCTCAGACATCAGTGCAGTGATCTGTTTGGTGGCTTTCGCAGCAGATCGACACTTTTTGTCCTTACCACATTCATCCAGAGTCTCGAATCAGGTTAGTGCACGATCCCGATCCGCAGGTATCTTACCAGACTTCACCATCGGAAGTTGTTTCGCAAGAACTTTCGGAGGGAGGATGTAACCACCTTCCACAAGTTCAGGTGCAGGAACATTACAAATGACCTGACCATAAACTTCTACATCATTCAGTCCCAGACTTACCGACTGCGAGAGAATGTTTGGGAGTCGCAGTGAAGAAGTAACAACGATCAGCTTGCCTGACTGAAGTATTCAGTTGCAGGGAAGAAGTTGCGTTGAACGGAGTTGTGAGTTCGTCAAAGTAAATGGTGTTGACGGGGAGACGAGATTATTGCAGTCGTTCCAGAGAATGATAGGTGGTGAAGATCAGTTTGTGACCGCGAGTGTTCACCACCCAGTCCACAATCTCTTGAGGTTTGGTAGAACTGAAGTGATGAGTTTCACCAGAGATGAATGTGCATCACATTTGCGTTGGTGATAAACTCCAGGAACTCAGAACATAGTTGTTCCGCCAAGCAAGATGCGGGTGGCAACTATAACAATCGTTTGTTCAGCTTGCATTTGCATTCGCATCATTTTGTTGGAATTGCAATCATTGCGTCCTTGATCATCTTCATTGTCTTACCACCACCAGTGGGGACAATGATCTGGCCTTTCGGTGCAGTTGCATGAGATCTAACTGGCGCGTTGTTGAGTGTGGTCGGAGATTCATGCAGTTCGCGTTCAATACACTCAGAATACCCCCCTGACCCGTGGTCAGGGGCAAGGAGCTCGAGCGATCAGGAAATCTTATTGGTGGTATAAGTATAAGAATCGTTCATAGAATCCAGAACTCTCATTCATCAAGTTCAGGGACTCTTTGTGTGGTCGTTGTTTCCATCCATACCATTGTGTTCTTTTGCCTGTATTGTATGGAGGCTTCTGACCCATAGAGTAATACTGATCCGCAGTTACATCGTAGATAGTTTCACCACTTGTAACCACCAATGAGTATCATTCCGATAGTCAATTCCACTCATGGGAATCAACTTATCCGTGTCCATCAGGTAAAACAAGCCTGAGTTGAATGGTAACAATGACCAAACATGGGGTTTCTTACATTTTCTTCTCTGTACTTTTTAGTGAGAAGATCTGGAGAAGTTGTTGAGCAATGATGTTGCTGATCGCACGAATCATTGCAGGTTCATAAGAAAAGGGGAAAAATCCCAGAGTTCTTGTCTCTGAGATTTCTCCGTCTTTGTAAGAATGTCTTACGACTTCTTTCATCCGAGTGCAGGATAGTCTACAACTTCTCCCACAAGATGATCAGAACCAATCTTTTGGAAGATAACCTTTTGGGGTTCAAAAGTTTGGTCTTGAAGAAGTTGACTGCGGTTGCAAACTCAAGACATTCATCAACGAAATCGTTCATGATGTTTTCTGCAGCAACATGTGCATCATCAATACCTTCATGACTGCAGCTATGACTATTCCAGAGACAATAACCTTGAAATCTCCACCACTATTGACATAAGAACGCATCATAGATCGTGCAGTGCGAATGAAGCGTTGGTTGTCGCCATTCTCTGCATCAGTGGTGTTCAGGATGATCAGACTGAGGATCGTAGTCAGCAACGATCTGGTTAATCTCATGTTCCTTGAACCACTCAATACGACCTTCAGGCATATGTTTCTTTGCGAATAGCAGCAGTAATGTAATCTGCAACTTGTCGTTTAGTCAGACAATGTTCAATACTATTGAACCATTCAGTCATTTGGTCACGATTCCATCCGTGAGTTGATACGACGAATCAGAATGCCAACATAATCATCTCTGCTGGTTTGAATTTAGCAGATCCGTTATCACTGATAGCGGCATCTTCCAGAACTTCCAGGTCAGTTGTCTGAAGAGAGTTGCGGGTAGATTCATCATACTCATAGATGTCATACACCCACACAGGATAACCAAGTTCATCAAAGATGGCTGCACGACCATAACCACCGTAAAGGGAAAGGTGCCCATCCTCATTGATAAGTTTCGGAGGCATTTCACGGATGTCAATACCCTTCTCAAGCTGCCGAGAAGAGTCTCATCTCGTTTCCAGTACCAGCTTGACGAGCAAGGTTTTGTTTCCCCCGTTTGTTCTGTTTGGGTAGAAGTGGTCAATACTTTCGTTCAAGAAATCGCATACCATCAACTTGTTCTGGAGCAGGAATCTTGAAAATAATCTCATTCAGCTGGATCACTGCAAGTTTGAGGAACTTGCAGAAAATGATTTTTCTTAGACGTAATAAAAGGTGCTAAAAAGCAAAGCGTGTTTGGGTCAGCAATACGTAACTAGGATTGAAAAGCTACTTCGTTCAATTACGTATTGCTGACAAACACACTTTGCTTTTAGCACCTTTATTATGTTTTAAGAAAAATCATTTTCTGCAAGTTCCTCAAACTTGCAGTGATCCAATAGCTTGGAATGAGATTTATTTTCAAGATTCCTTGCTTCCAGAACAAGTTGATGGTATGCGATTTCTTGAACGAAAGTCTTGACCAACTTCTACCCCGAACAGAAGAACAAACGGGGGAAAACACAAAACCTTGCTGGTCAAGCTGGTACCTGGCAAACGAGATGAGACTCTTCTCGGGTCAGCTTTGAGAAGGGTATTGACATCCGTGAAATGCCTCCGAAACTTATCAATGAGGAATGGGCACCTTTCCCTTTACGGTGGTTATGGTCGCTGCAGCCATCTTTGATGAACTGGGTTGTCCTGTGTGGGTGTATGACATCTATGAGTATGATGTGAATCTACCCGCAAACTCTCTTCAGACAACTGACCTGGAAGTTCTGGCAAGATGCCAGCCCTCAGTGATAACGGATCTAGCCAAATCCAAACCAGGGCAGAGACGATTATGTCCTGGCATTCTGATTCGTCGTATCAGTCTCACGGATGGAATCGTGACCAAATGACTGAATGGTTCAATAGTATTGAACATTGTCTGACTAAACGACAAGTTGCAGATTACATTACTGACTGCTATTCGCAAAGCAACAGTTGAAGGTCGTATTGAGTGGTTCAAGGAACATGAGATTAACCAGATCGTTGCTGGCTACGATCCTGCGCCTGATCATCCTGAGCACCACTGATGCAGAGAATGGCGACAACCAACGCTTCATTCGCACTGCACGATCTATGATGCGTTCTTATGTCAATAGTGGTGGAGAGATCTCAAGGTTATTGTCTCTGGAATAGTCAGCTAGCTGCAGTCATGAAGGTATTGATGATGCACATGTTGCTGCAGAAACATCATGAACGATTTCGTTGATGAATGTCTTGAGTTTGCAACCGCAGTCAACTTCTTCAAGACCAAAGCTCTGTGAACCCCAAAAGGTTATCTTCCAAAAGATTGGTTCTGATCATCTTGTGGGAGAAGTTGTAGACTATCCTGCACTCGGATGAAAGAAGTCGTAAGACATTCTTACAAAGACGGAGAAATCTCAGAGACAAGAACTCTGGGATTTTTCCCCCTTCTTATGAACCCGCAATGATTCGTGCGATCAGTAACATCATTGCTCAACAACTTACTCCGGATCTTCTCACTAAAAAGTACAGAGAAGAAAATGTAAGAAACCCCATGTTTGGTCATTGTTACCATTCAACTCAGGCTTCGTTTTACCTGATGGACACGGATAAGTTGATTCCCATGAGTGGAATTGACTATCGGAATGATACTCACTGGTGCGTTACAAGATGGTGAAACTATCTACGATGTAACTGCGGATCAGTATTACTCTATGGGTCAGAAGCCTCCATACGATACAGGCAAAAGAACACAATGGTATGGATGGAAACAACGACCGCACCAAAGATCCCTGAACATTGATAATGAGAGTTCTGGATTCTATGAACGATTCTTATACTTATACCACCAATAAGATTTCCTGATCACTCAGCCCTTGCCCCTGATCACGGGTCAAGGGGTATTCTCAGCTGTATTGAAACGCAATTTCATGATTCTCCGACCACATCAACAACGCGCAGTTGATTTAATGCAACTGCACCGCAAAGGTCAGATCATTGTTCCCACTGGTGGTGGTAAAACAATGAAGATGATTAAGGACGCAATGTTGCAATTTCATTGTGGTTATTCAGGAACAAACGATTGTTATAGTTGCGCCCCGCATCTTGCTGGCTGAACAATTATGTTCTGAGTTCCTTGAGTTTATCACCAACGCAAGTGTGATGCACATTCACTCTGGTGAAACTCATCACTTCAGTTCTACCAAACCTCAAGAAATTGTGGACTGGGTTGTGAACACTCGCGGTCACAAACTGATCTTCACCACCTATCATTCTCTGGAGACGACTGGAGGAACTCGTCTCCCCGTCAACACCATTTACTTTGACGAAGCTGCACAACTCCGTTCAACGCAACTTCTTCCCTGCAACTGAATACTTCAGTCAGAGAAGCTGATCGTTGTTACTTCTTCACTGCGACTCCCAAACATTCTCTCGCAGTCGGTAAGTCTGGGATGAATGATGTAGAAGTTTATGGTCAGGTCATTTGTAATGTTCCTGCACCTGAACTTGTGGAAGGTGGTTACATCCTCCCTCCGAAAGTTCTTGCGAAACAACTTCCGATGGTGAAGTCTGGTAAGATACCTGCGGATCGTGATTGCACTAACCTGATTGAGACTCTGGATGAATGTGGTAAGGACAAAGTGTTGATCTGTGCGAAAGCCACCAAACAGATCACTGCACTGATGTCTGAGACTGATTTCATTCAACAACTGCAAGATCGTGGGTTCTCGTATCTCTACATCACCGCAAAGACTGGTGCAATTATCAATGGTCAGAAGGTGAATCGTGAGGTATTCTTTGAGACCCTAAGTGCATGGGGTAAGGATGACAACAAGAAGTTTGTTGTGCTACACCATTCCATCCTCTCTGAGGGTATCAATGTGAGTGGTTTGGAAGGTGTCATCTTTATGCGATCCATGGACTACATTGGTATCTCCCAAACCATCGGCTCGTGTGATTCGGATGCACCACGATGATGCAGCTCGCATCCGTAGTGGTGAACTGATCCCTGGTGATGTGAACAACTACACCAAATCTTTCGGTCTGGTTGTTGTTCCCGTGTTCAACAAAGTTGGGATCTCTACTCACCAGAAGATCCAGGTGTGGTGGATACGATCTTCCAACAAGGTCAACCTGCAATCTCGGTAGTGAGGAAATGATGAAGGACTGGACTATCTACTGCAAGAAAACTTTCCGCAATCTTCAGTTCAACGCAGAGGATTGGGGAACTAATCCAGAGTGGGATCGTGCCATCACTCGTGACTTTTATCTCGGGGTATTTGACTGCGGTAATCCTAACCCAAAGCGGGCTGAATCAGTGAGAACGCCTATGTCAACAAGATGAACAAGGGTAAGACAACTCATGATCATTGTCTGTCTCCGCAGTTCATTGGTCGCATGATTATGGACAACCAGGATACATATTTTAGTGATTATGAGAAGTTCAAATGGAACTTTCTGGTACGCATGTAGGACGATTGTAGTCACTCAGAAGGAGAATGAATCACTCTCTTTCCTGACATCAAACGATCAAGATGGATACAAGATTCTTGTACCCACAGATCAAAAGTACAATCACTTGGGTATCAAATTGTATGAACGAGAGGAAATGCAGAGTCCACTGGAAGTATGCCGTCCCATTCACAACAACATCATTGATGTTCCTGTAGAATTATTGGAGTACGAGAAGAGGTATCTAGTCGCATGATGTTCCCCAACACAAGTATTCTGGATCCAGACAATGGCCCCACAGGATTCACCACACCAGACTTTCAGTTTGCTGCTGTACCCTATGGTAATCAATACATGATTATCGCAGAGGGTCAACACTTGAACTAGTGGATACCCGTCAGCTTGCAGAGATTCGAGCTGAACAATTAAAAAACTCGCATCGGGTTCGCAAGAAGGGTACTAAGACACCTGCGCAGCCAGAAATCGCAGAAAAAGGCGAAAACGCCTAGTGGCCAAAAGGGTTCTCCAGGGTGCGAAACCCACGAGCAGAGGGCAGCCCAAGAAACCAAAATCCAAGGGTGTGGCCAATCCGCAAACCGCACACCTTACACCCAAATCCGCTCCTTGACGCATTAAGTCAGCCATGTTGGTAAAGACTATGACTACTAAAACAAAACGGGTTTCCGTATCTCCTCTGTCTAGTAAAGTCGAAGAACCGCATTTGCCAACATCATGGATAACTTTCACACATGTACTGTAGAACAGGAGAAAGTGATTGATGGTGTTGACCATTTCTTTTTGGTTTCCATGAACAAAATGTACTGTTTTTGGGTTCCGAAAAAGGTAACGAACACTGGAAGATTGAGAAGTGACGATTGAATTATTCCACAAAGCTCCTGATGGTTATTCTTACGAACAAGAAAAGGATTTTAAGCGCAACACTACTGCTATCTGGTTGCATCATCATAAACGGTATGATTACAACCTCGGAAAACCAGTCAGAACCATCTGGGACTTTTACAATACAAAGAGCAAGGAATTTCATGCCCCAATCAATAGTAAGACAGTGGGAAGTGTAGTTGACATTCGTAACACTACACCTTATACTGCTATGCCTATTAAAATGAACCCACTTGAGCTGCATTTGGATGAGTAAAAACCACAAACAACTTATTAAAAACCTTGAGAATTATCATGAGTCAAGGTGTTCCGATCTTGCAGAAGAAGGTCGGAAAAAAGATGCACAATCCATCTACTATGAGATCGTAGTAGATGAGAAAGACCCTGAAGATTATCTGTTTGTTTCTTACCATCGCATTTACTTCAATCCATGAAATACAAAATTGATTGGAGTTCTCCTCGCCAGGGTATTCAATCCACCACTGTTGATGCAATCAACACGTTTGCAGTTAGAGAGCAAGTAGAATCAATGTATGCACACATTGATGGGTTTAGTTTTATCTCTGTGTCACCAATTTTTGAGAAGAAAAAATACTCTCGACCAGAGGAATCGTATAAGCTAGGATTCCACCAATAGTGGTGATTCTGATGACATCAGTACGATGATTGGTGCGGGAGTTATCTTTGCTGGTGCAGTTATTGCTCTTCTGGGGTTGTTCTATCTCCCCGTTGGGATTCTCGTTATGATTATTGGTGGCTTGTTGCTTGGTTGGGTATGAAAATAGCTTTTTGGTTGAGTGATAGAGGTTGGTGATGGAATACTTGACACCAACTCATCGGGAGATTCTTAACGTGCTTCGACAAGCTCGATGTCGCAGTTATCGTCAATAATCATAAAGTTTGCCACAAAAACAAAGTCGATGGTTATGCAATGACGTGGAAAGATCCCGATAACAAACTGAGAAAAAATGTTCTGTTAATGTGCAACAATACTATCAGAAAAAACTATACTGATTGGGTTGGAGAGATTAACCGAACTCTCGCACATGAGGCAGTTCATGTAGCACAAATGTGCAAAGAGGGTAAAGGTTATGTTGAACCTCTGGGATTTAAGAAAGATATTGAAGAGGAGCTTTTGCCATTCAAGACAATCCTAGAGAGGTTCTTCGTGTTCTCAAGAAGTATTGTCTTGACGCTTGACAAATCTAAATAAAACATTTACACTAAAGGAGTAATTTAACACTGAAAATGAAGTATCTTTATCTCGTTGATTATTGGGTTCCGTTTCCTTCCTCCGAGTATGGTGGGAATGTAACTGTCGTCGCTGAAAATGACAACGAATGTCATGATCTTCTTCTAGATTGCGCGTGATGGATATGAAAGTACTCACGACTCTCGCATCATGGAACGAGTTGTAAATGCACACAAGTTTGCTCTCGTGGATGAGGAACCTTCTCGTATTGTTGATAGTTTTACGACGTGATGGACTTGACTTACAAAGAACGGGAACTAATCTATAACTCCCTAAAATACTACAAAGAACATTTTGATTTAAGTAATAACGAATTGCGATGGGATTATGATGTATTGATTCAAAAGTTCTATTCCGTTGTCAACATCAATGGTGTGGAACCTGGATTTAGATCTGACGTATAAAAATGACTCATTATAATACTCTTAGTCCCGAAGAATTGTCAGAACTTCATAAAAGAAGGATGGAAGAAGTTCAATCAATAATGAATAAAATTGTAACTGACCCATCTGAAATAAGTGTAAAGGATCTGACCAAGCTGTCAATTATTTTAACGTTGTTACCGAAGATGACGGAAGAACAAATGATTCTACTTGAGTGTCTTGCTGATGATGAAGAACTGGAAGAATGGGAACGAAAGCGCAAGAATACAATGTGACAATGAGTTACTACATTGCAGAGTTTGTGTGACACTTTGCTAACTAAATACTAATGCTTATGTGTCGCAACTAAGCAGAGTGAGGAAGCGAAATGCTCCTCTTTTAGTATAAATAATACTGCGACACATAAAGTCAGTTATGCAAACACTCAATGTAAGTGGGATCAATGTATTTTTGCACATTGATGAGTCCCAGAGGTTATTGTTGATGATGAGGATTATGAACAACCAACTTGTAATCAACCTTGGAACAAAGGTAAAAGGGGGTTATTTCAACATACTGAAGAATCCAAATCAAAAATAACTGGAAGACCTAAAGGATTTGTCCAAACTGATGAATGGAAAGAAAATAAATCTAAATCAATGAGAGGAAATAATAATCATTTTTACGGGAAAAATCACACGGACGAAGTAAGAGAAAAAATCACGCAATCAAAGAGAAAATTATACGAAAAGACCTATCAATTCGTTTTCTCCCATTGGTGAAATTGTAAAAGAAACTACAACTCTCAGGGAGTTTTGTGAGAAATACAATTTAGATAGAAAATCACTCACAAATGTGATAAACAAAATCGCAAAACACCATAAAGGGTGGACACTTTACGAACCGACCACCATCCCTTGACTTTTTATGGGTCTTGTGACATCACGGCTACATGAAGAACACTCAAACTAAAAATCTGCATCTCCAACATCCAGAAGATGAGATTCTGGACAATGGTAAAGTTGGTAGCAAAGAATGTCCTGAAGTTTTTGCGTTGCAAGGATAATCAACTTTCCGTAAAGTATGATGGAAGTCCAGCAATCGTGTGGGGAACTTGTCCCGAAACTGGAAAGTTTTTTGTGGGAACCAAGAGTGTTTTTAACAAGAAAAAAATCAAGATCAATTATTCTCATTATGACATTGAAGTTAATCATGGAAATGTTCCGAATGTGACTTCAATTCTTCATGTTTGTTTTGACAACCTTCCTCGGGTTTCTGGTATAATTCAAGGAGATTGGGTAGGTTTCGGTGGTAATGATTTCTACAAGCCCAACACGATTGAATACAACTTCGGTCGTCTTGTGAACGAGAATGTAATCATTGCCTGCACACACTTCCTACACCAGTTCTACTCATCTCAAAAAGACGCAGTTGCATCGTTCGGTGTTGACGAGGAACTGCAGAGCTCCTAATGTTAAGTTCCTGAAAACTGATGCACACTTTACCTCCCGTCGTCGTAGAATTGATCTCCTTCTTGGTCTTGCAAGTGCTGGCTGTCAATTTTATTAAGTTCCCTGATGCAAAAGAAGGACAAGAACTTAAAGCAACTGGTGAACAAGTGCATCCGCGAACAACGCGACATTGCAGAGTCGGGTATGGACAACAACCTGATGATTCTCTACAAACTCATCATTGAGATCGAAGAGCTTCTCATGGAAGGTATCACCTCTCAAGAGGAAGTAGATTGTTATCTTGGTGATGACAAGTGTGATCATGAGGGTTATGTGATGACCAATCAGTTTGGTACTTTCAAGTTGATCAATCGTCGTCAATTCTCCTATGCAAACTTTACAATGAAGAAAGGATGGTGAACCCTGTGCCAGTTTCGGACCAGGCCTAGTGAGCTCGCCAGGGGTCGCCTGGCAATGTATTCCAGCCATGTTGAGAGAACCCCATGACTCACATCATCTCAGAACGCACCACGATGTCACAAGGTATGCCAATCACGGTCACTACGGTGAACGGAATGGATCGTGTCCAGATCAACAATAAACTGCATGAGATTGGTGACCAGTTGCTGAGTTGAAGATGCAACAGCCGCACTCGTTGAGATGCGAAACCAGATTGATCGTCAGAACGAAATGAGTGAGATGGGTGATCTGTTTGATGACATCTTCGGAGGCTGAATACATGACTCGTACTCTCGCTGAACTTCGTCAGCTGTTGAACAAATGATTCAACGGCGAGGTGAAAATGCACCTGTTGCTGCATGGATCTACACCAAAGATGATGTGATGGATTATCCTGATGGTGAGGCTAATGTAACTGAGGAAGTTGCAAACAAGGTGATTGAAGTCTACTGATTATGATCACATCTACACTGAGATCTTTGATTGTATTGATGAGGAACTTCGCCAAATGAATGTTATTCAATGACTTACTCCAATCTTTTGCAAGTGTAACCTCTATGTTGTTTCCAAACTCCTTTCAGCAATACGTAACTGGCGGGGTGGTGCGACCTTTGGGCATCTAAGCGTTCAC